CTCACCAACGAACGGGACCGCGTCGTCGGACGGAAACTGTGAATGACCTTCGCGGCGCGGTCCGCGCCTCGCTTGTCCGCACAATCGACCTGACCATGAACGATTGCTACGAGGCCGCCGCGAAAATCTGCGAGGTTCTTGGTGATAAAGAATTCGCTAAGTTGGTAAAGAGCAACATGGGGATCGCGGCGATTGCCAAGGGTCACTACACGAAATGTGCCGAGGCCATTCGCGCGTTCAAGATGCCCGTGGAGAACGCGAAATGACCGGCTGGAACCTGCCCCCAGGCTGCACCAACGCCGACATCGAGCGCGCCATGGGCGGCGATGAGGAGTGCTACCACGAGGATCACGAGATCGACCTTGAGGGCCGATTTAGCTGCAACTCCTGTTTCGAAGCGCATTGGGCAACGGAGGCCGAGATCGGGGCTTACCGTTATGACAATCCAGACTACGACAAAATGTGCCGGCGCCATGAGCGCCGCGAACGCCGCCGCGAACTCTGGCGCCGCTTTGTGCGCAAGCCGCTGGCGGCGTTGCTGAGACCGTTTTGGCCGCGCGTAGCCAGGGAGGTGCACGATGACGACGAGATTCCGTTCTGATCGACGCCGCCACCTCGGCGACATGGCCTACACGGTCGTCGCCATCGCGGTCATCCTCGGGATTGCGATGGGGGTTTCAGGAATCGCGCCGCATGTCGCGGCGCTGTTTGCAGGAGGGGAAGCCCATGGACGACATTGATGCAAAGTGGCGTGCCGCGCTTGCTGAACCGGATCGCCGGAAGTGGCCGTCCGTCGACATGAACCACCCCGAGGCGGGGTACTACCGAGTCAAGAGAAATGGCCATTGGCAGCCCAGGCGCTACCTTTATGAGGACGGCGAACTCTATTGCTGTGCCGGCGAGCGCGTCCAACCGGGCAAACCTCTTCACGAGGTATGGCTCTCGCTCGAAGATGCCATCGAAAGCTTCTCCTGGGCGTGGAGCAATCCAATCAGCAAAGAGGCCTATGAGGCTGTCATGGTCGGCGGCCCGTGGCCGGACATCGACCCCGTGGTCGCCGAGCAGATGGCGGGGATAGGCCACAATCAGGCGTCCGACGATCCGCTGAAGCAATTCGAGATCGACATCGAGAACGCCGCCGGGGCGGTCGAGACCTACAAGGAAGTCAACGAAGATACCAATGCGGCGGCCCGTTCAGCGCAGGCGCGGCTGCAAGAACTCGCTCGGGCGGCTGACAACAAGCGCTCCGAGCTCAAGGCGCCATCGCTCGCCACCTGTCAGAAGATTGATAAAGATTGGGGTGGCTTAGTAAAGAAAGCGAGGGAAGCGGCTGTCGCGCTCGGCAGGGCAATGGGGGTGTGGGAAAGCAAAAAGGCTCGGGCCTTGGAGGCAGCGAGGCGCGTGGAGGAGGAGACGAGGCGGGCGGAGGAAAGGGCGGCCCAGGCTGAAGCCGACCGCGCGATCGCCGCGGGAATACCGCCGTCCGTCATGGAAGCTCCGAAGCCCGCACCCGCACCCGCACCGACCACTCCCGCGCCAGCAACCCGGATCAAGGGCGGCTACGGCCGTGCCGGGCATGTGTACGTCGAGAAGGTCATTAAAGAGGTCACTGACTATGGCGCCCTGGCGACGGCCTACATCAATCACAACGAGGTGCAAGCGCTGATTAAGCGCCTCGCCGCAGTCGACGTGAAGAACGGCCACACCCCTCCGGGCGTGGTTATCGAGGAAGAAAGGAAAGTTCGATGACATCATGGGGAATCCACAACGAAGGCGAGCATACTAACGGCAATGGCACGGCGGTTGTTGTAGCCGAGCCAACGGCCGTCGCACTGGTGACGCCTTACACCAAGCTCCTGGAAAAGGCGGCGGAGAGCGGCAATCTCTCAATCTTCGAGAAAGGCATGGAGTTGGAGGAGCGCTGGCACCAAACCCAGGCTCGACGCGACTTCGATGCGGCGATGGCGGCGGCGAAAGCTGAAATGCCTACGATTTCCAAGAACCAACTGGTTGATTTCGAGGCGAAAAGCGTGGGCGGCAGGAACACAAATTATCGGTATGAGGATTTTGCGGACGTTGTTGAAACGATACAGCCGGTTCTCTCCAAGCACGGGCTCTATCTACGGCACACCGGCAACAACAACGTCGAAACTGGCATGGTTCACGTGACCTGCATTCTTGGGCACCGGCACGGTTTTCGTGAATTGACGCCGCTTTCGGCCAAGATCGACCCCAGCGGCAACAAGAACCACGTCCAGGCGATCGGTTCGACCATCACCTATTTGCAGCGCTATTCCGCAAAGCTGGCTCTTGGTCTTGCAGCGGCAGTCGATGACGATGGGCAAGGGGGCGGCGACGCGCGACGCGGCGGCGGCAACGGCGGCAAAGAGGAGCGCAGACCGCCCTCCAAACGGACTATCGAGGCAACGGTCGAAGAGATCGCGCCCTATGTGCCGCGGGCGAGCTTGGGGCCGCCCTACGCGCTTCCCACCAAACTAGATGGCAAAGGGCGCGATCCGATCGAGTGGGGTGAGGATTTCAAAGCTACACTCCGTCAAGCGAAGAGCGCGAGCGAGATCGGGGTCTGGCTGCAACTCAATCAAAAGGCCATGGGCCAGCTATCCATTGCCTACCCTGATGTTCGCGCGTCGATCGACGAATGCGTCAATGGCCTCATTTCGGGCGGCGAATCAAAAAAGGCAGAGGCGACCGCGCCCGACGATACCGACTCGGACCAGTGGCGCAAGGACATGATCGGTGCCCTGTCTGGCTGCGAAACTATCGAGCAGGCCAATACCGTCCATATCGCAATCGACGGCGCCCCAAATGGCATCCTCAAGGAGCACCTTGATGCGGTCGAAGCGGCGTTTAAGCAAACGGTCGATCGGGTGCTCGGCGTCGGAAAATGAGGCCAATCACCTACCTTTGCACGCCTGGAGCGCTCATGCCGGTCCCGCGGTTCGCTGAGCGGTATGAGCGCGAGTTCCAGACAGGCAAATACTACACGCTGGAGCTTGTGACAGAGCGCTCGCGGGAAAGTCACAATCTCTATTTTGCCTGTGTGCATGTTGCCTTGGCCAACCTCCAGGCGCCCCTGGCTGATCGGTTTGCCGACGACGACGAGTTTCGCAAGTGGTGCCTTATCAAGCGCGGCTTCCGCCACCAGCGCATCACCGTGTTCAGTTCGAATGCTGATGCCGTGCTGGGGGCCTCCGTCGCCCAAAATCTCCGCGATTTTTCGGTCACGGTGGTCGAGGACAACGTGCTGACTGTTCTTACGGCCAAGACGCAGAAATTCCGGCGCAACGACCCAGAAGGCATGGACAAGAAGGACTTCGAGGCCAGCAAAGAGGCTGTAATCGAAGAGTGTGCCGTCCTGATCGGGCTGTCAGTCGAGCAACTCGTCGCAGAAGCTAAGAAGCAGATGGTCCGGGAAAGGGGCAAATAGGGGTGTGGAAAAGCGCACAATTCGGTGGCTATCTGGACTGCCCTTCTTGTGAGGGCCGCGGTTTTGCGTTTGTTTATAACAATACACTGACCGACCGCCTGAAAGTAAAGTGCATTGCTTGCGATGGGGGGGGCAAGATCGGGGGGGACGCCTTCCCCGCCTCGGTGCTCGACGCTACGCGGTGGCTAATGAAGTATGCGCCAGAACGATTGCCAGCTTGGTTGGAGCGCCATGAGCCCGGATTGAAAGAGGCGGCTGAGCGCAAATGATCCTCAAGTCACCCCCGAAAGGATGGAAGCGGCCGGTCATCCCGGTCGCCGTCAAGTTACAAGCCATGCTGCGGCGCTATCCGAATCCTCCAATCACCGTGATCTGTCAGGGGAGCGATAGCGCCAAGATGGTGGCAATGTTCCTCGTGTACGGGAAGCATCACTTCCATCACTCGCCCGGTCTTTGGCAGCGTGAATTCGATACCGACGCAAACGACACCGATCCGAAGGCAAACAGCGCAGAGCACATCCTCGCGGTGACCGGGTTGGAGCACGACGCAATCGAGAACGGCCCCGGCGGCGAGCGGCGGATCACCTCTGCGGGCTCGGCTTCGAACCAGCGCGCCAAGAACAGGCGGCTCAATAAGCCAAAAAAAAGCCGCGGCCCCAAGTTGCGGAGCCGCGGCTTTGATAAGACCAGATCCCGCCGTTTCGACGGAACAGTAACCAGGAGGAAAAGGTGACGAGAGAGCAGGCTGAACGGGCTTTAAGCGTTGTCGCCCTCGTGCTCCACAGGGCTGACGTTCACCCGCAGACGGAGTTTCTGAGTGTGGGCGAGGCGAGGGTCACAGAAGAGGACCGCCGCAAAATCGCCAGGGGGATCGAGAGAAAATTCGGGAATGGTTTCACGTTTCCGCTGTTCGTCGAGGATAAGTGGATAACGGTTTCCGACGTGCTGATGTCGACCTGGGTGGTTCTTGAGCGTCAGGAAATGGCCGCATGAGCGAGAAGTTGACCAACCGCCAATACGATCAGCTATACGCCAAGAGCCGCCGAATCTTAAAAGTGGTCTATCGCGCGCTCCCTGATGACAACAAGTTGGCGTGGGTAATCGCGGTGGAGGCTTGTGCTGTTGTCTCTCAATTATGCGGCTACTCGCGGACTCAATCGGTACAAGCCCTCAAGAGCACATGGCGGCATCTTGAAGAGTGCAATTTGCACGTCGAGCAGGCAGCCAGCGCGAGAAAACGCAAATGAGCGACTACCTGATCTGGTCAAACGAGCATCGCGCATGGTGGCGGCCGGGCTCGATGGGCTACACGCACGACATTGCGAGTGCTGGCCGCTACTCGCGCGAAGAGGCCATCAGATACTGTAGTGGCTCATTCCCCTTCCGAGAGGTGGATGCGCCGCCGCCGGAGCTTCCGATTCTCGAAGACGATCTTTTGGAGATCGCCAAACATGGCTGACCGCAGCAAAATCGAGTGGACCCAGGCGAGTTGGAACGCCCTCGCGGGGTGCACGATCGTCTCCCCAGGCTGCACCCACTGCTACGCCATGAGGATGGCGGCGCGCTTGGAGGCCATGGGGACGCGGCACTACTATGGAACGACGCGCAAGGTGAAGAAACGTGCCGTCTGGACCGGACTAGTCAACGTCGCTCCCGACGATACGCTGCTCAAGCCGCTGCGCTGGAAGCGCCCGCGCATGATCTTCGTCAATTCCATGTCGGACCTGTTCCACGAGGCCGTGCCGTGGAGGGTAATCGACCGAGTGTTCCAGGTCATGGAGCTCGCCGAGAAGCACACCTTTCAGGTACTTACCAAGCGGGCGCAGGTGATGAGGGAATACCTGCGAAACAGCAGGCGGGCGCAGTCAGCGCGGGTCTGGCCTCTTCCGAATGTGTGGATCGGCGTTTCGGCCGAACGCCAAAAGGAGGCGGACGAACGCATTCCCGATTTGCTCGCGACGCCGGCCGCCGTGCGGTTCTTGTCGGCCGAACCGCTGCTGGGGCCGCTGGACATCATCAGGTACATGCCCGACCCCACGGAAAACTGTCCGCAAACACGGCTCGATTGGGTGATCGTCGGCGGCGAGAGCGGCCCACGAGCTCGGCCGATGCACCCGCAGTGGGCGCGGGACATCCGCGATCAATGCCAAACCGCCGGTGTCGCCTACTTCTTCAAGCAATGGGGCGAGTGGACGCCGACAAACATGATCTCCGGCGAATACGAGCGCGTCGGCAAGAAGGCCGCCGGCCGGCGCCTCGACGGCCGCACTTGGGACGAAATGCCCGCACGGGCGAGTACAGCGTAAACGCCAACCAGCAACCGAAGGAAGAGAACCCATGCAGCAAGCAGCAGCGAAGAAGCAGGAAGAAATGTTCGAGGACGACTTGGACGACCAGACCTGGGCGAAGATCAGCACGCTCAAGGGCGACGTTCGAGACGCGATCCTCGACTGGTACAAGCGCAAGGAGAAAGCGTGGGGGGGCCAGAGCGGCTTTGACCAGAAAGCCACAATCTACGAGATCGAGGCCTTTGCCGACCGCATCATCAGAAAGGTTGCTCTCCTCGTGGCAACGCGCGGCTTTGACAGCGTGCCCATTACGGTTAGCAAATTCACGACTGATGTCGAGAAGGGCATTCAGGCAACCTTCATGATGGCGCGCACGGACGAGAACCTGATCTCCATGAACGAGTGCTTGGGCGCATCCGTCCAGTTGGTCCCGCTGCCGCTCTCCGAGTTTATGGGCGAGCGCGCACCGGCGAAGCCGGATGTGATCCCCGGCGATCTGCGATTGCCCGATCCCGAAGCGGTGGTGGCGGACGCCAGGACGACGCCCGCGACCCCGCCCCACGATCCCGAGACCGGGGAGATCAAGGAAGAGCAGCCGACTGCGACTGCGTCGTGAATTGGCACCGGCGGCAGGTTTCGAACCCGCGCTGACGCGGTTTTGGAGGCCGCCACTCTACCACTGAGCTACGCCGGTAAATGGTACTGCCTGATGGGGTCGAACCATCGTTTTCGCATCCACAGTGCGACGCTCTACCGTTGAGCTAAGGCAGCAAAAATGGAAACCGCACCTGTTGATCTCTTTACCGACGTCAATCCAGAGGAGGCGAAGAAATATCGCCGTTTTCGCGCGCGCCTTGAGGCGTCACGGAAGGCTGTCAATGCCGTGGCCGAGTACCTCAAGGGCAGAGGACACGAAGTCGAAGTGCCTGAAATCAAGATCACGCCCAATGTATTCGAGGCCGCCAATTTCTTCGACGTTGGCGACATACTTATCCGCACCGAAGGCCGCTGGCGACGCATCGAGGTCAAGGGTGCCAATAAGCTGTTCAAGTGTCGGGAAGAGTGGCCTCACAAAAACATGTTTGTGGCTTCGGTGGCCTCTGTAGACCGAGCAAAGGACGTTTGGGCCTATTTTACGACCAGCAGCGATCTCGCCTACGCCGGGATCATCATGGATACCACCCGCCCTCATTGGTATCGAATGACCGCCCTGGCGCCGAACACGGGCCGCTTTGAGTACAACTACGCCTGTCCAATCGGGTTTGTCCGCTTCATCCGACTGAAATGAGTAGCCGCATGTCGTTCGAAAACATGGTGTTTGTTCTGGTGGTGGGCTTTATCATTGCTGCATTCGCTGCGGCGTATTCATCGCGAAAAAGGCCGAAATGAAGCGGGCGTGGAGAGATTCGAACTCTCAACCTTCGGAACCAAAGTCCGACGCGCTGACCAGTTGCGCCACACGCCTTAATGGTACTCCCGAGGGGAGTCGAACCCCTGATTTTCGGAGTGAAAATCCGATGTCCTTGGCCGCTAGACGACGGGAGCAGAAATCCAATGCCGATTAGGATTCAAAGGCGAAGATCTCGGGGCTGGAAGATGCCGGAAGGTGCGGTCTATGTCGGGCGGCCGACCAGATGGGGCAATCCGTACTTTCCAGGATCGGGCATGTCGCGCGGCTTTTTCGACAAGGATATGGTTCCGACCGAATACGACGTGCGGGACCCTCGCGTGCAGGTCCAATGGTATCGAGAGCACATGGCGGACCTTCTGCCAGTGGCGGGGGAAGAATTGCTCTGGCCGCTGCGCGGCAAGAACCTCTGTTGCTGGTGCCGGCTAGACCAGCCGTGCCACGCCGACGTGCTACTGGAGCTTGCGAACAAATGACGCTCCGCCTCAAACCCGACGCCGCTCGGCGCCTCGTGTGGAGCCATCCTGATTCGAGCATCGCGCCGTTCTGCTCGCTATGTCAGGCGCATATTCCCGAGAACACCATTCCGTTGAGGATGTGGAGGAATAATGGAGCGTGCGTCCAGTTCTGCGACGGTTGCGTGGAAAGCTGGTTTGAGGTGAAGGAGTAAAATGGAGCGGACCGAGGGAATCGAACCCTCGTCTTCTGGTTGGAAGCCAGAAGCTCTACCATTGAGCTAGGCCCGCAGGAAAGGGTGACAGCTATGACGACGAAACGTGAAGCAGAGATCATCGAGCAGATCGTGGGCTCAATGACGGAGCGAGAGTATTGGGGCCTCGTAGGCTGGTTGTCGAATGGATGTGAAGAAGGCGCGCTGTGGGAGTGTGTGCGACGTCGGAAGATGGCGGAGCCTGTCCGATTCGAACGGACGGCACCCGAAGGTGCGGCGGTTTAGCGGACCGCTGGGTTAATCCACTCCCCCAAGGCTCCAAGATGAAAGATCACGGGAAACTACTTTATGAACATGGTATCGCCGTTCTGCATCGACCCTGTGATGGAGGGTGGGTGATCGTGCGAGCGGATGGCTCGACCATGCTGAGCGGCGAGCCCGCATGGACCTTTGAACAAGCCTGGGCGGCGGTAGAAGACCTCACTGACAAAAAATGGAACCAGGAAATTGTGCGCGAAGCGCGGCCCCTCGATTGATTTGGAGATCCCGGCCGGATTCAAACCGGCGACCTGCCCGCTAGGATCGGGCCGCTCTATTCGCTGAGCTACGGGACCATCAAGGAAACCAAGCCAATGGTAGCTGATATTGTGAAGCGGGCGCGAAGTTACGAGGTTGGCAACCTCGCGCTACAAGCAACGTGGGTAAAAGAAATGCACGAACTCGCCGACGAGGTCGAGCGGCTTCGAGGTCTTGCTGTAGATCTTGTGAAACAGAATGGAGCATTGGCGCGCGAGGTCGAGCGGCTGCAGGCTGCGCTCGAAGATACAACCTACCCTCTTGGCGAAATTAACGATCTGCGTGCTGAGATCGAGCGGCTCAAGGGGACCGTGGAGGAACCCAAATGATGGAGAAGACTGGACTATGGTTCTGGGAAGACTACGAAGAGGTTGAGTTTGTTCTCGTGCTTGAGCCCCAGAGCCTCATAAACATCCGATCGCGTATCGCGAAAGATAAGGCGAACGAGCGGTTTCAGAAAAGGTTCGAGCAGTCGTGAAGTGGAGCCCCCGGCGCGATTCGAACGCGCGACATCCGATTTAGAAGATCAGCGCTCTTTCCACTGAGCTACGGAGGCGAAGATGCAAACGAGATCGTATAAATCCGCTCTCGCGATCATTTCCCGGCCTGAATTGTTCGATGCTAAGCGGGTATTAGACGCCGCTGCTTTAATTTTCGCTGCCGATCGCTTTCCGAATGATCGGCTGAAAGCCTATGACCTTGCTCAACGCGTCCTTTCCGGTGAACAAAAGACAGCCAGGGCCGTCGCTAGGATAAGAACGCTCGGGACAGTGTAGTCGTGGAGGCGAGGGCCGGAATTGAACCGGCGTGGGGGCTTTTGCAGAGCCCTGCCTAGCCACTCGACCACCTCGCCAGGAGGAGAAGATCGTGGGAATGTTGATACACAGCAATCGGCACGGGCTTGATCAATCGCAACGTGATCGTGTCCTGTTGCGCTTGCAATGCGATGGCGAACACGGATTGTTTGGGCCGCCTGTTCAGGAATTCGAGCATCCAGATGGTTTTATCGGAGAACACCGCGCAGCGATGGAAGCCGGATGGCTTGAGCGTGACGGTGGCTCAAGAGGCAGACTGTGGCTTTGCCCCGACTGCTCGGGGAAGTGATGGCTGGGGCTCTCGGGCTTGAACCGAGGACCTGCGGAGTCAGAGTCCGCCACTCTACCAACTGAGCTAAGCCCCACAAAAATATAACTGGAAATATAACTGGTCAGGATGGCGGGCCTCGATCCCGCGACCTTCGGCTCCCCGAGCCGACGCTCTACCAAGCTGAGCTACATCCTGGTCAGGGCGGTGGGATTTGAACCCACGAATCTCCGGGTTCCAGGCCCGGCGGGGACGGCCAAACTCCCCCACGCCCTGTTAGGGTTGGAGCTCCCGGAGCGATTCGAACGCCCGACCACCGGATTCGTAATCCGGGACTCTATCCGCTGAGTTACGGGAGCAAGCCGTCGTGACCAAAAAGCAGAAATGGTCGTATCTCTGGCGCCATCTTTATGGTCGCCTCATGATTTCAGAGGCCGCCGCCAAGCATGCCGCGGCCCTCGCGATTGAGTGGCTGGAAAAGCACGAGAAGCCCAAGGTTGGCACCCCCGATGAGATTTGAACTCATGTCGCCGACGTGAGAGGCCGGTATCCTGACCGCTAGACGACGGGGGCTTACTCGAATCTTCGCGCCTTCCTTGCTAGTTCGAGGGCGCGCAACAGAGAAATGAGAAGCCGCCATTGCCTTTCAACCCGCCGCACGCGGCGCCGTCTTTTCGGCTTTTTCAGCGGCTGCGAGGCGGGTTCTTTTGGCCGGTCGAGGATCATCGCGGGGGCTTGGCTCCCAGGGCAGGGGTCGAACCTGCAACCGCTCGGTTAACGGCCGAGTGCTCTGCCGGTTGAGCTACCTGGGAATGGTGGACCCTGTCAGGCTCGAACTGACGACCCCCTGCTTGCAAAACAGGCGCTCTCCCAAACTGAGCTAAGGGCCCATTATTACATTATGTGTCAAAGTGTGAAAATGGTGCCCACGGATGGGATTGAACCACCGACGCCCGCGCCTTCAACGCGGCGCTCTACCGCTGAGCTACATGGGCAACGCGAGCCGCCCTTGACGCGGAGGCCCGCCAAGAATTTCGAAGTCCGCGGCATGCCGCAGGCCTCGCTGCTGGTTGTTTCGCGGCTCATCCACTCGGAACCGCGGAATTGGCGTGCGGCAAGTCTCCGCTGGAAAGAGGTACGATCTATCCAGGGCAGGCGAGTAGACGCCGAAGAGGTCGACGTGCCCGTGATATGACGTTGTGCGCTTGCCACCGGCGGTTACCAGTAGGTTCGGAAGTCAATGGCGCCGTTTTTGTAGACGGCAGTTTTGCACTGCACTCTCTGGAAAGAGCCGTCTTTCTCGATCACTAGATCGTACTTCAGTCCATCGCTGAAGGGCCGAAGAACCACATACTGAGCGCGCAACAGAGCCGCGGTAATCATCGCGACGGAGAGATCGCCTATCGCAGTCGTGTTCTTCATTGGATTTGGAGCGGGTAGAGAGATTCGAACTCTCGACTTCAATCTTGGCAAGATTGCACTCTACCTCTGAGTTATACCCGCAATTTGGTGGGCAGTGTTGGACTCGAACCAACGAAGGCCGAAGCCACCAGATTTACAGTCTGGCTCCTTTGCCACTCGGATCAACTGCCCTTAAAGCACAAAGTTGGCGGAGGGTGAAGGAATCGAACCATCACCGTTTCCGGGGCGCGGTTTTCGGGACCGTGTGCTCACCCATGAGCGCCACCCTCCGTAGATCAGTATATGTTTCAGATAGTTGGCTGTCCCGGCCGGATTCGAACCGGCGACCCCTGCCTTCGGAGGGCAGTGCGCTATCCAGGCTACGCCACGGGACAAGAATCGTGCTATCTTGCCACCCCATTCCAATGGGGGTGCGCTATGGACAGCGCAAAGGTGACTGCAGCGGTTCGCTCCGTCGAGAATGCCCGGAAGCTACTCGATGCAGCGATCGCCAAATGGGACGAGACCGTCACTGAAACGCAGTTAGCGTGGCTTGCTGTACGGAGGGCACAGAGACACCTCCGCGACGCGGTAACCATTGCGCAACACGAAGCCGGCATCCAATCAGGCGAGTGAACTAGCGCCCCTCGTCCTTGTCGGCGTAGAGCATGACCCGGATAGCCGGCGTCATGTCCGCGAAGCGCGCGACAACCTTTGCCAGGGCGTCAACCTCGTAAAGCTCACGCTGCTTGCAGCCCTTCCAGAGCACGAACTTTGCGTCCTTGCCGGCCTCTTCCTTGTGGATATTGATGACCTGCACGAAGAAGGTCATCAACGGATGGTCCCAGCCCACGATGACCTTGTGATCGGGGTTGCGGGCTGGGATTTCGTGGCGGCTCATGAAAGCGTGCTATCCCAATACAGGTAATCCCGCCAGCTTTCATGCAGATAGCCCGGTGGAAAAGCCCTCTTCGCGGCCAAGAGCTCGCCCGGTGTCGGCTGCCTGGGCGCCCGGATCGGCCGCATGGCGGTCCGATCGTCCTTGAGGACGTTGCACGGCGAGCAGGCCGCGACGACGTTCTCCCAGGTCGATTGTCCGCCCCTGCAGCGGGGCACCACATGATCGAACGTCAGATCCTCGCTCCGATGCGCTTGGCCGCAATACTGGCACCGGAAGCGATCGCGCAGGAAGACGTTGAAGCGGGTGAACGCGACGTTCTTCGGGACCGGGTGAAACTTCCGCAGCGCCAGGACCGAGGGGAGCCGCATGGTCGTCGAGGGGCTCCGGACGACGGTGTCGTACTCCTCGACGACATAGTGCGTCGCCTCGACCACCGCCTTGACCGCCCGCTCGTAGGGGATGGTCGACAGCGGGAAGTAGCTGAGAGGTTGGTAGTCAGCGTTGAGCACCAACGCCGGATGCGCTTGCATGGGAGGCTCCATTGTTGGTACGGGTTGAGGCGATGACCGACGCTGAGCTACGGGCCTTCTTGAACCTGACCGAGGCAGAGGCCTTGGTGATCATCCCGCGGCTGACGCCGGAGAAGCGCGCGGCCTACGAGCGGATGGCCGACGTCATTGTCGAGGAAAAGCTACGGCGGGTCGGGCTCTGGACGGAGGAGCCGAACGCTCTCCTGTTTCGGAACCTGTGAAGCAAATTCTGATTTGCGGCTTTGACGGCGAGCCATGCGAGCCGAACTGTGCTCTGTTTCAGCCATGTCCGCGTGTAAGGCTTGGTGGCCGCGGCAGGCTGGGTGAGCCCGCTAATCAGACGCTTATGAGGCGTCGGTCTCCGCTCTTCGACTTCACGGCCCTTGATTGGTCAGGGCACCGAGATTTGAACTCGGGGTCTCCACCTTCCGAGGGTGGCGGGAACGGCCAGACTTCCCCATGCCCTGTTGACATTTTGCGCTGAAATTCGGATTTGGTTGCGCAGCGCTCTCCGCAACAGGAATTGGCGACCCTACGGGGAATCAAACCCCGGACAACCTCGCTAGACAGGCGAGTGCTCTTTCACTGAGCTATAGGGCCGTTGGTGCGGTCGGGGAGACTTGAACTCCCACGGAGTAATCCACAGCGCCCTCAACGCTGCGCGTCTACCATTTCGCCACGACCGCATTTGGTGAACGCTCTGGGGCTCGAACCCAGGACCTACGGTTTAAGAGACCGCCGCTCTACCGCTGAGCTAAGCGTCCGCGAACCGGGGTGGGCTTGAACCACATGCCTACGGGTTAAAAGTCCGCTGCCCGGCCGACCCAGGCTTGAAGGCTCCCGGTCCATTTGGTATGTCTAGTGGGCTACGAGACGGACGCATCGTTGCATCGGCGGCCCCGTGATCCATGGGATTTGGACGCGGGGCCTTTCTATTTGGTCCACACTGCTGGAGTCGAACCAGCCACCACCCGGTTATCGGCCGGGGCCCTCGCCGCTCGGACTAGTGTGGATGGTGTGTCCTACTGGATTTGAACCAGTGACCTCGTCCATGTCAAAGACGCGCTCTGACCCGCTGAGCTAAGGACACGTACTCCCGGCAGGATTTGAACCTGCGAAATGTCGGCGTGTAAAACCGATGCCTTGGGCCGCTTGGCGACGGGAGCGTAGGGTACAATCTCCGTATGGAGAAGATGGATTCGCGCCGAGGCGAAGAGACGCGGTTTAACGGTGTATTTTACCGGCAAGCCATGCAAACACGGCCATCGCAGCGTTCGCTATTGTCCTCAATGGCATTTGCAAAGAATGTACCGTCCTCCGCCACCGGGAATGGTGCAAGAATAACCCCGATGGTCAACGGCAAGCAAATCTGAAGCATGCAGCCGCCAACCCAGGGGCAAACGCCAAGCGTGTTGCCAAATGGCGTGCTGAAAATCCGGTCTCTGCTCGTGTCGCCGCTCGCGCCTATGACCACAAGCGGCGCGACCGCCCAGGTAGCGGCTTCACGGCTGGGGATGTCGAGAAGCTATTAGAAGCCCAGCGCGGGAGGTGTGCCTATTGCCGAAAACCGCTCCGCGGAAAGTACCACGTCGATCACATAAAAGCACTGGCGCGTGGTGGTCGCAACTCCCGTGCGAACATTCAACTTACATGCCCGTCGTGCAACAAGAAGAAATACACGAAAGACCCTCTCGACTTTGCGAGAGAGTGCGGGCTTCTGATTTAGGCCAAAATCAACAATTCGTGAACGCGATGCTTAGGAACGCGCGCGCCGAGCGCCGCTAAGTCATTGATGTTTGGTCGAGCAAACAAAAAAGCCGAAAACGCGATTTGATATATTAAGGTCGGAGGTGGCTCATGACCGACGATCTGACAATCCCCGACTTCCTGAGAAGAGACCCGCCAGCACAGGCGCCCTCGACGCGAATGCCGAAGCGGCGCGAGAAGAAGATACCATATCCCGTGGACGGCTATCTCGGCAAAGGCCTGCGCGCCAAGGCGCGGGAGCGGTTGCGGGAGCGTCGCCGCCGCGATGCGGAGAAGATGCGCCAACGCTGATTGGTGCCCACGGCTGGATTCGAACCAGCGAATTTCCTGCTTTTGAGGCAGTGGCCTTTGCCGCTTGGCTACGCGGGCGGAACTTCATAAAATGGTGCGGACGGAGGGACTTGAACCCCCAGCTTACACGGTCTGAACGTGCTGCGTTTGCCATTTCGCCACGCCCGCGAAGGAGAGCCAAATGTCTATAGGCAGTACCCGGCTTCCGATTCTGCCGTCCGACAGCCCGCAAATACGGGCAATTAAACAGAAGGCGGCGGAGTTGATTGATCTCTGCTATGAGAACAAGCCTAGCAGAGAGGCAAATCCAGAAGTCGAGCGTTTGTGGAAATTCGCTGAATTTCTGTTTGAAGATGGAGCCATGTGGGCGGAAAAGGCCGCTGCTCGCGGAAAAATTGGAGCCACCGGCGCGATTTGAACGCGCGACCTACGCCTTACCAAGACGTTGCTCTGCCGACTGAGCTACGGCGGCCTTCGTGCGATTGCGGTAGCGGGCTAAGCATAACTGCGCCAGCATGCGACGTTGGTCACCCTGCACGACAGGGAAAACAAGGTCGGCGTCATAGGAGTACCGCGGCTTGGCCTTTTCAGGCGCGTATTTCACGCAAAACCGCATGATGATTTGGTTGATCGGAGGCGATTTGGCAAAGCCGAATGATCTGGCGATCTCCTTTTGGGAATAGCCCTGGACCCAGAGGTTTACGATCGAGGCTTGGACTTCCTCGCGTGCCAGCAGTTCCGCTCTTGGTATCTTGAAGGTCGAAATATGAGGAAGCATGGGGCCCTCCCAGGGACTTGAACCCGTGCTCACCAACTTACAAAGATGGTGCATCGCCGTCTATGCTTGAAGGGCGTTGGTGCTGGCGGGAGGATTTGAACCCCCGACATCCACAGTACGAATGTGGCGGTCTACCGGGCTGACCTACACCAGCAACGACACTTTTTGCCCTCACGAATGAGGGGGCAAAAGATGTCGTCTGACCCTCCTTGCCGGAAACCAGAGACCCGCGCGGACGCGAATGCCTACCGGCCAAGGGGCGCCCTTATACGAAGGGGGCGCCATCCTGGCGGACAAATTGTCAAATCTGGGAGGTGTTTTGGAGCCATCGGCTCTCCGCTTTGGTGCGGAGGCTTTTGCTCTCCGCGGGTTTAGGTTTCGAAGGATTTTCCGGAATAACCGGGCTTTGTCGTTTGGAGGGTTAGGCCGCCCCAGGCTTCGCTGCACACGCACAAAAACCGCTGCGACCCTCGCGGGTGCGCGGTTCTGGCGGCGGCGATATTTGAGCGTATGAGGCGCATCGGATTGATGTGGCAGCCTTCGCGGACGAAATCAAGGCGACCGATATGGTTATGGTAAACGAAAAAAGCCGCCGACCCTGTGAGGCCGGCGGCAAAGTATGTGGGCTGACAAAGCGACCTTAGCAGATCGCGTCAGTCTTTGGGAGGCCCGATGACGTCAATTTCGGGCTCATCGAATAGCGGGTCTGGGTCGAAAAACCGACGCAGGACGCGCCTTGGCAGCCTGACAGGACGCTTGCGCATAGCGATTCTCCCATCTTATCCACCATCAAATTCAACGCTTTTCGAGAACGCGGTCGATACGGTCGCTCATCCCCTTGACCTCGCGGCCGACATCCTCGATCGCGCGCGTCATGCGGCCCTCGGCGGCAAGCTGTGCCTGCACGGCGCCGCTCGCCGCTGCCTCAACTCGGGCGAACTGCGATGCGTACCTCTCTCCACGATCGGCTACTTCGCGCGTAAGCAGTTCGACCTTTGCGATGGCTGCGGTTGCCAACGCTAGTGCGTTTTGGCTCTGTGAAGCGATACTGCCTTCCCGCGTCGCCCAGCCATAGAAGTGTCGTCCGAAGACACCAATGGCCGTCGAGGTCACGGCGACCGCGGCCACCATCTGCCAATCCATGACACGCCTCCAAACAAAAACCCGGCACGAACGCCGGGCTTCAACTTGTGCGGCCCCCGCCGGGGTTTTATGCCGTGAAGAAGGAGCGCAGCTTGGCAAGGAAGCCGACCGGCGCGGATGCCGGCTGCGGCTGCGGCTGCGGCTTTGCCGGCGCCGGGACGATCGGGACACCGATGGTCATGGTAGGTGTGCTTGTCGTCATCGTCATCACCGGCGGTGGTATCGCCGCGATCTCCTTTGCCTTCGTCAACCAGTGCGCATAGGCCCCTGCGAGTTTGGTGTCGTAGTGGTTGGCCGCATACCCCGCGCCATTGTAGCCCCGCGCGAACGCCGCCCAATTATGGCCGTTGAGGTATCTGGCGAGGTTGTTGTGCTCGATCTCGCGGATCAGGCACTCGACCTGGGCCGGGACGCCGCCGTGGATCATGTAGTCGACCATGTGACGGGCATCGACGAACCCGAGTTCCTTGTAATTGAAGCCCATGGTCTGCCCGACGCCCCAGGAGGCCGAGCGGCAGGCCGCCTCGTCGTTGATGGCGCGGGCTTGCGCGAGGATGGCAAGACGTCCTGCTGAAGTCCCCTCGTTGCGGTACTCGGTCTTGGGCTGCCATGACGTGTAGGCGAGCCCGGCGGCGACCGCGTGGTCGACCGCGGCGCGGTCAAGTTCGAGAAGTTGCCGATAGAAGACATGCTTCTCGAACAAAAAACTCGGCGTGCGGCCGTCGATTTCGAGGCTATGGCCGTCCGATTCGATCTCGACGACGGCGAGCAGCGCCGCGAGGTCGAACTTATAGGTCTTGGCGACCGATGCGATTTCACGAAGAACTGCTGGTTCGAACATTACACTCCTCCATTTGGGACATAGCAAAGGACAGCGCGCGGCGCCAAACGATGGCTGGGGTTGCCATCGTGACTTGGTCCGCCCAGGAAGATGATGACGTGGCCGGTAGGATTGCCCTTCAGGTATTGTTCTTGGCCGACGATCTTTTTCGGTGGCACCTCGTACTCGGTGCCGATGTCCTCATGGAATTCGCGACCGAGGACCTTGTCGTCACGATCGTCAGTGATGACGGCGTAGGTTTTGCCGTCGCGAACACGCACTTCGTCGGCGTAGTAGGCGTCGCCTTCGCCGCAGCATGAAGTGCCCGGTGTTGCGTAACCCCCGCGGCCGACCGTGTCCGGCTGCACTAGACCACGAACCATTGCTTCGTGAGGTCGTCGTGCCCGACGAGGTCCCACTGGCCTTTGTCCTTGGCCTGGGCGGGGGCCAACAAGGCGCAAAGCAATAGCGTGGCGAAAAGCTTTCGCATGGCGGCACCATTTAGGGGGGAAAGGTTTAGTAGTTGTGAATTACGGCTTTGACGTCTTGGTGGGCCTTGGCCAGTAGCGGTGGCGTTCTTCCGTGGTGGCCTGCTGCAGGATGGCCTTCTGGTCCTCGTTGTCGAGCCGCGAGAACTGGTAGACGTCTTGGGACTCAGTACCGAGCTTCGAGATAGAATCGGGCTTCATGCCTAGCTTGATGAGCTTTTGCCGGGCCTCTTGCGTGCCGGTCCAGTCCTTATCGCGCTTGGCAATCAGGTAGCTTTGACGGGCCTCCATCATCGCTTCCATGTTCTCGCCTTTTTCGAACGACTTCTTTCCTTGCCCCTCATTATAGAGGTAGGCGATGCGGTTCTGGATCGCGTTCTTCTCGACGTAGGCCGGCGCCGGGCCAAAGCCGAGCACACTCAGGCCCACGCCCGCTGACGTGATGGCGTCCCAGAGTTTTTCGGGGTGCGCGAATATCTCCCCCTTGCTCGGGAACGGATGACCGGACAGGCTCGCCGCATGCTTGGCGCCCGACACCGACATCGGGTTGAATTGATCGCCGTAGATGTGCTTGAGCAGTTGCCACGTCCGCTGATACCAGGGCGCGTTCTCGTCCGTAATGTTGTAGCCGTAATAGTTTCGGTTGTTCCACATTTCCACGAATGGCTCATACATCTGCTTGTTCCAGAGCATCGCGGCCGCGCCCATCGGGATGTTGCCGCCGCGCTCCTGGATGTGCTTTTGCAGCATTGGCAGTTCGCGATTGTAGAACATCGTCGTGACGCGCCGCGGGGAGCCGTCCGGGTTCAGGCCGCCGATCCGCGGGAATGTGTAGTCATCGCCAGTCGGTTTCTCTCCGGTCATCAACCAGGTAATGAGGCCGGCCAACATGGCGCTGATTGCGACATAGGCCAGGGCGAACGGAATTTTGTTGGTAGCGTCGCGGGCAATCTTGCGTGGGCCAGACGGAGCAAACGCCGGAAATACGCGCCCAAGGGGGCGTGTGCCGGCCTCCATCGCCGCGCCACCGAATTCGCGCACAAAGCCGAGGTTCCAGCCAAGGGAGAGGAACGAGGCTTTCGCGGCGTCGGCCAGGATCGGGTCCCAGGGCAGGTTCTTGTAGTTCATTTCGCCGTAGCGGTTGTCGATCGACTTTGCGATTGCGTGCGCCGCGACGCGCCGGCTCACATCGTCAAGCTGGTATTGCGGGTTCCGCCTCATCAGGTCAGCGTATGCTTCCAGGTAGGCGTTGGTCTTCAGGGCCGGAATCCATTTCTCGAACAAGGCTTTTTGCGTGAGCTCAATCGGCAAGCGCATGCCGCCCCAGAAGTATTTAGCCCAATCTGGCACCCCAGCTTCGCCCTTCCTGATCCTCCAATAGGCCTCCTTGAATGCCTTACTAGCAGCGATTTTCTGCTGCTCATCCATCTGCGGGATGAAGCCGCCGTCGTTCATGGCGGAGACCATGTATCTTTCGTAGGGCGAGCGTGCAGTATCGGCCTTGAGCCACGCTGCCCTGCCTTCGGCACCCCTCCTTGGATGCGTCCAGAATGGGCCGAGCGGGGCGTCCATGAGAGCCTTGAGGGCCGTCGCTGGATCGTGGCCTTTCACGAGGGCACTAACGGCGCGGGCGGTGCCATTGGCCCAATCAATGCCGACAACGTGCAGCGGATGGAACGCCGAGAGCGAGAGCTTTATCGGAACCCACACATTCTTCAGGCCCATCCAGGCGCGGAAGGTCCCGCCCCAGAAGCCTTGCGCCATCCAAAGGCCCTTGGCGTCGACCATATTCTTCCAAAGCTGCTGGACATCCGGCGCAATAACCCATTGCTTGCGATCTGGGGCATTGATGATTTGCCAGCCGCGCTTGACCATGGCCCCGGTGGCCGGGGAGCCCGAGCCCTCCCAGGCAAGCCCCATTTTCTTGAGCTCGTAGATCATCGCCATCTTGTTGCGCTGGTCTGCGCCGGAGATCAGGCGGTGATTGATGGCGTCGATCGGGTTGGGAAACTTCAGCTTCATTCCCGCTGCGAGGCCATCCTCGATAAGCTCGTAGGTCCGCTTTTTTTGAAACCACGTCGGACCATGCTGGGCCGTTTGCGTTCGCGCCCAGGCGGAGTAGTCATCCGGTTTTTGCCAAACGTGCGGAAAATAGTTCTCAACGAAATCAGCCTGTGAACCGTATTGCTTGCCAAGGGCCCAATCTGTATCCATCGCGTTGCGATAGTGCGCAGCCATCAGGGCTTCTCTGAGATTCGTCGGGCGCTGTCCGGTCTCTGCCTCTTTCATCCAGCGCAGGCCTTCGGCGGCGGGCTGCTTGTTCCAGTACTCCCAATCCTTATGGTCACGATCAATGATGCCGTCTTTCTCGCTTTGAGAAGCGGACTTGAACTTCGCAATGACCGGCAGAGCCCGCATTGCATCGTCGCTGAATAGCTCGGGCTGGAAGGACTTCATCCAAAATGCCTTGACCTGCTTCGCAACAGGCATTTTGGCGATACCGCCCGTGATCGGGCGCGGCGGTCCTACTCGGGGTGGTTGCTGGCTGGCGCCGCGCGGCCGGGGCGGCTGCGGGCCGTAGTTGGTGCGGGGGGCTTCGAAGCCGGAGCCGAAAAGGTCGCCCTGGCGCTCGGTCACCTCAAAGTTGGCATCGAACCAATTCGCAAGGTCGGCAAACTGCTTGTCGTGCTCCCACGCGGCTTGTTTGGTGTGATCGTCGAGCGGCCGCAATTCCTGGTGCCGCGCGGACTCCCCGGTGGCGCTACCCTCGATGCGCTCTTTGATGCCTCCAGCCATGCGGGCGATATGCTCGGGGCCGGGGTGAGTCTCGCGATACCGGCCATGGTTTACCGCCACGTTGGTCGAATCGGAACTATCGAACGGATAGAGGTGTGCCTGTGACTGCGCCCTCATCATGTGGATGCGGGGGCGGACGCCGCCGTTGCCGTTCTCGTCCTCGACCTGCTTGACGAAGGCCAAGGCCTCGTCGATGCGGCGGTGCCATTCCGGTGTGCCGGGGTCTTTGAAGTCGCCGGAGCTTCCAATTCCCAGGTGGTTAAAGCCGCCCTCCAGCAGCCATCGAAGATAGTCGAGGCTTTCGTGCATGTGCCAGATCGGCATTGCTCGATCGCTTGGCAGGTTCGTTTCGCGAACCAGTCGCGCGTTTTCTTGTTCCGTGCCCCCGATGATGTCGGGAATGACAGCGACCGCCTGGGGCGATCGGTCGAGAATGCCCTGCGCCCACTTCTCGAAGCCCTCCACGGCCTCGGGGGTGAACGTGCCTTCGCCGCGGCGCCACATCGAGAACGCGCCGTTGTCGACAAGTAGAATGCCGTCTTTGCCAACCAACCTGATCGCATCGTCAAGCTGTTTGCCGAGTTTGATGCGCGTCCCGTAGGAGACGCAGAACGAGCACCCCTTCAACTGTTCAAGCGCGCTAAGAGGATTGAGCGGCAGCCCGAAGACGACATGCTTCTGCATGTCATGCTTGTCGCGGAACAAGTCTTTAGTGTCGGAGAACCCGACGATGTTTTCCGGGTGAGCAAACGCGAAGTCTAACTGGCGGGTGGCTGGCGGCGCCTGAGCGCGACCATTTCCTCCGCTTGCTCGATCAGCCACTCGCGGCTCGGGTCTTCCTGCGGGAGCCGGAGCACGTCGTTCAAATGTTGCTCCCACATCGCCAAGGTGCCGGAATACATTTCCGGTGGATCTATCATCACCTGGGCGGGGTTGGCTTGCGGCATTGGGGATGCTCCTTCGCAGGGTATCAGCCGCCTGCTTAATATAGGGTTGAAGGCCGAGGTCTTTAATCTCGGCCCGGTAGTCGTTCGTGGTGTGGAAGTGCAGGATGCCGGCCTGACGCAGCACTTCGCCGATCAGGACGTGGTGCATCTTGTTGGCAGTGGCGATCGGCAGAAGTTTCCGCTCGTGGACCAACTCGGTGAGCAGCGGAAGGATTTGCTTCTGGCCGATAAACGAGGCGATGCGGCCGAGCGACGCTGCATTGTGCTTGGCGTCGGGCCCCAGAAGCGATCGGCCAAAATCAGTCAGTGCCCCGCGAGTGACATTGCCTCCGTGGCCGTGTGCCCAGATGGACTCGACCCCAGGCCAGCCGAGCATGCCGATGTCGCCTTCGCTCAGGGCGCCATTGCTTGGGTGGGTGTGGTGAACGGCAAGTCGGTTGTTGGCGTCGGCGAAGGCCTTCAGCATATCGTCGTCGAAGGCGACGTTCTTCGCTTGGCCGCGTAGATGCAGGACCGCGTTGCCCTTCTCGTCGATGGCGAGCAAGTGTTCCAGGCCGGTGCTTATGCCCTGGCGGAGGAGATAGTCCTGTGCCTGCTGGCCGGCCGGCCGATTGGGGTCGATGTAGAAGGGGCCACGATCCTCGGCGACCATGGGGCCGGCGGGGGCGGGGCGGGGCGGACTCTTCCACTCGAACGGTGCTTGGTTCGGATCAACGGGGATGTCCCAGCGGTCGCGAAGCATATTGCCGGTGCTGTTAGGGACCCCTATATTTTCAGTGGAGGGTGTTATGGCTTCTGGGGCATATGTCGGCGACCACGATCTTTCGGTCGTGTACGTGTTCGACACGTCGGACAAATTCTCCGCAGTTCGCTCTTCCGGGGCCTGGGAGCGGTTTTCGATGACCGTCGGTGAACTCGCGGCGGACTGGACGCCTGTCTCTGATCCTTCCGAAGTAGCAACCTTGCTCAAGGCCGCACGAACTTCGCTCTCGGAAATGCCGGTGCGCGCCAAGTAGGCGTCCCATGCGCCCTGGTAAAGGTCACGGCTCCGCTGCATGTCAGCGGCCATGTCCTTCGTTTCCTGCTCACTCAGGTCAGCTTGGTCTCTATTGCGCCACCGCTCAAAGAGCTTGTGGCCCTCCTTCTTGGCCGCCTCCATTTCGCGAATCGGCAGGTAGTACTCGACTAGCTGCCCATTCGGCATCCGCAGATCGAACACCGCGATGCGGAAGCCCCATTCCTTCGGCTTGAGAACCTTTGCGGTATCGCTTTTGATGATGCTCGCGCCGATCGGCGGCAGCCGCGCGGCAATTTCAGGCAATTCCCGGATGTCATTGAGGATCGTCTTGAACCGGAAGCTGTCCCGAAGGTGCTCGATCCCGTGCCAGGGCTTTTGTTTCAGGATGGATGGCCGCGAGCCCTTTGAGATTATGTTCTCGGGGAGCTTCTCATTCCATTTGGACTCGGTGCCAAAATCTCGGTCTATCTGGTCAATGAAGTCCTGGACGATCGGCTTGTTCGCCTCGCTCAGCGCTTGCAGTTGGCGCGCCTTCTCTTCTGGCGTCGCCTTGCGGTCGATCGGGTTTACGATCTGACTTTCTTCGTACTCGGCAGGATGGTCGGTCCGCCGGGCGAGTTCGGCGATCACGCCGCGCAGCTTGTCCCGCATTTCGGCGAGCTTGCCGGCGTAGGGCGATTGCTGGCCCTGCTGCGCCTCCAGTTCCGGCAGTGCCTTCTCGGCGGCGTCGATGCGCGCCTGCATCCAGTCGCCGCGGCTCATGGCGACGGAACGGGTGTCCTTGTCGATTTCATGAAGGGCCTTTTCGATTGCGCGCGTGAAGGCGCCAGCGTCGACAAGCAGGTCTTTCGGGATGTTATGGAGCTCCGAGGCGGAGATTGTTTTGCCGCCGTCCGTGAGTCCAAACACCATCTGAGTGGACTGATCGCCGGACGCGATCTCGGCCTCCAGATCGGCACCGAGCACACGGCCGAGCTTCAGGTTGCCGTCCGGCGCCTCCATGACTTTCGGGGTGAGCTCCTTGGCGGCCGTCCACCGGCGCGTGAAAGTCTTGCCCCCGATAGTGGCCTCGAACGGCTCGAAGTCGCCGAAGGCGTTGGCAAAGGCCGTCGTAAGGTCCTTTTGGTTGGTTATGTCTTCGCCGTCGACGTTGATCTTGTACTTTGCGTTTTCGTCGCCGCCTTTCTGAGCGTCGATGATGTCTTGCGCTGCCTTGTTGGCTGCCCCCGAAGCCCTGCTACTTTCATCGTACTTCTTGCCCTCGATCGTGATGCTGCGCTTGGCGGCTTCGGCTTCGACCACATCGCGGCGCGCCTGCATGTCGTCGGCCGCGGCCCGCGTCTTGGCAATCGCTTCCGGGAAATCGGCAATGGATCGTTTCGCCCGGTCGATCGCGTCCTCAATGCCGTCCATCTTGCGGCGGAAGCCGCGTTCCTGCATTTCGAGCTTCTCGATCTCGCCGGAGAGCTTCACGCGCTCCAAGAGCATCGGATCGCCGGACGCGAGTGCGGCGATCTCCGCCATCGAGACCGCCTCCTCGTCCGCGAAGTCCATTTCGAAGGAGCCGTCATACTTGCGGATGCCATTGACCATCCGCAGCTTTTCGGCGTTCAGATCCCACATCTTGGCGTCGATGGTGCGCTCGGTGACGTAGTTGTGCTCTTCGAGCTCGAAATCCTTCCCGTATTTTTCGAGAAGCTTGTTGCCCTGGCGCACCCACCGGCCGCGGCGCTGCTCAATGTCAGACGGCTTCCAGGTCACGTCTTCATGGTGGCCGCCGACAATGCGCTCCTGGGCGTTCATGCCGGCGCCCATGCGCTGGGTCGAGCCGATCAACACGCGGACCTCGCCAGCGTTGACCGAGTCGATCATTTCCTTTTTTTCGGCGTCGTTGTTGGCTTCCTGCATGAAGCGGATTTCGTCGGCAGGAACCCCGCGGGCGATGAGGTTGTCCTTGAGTTGCTGATAGGCGTTCCAGCCGCCTTGCTGAGCGCGGCGCAACTCCGCCATTTCGTTCGGGTCGTACTTTTCCAGTTCGTCGTTCGCGCGCCGCTCGCCTTCCTCGTCGTTGGCGGCTATAGCGTCCCTGCGCTTGGCGATCAGCTTATCGTATTGCTTGAGGATTGCCGCATCGCCTCTGGACTTGGGTACGCTGCGATCGAGAAAGATTAGCTGCGTGCCCTTGTCCTTATTCCACTTCTTGTAGATGCGCGCGACCTCGTCCGCGGTCACCTCAAGTTTGCCGCCCTCTTCCTTGCTGGGGTGGTTTGCGTCGACGGCGCGCACGTCGAGCGACACTTTGCGCGCCCGGTCCATGAGGCGCAGCCGTTCCGCATTGCGTTCTTTCTGGTCCGAAATATCGTCCAGGTGATCGAACCCGTTGATTATTTCGCCAAGGGCCATGATCTGGGCGGCGGTCGGCTTCAGCACATGGGTCTGCATGCCGCCACCGGCGACCTTCGGGATCGGGAAGTCGGCGCCGTTATTGTCCTCGGCGTACCAGCGGTTGATGTCCTCCTGCGTCACCGAGTCGGTGAAGGAGTGATAGAGGTCCATCAGCGCCCGCATGTTCGACCACGAACGGCCGAGACGGGTGACCTCTTTCAAACCGTGGCCGGATTCGGTCGGCTCCCACTTGGGCTCCGCGGAAACGAACTGTGAGCGCCACGCATCGAAGTGTTCGAGGCCGAGTTCGCGCAGTTCCTTGGCCGCGAGGTAGCGCATCATCGTGTACATTTCGACGGCGCTATTTGAGATCGGCGTGCCAGTCAGGAAGGTTACGGCTCCGGTCGGGCTCTCGTTGAGCACCTTGATCTTGTTGTAGAGGTCGAACGCCTTTTGCGACCCGCTCTTGTCACCCATGCCGCGAACGCCCTGCATCCGCGAGGAATAGAACAGGTTCTTGAATTCATGAGCCTCATCGACGACGAGGTGGTCGACGCCCATTTGCTCGAATGTGAGCATGCTGTCGCGCCGGCCGCCACGAAGCCCGGCCAGTCGCGCCTCGATCTTTGAGACCAGTCGCTCCGCTTCCTTGACCGTGTAGTGCTTGAACCGTCCGGGCGGGGCGTCCGCTTCGGCGTCTGCGAGGGCTTGCTGCGCGACGCGCAGTTCCTCTTCCAGGAAGCGAGTTTCGGTCTCGGGCGCGATCTTGATAAAGCCGAAGGACGAATGAGGGACGATGACCATGTCCCAATCGCCAGTCGCAATCCGGGCGAACAGCTTGCGGCGGTTCTTCTTGTCGAACTGGTTCTTGCCGGCGGCGAGCACCCTGGCGCCGGGATACAGACGATACGCCTCGCTGGCCCACTGCTCGACCAGATGGTTTGGCACGGCGATCATGGGCTTTTTCACAAGCCCCATGCGCCGCTTTTCCATGACCATGCCGATGGTGGTGAACGTCTTGCCGGCACCGACGACGTGATCGACCAGCATGTTGCGTTCGTAGATGCCGCGCCAGATCGCATTGTAGATGTGCCGGCGCAGCGAAATATCAGGGCTCTTGCCGGGAAGTGTCAGATGGCGCCCGTCGTGCTGCCGCGGCGTGCGGGTATTCATTTTGTCGTTGTAGATGCCGACGAGCTCCCGGCGCCGATCGCCGTCGCGGTAGACCCAATCGGCGAAGGCCTGCGTAATCTCGCGTGCCTTCAGCGCCACGAGTGCGGTCGCCTCCTTGTCGACATGCTCGCCAACCACGCGCCCATCGGCGCCGTATGTCGGCGCCATCACCTTGGGCAGCTTGGAATTAAGCAGCCCGCGGATGATGGCGTCGGGCGGCATGTCGGGCGTGCCCCATTCCGCGTGCTTGCCCTCGCCGTATTCGGAAGTGAGGAAGTTGAAGGCGTTCGTGGCCTTCGCGTAATTGACCGTCGCGCTGTCGACGCCGAGAAGGTGCTTCGCAAAATCCTCGTAGACCTTGGGCGGTATCCAGTTCGACCCCATGAGCGGGGTGACCTGATCGGCGGTCCACTCTTCCGGCTGGACGGCTTCTAGCTCCTTGACGTTCTTCTCCAGGCCGGCACCGCGCGCGGCAGCGAGCTTGCGGCGCACTTGGCCGGAGAGGTAGGCGCTGCGCGGCTCCCAGCGCTGCAATTCCGGGTCATAGAAGGCCAGCGGCTTGTCACCGGCGCTCAGCGCCTCGCCGACCTTGTCCTCGGGGATGTCGAGCAGCTTGGCGACGCGGGGCACGTCAATGAAGCCGCGTTCGGAGAGCGAGATCGCCAGAGCGTCGGCGGGCGAGGCCGCCTTGTCCGGCGGCTCGTATTTGAGGATGACCCGCTTGGAGAGGATGGCGGCCTGCTTGGCGCTAGCCTTGCGGACCTTGCCGCCGGTGCGCGCCGCCTTGGTGTTGGTGATGGCCGGCCGGTAGCCGCTTTCGAGCGACATCAGCAACGGACCGTCCGGCATTTCGTTGAGAAGCCGCATGTTTGATGGATCATGCAGCAAGCCATTCTTGTCGGTATAGCCGCGATAGGCCGCGGCGAGCCGGCCGCGGTTGCCCTCCATCACTTTCGCCGGTGCGTCCTGGGTCTCAATCTCGATCTGCCGGCGTAGCGCATCGCGCATTCGGGTGAGATCGGACACCCGATCGAAGCGGGTGGCGCCCAGGCGCAGGGGCTGCGGCACTTCGTTGTTCGGGAAATACTTGCGCTCGTAGACGTTGCGGGTGCCCTGTTTGACCCTGACGCCCTTTGCGTCGACCTTGGGCTCCAGGGTGAACCAGCGGCCCTCATTGTCCATCATCAACTGGCGCGACCAGGGCGTGTCGGCGTCGACAACGCGCTTGATCGGCTCGAAGTCGCCGTTTGCGGTCTCGCGTTCCGCGATTTGGGTGAGCGCGCCCTTGTCGTCGTACTCAAGATGGCCGGGCTCAAGCCCGCGCAGCGCGATCTTGATGCTGTCGGATAGCGTCTCGAAACGCTTGAGCGTGCGGTCAATGACCTCCTTGCCGAGGTCGAGCTTGTTCTTGGGCAAGCGCTCGACGGCCTTGTCCAGCAAGTCCTGATATTCGTCCTTGTCCGCCAGCTTTACGTTGAGTTTGCCGCCGGCACGCATGGTGCCGGAGCGCTCCAGGCGCCCGACGATCATATCGGGATGATCGGCGAAGTAGCGGTTGACCTTCAGCGGCTCGCCGCCGAGCGGGTCCTTTACCTCTTCGGTATCGAGCCATGGGACCTTGCGCTGCAGTTCGCCTCGCGCCCTGGCGCGTAGGTCTGCGTCCTCTCTGCTCTTGCCGGGGGCTTGCGTCGCGTCGATGAGGTCCTGGATTTCCTTCTCTTCCTCCGGCGTGCGGCGCTGCATTGCCACGAGGTCGGTAACAACTTCGGTGCGCGCGTTCTCCTTGAACGCCGTATCAGGAAGGCGAATGGCGCCGAGAAGATCGGCTTTTACCGCCATCTTCTCGCGCGCGGATGCTACCTGCGCATCGAGCAGATAGTGAGAGACCACGGCGATGTGCAAGCCGCCCGGCTGCAGGGCGTCAAGCGACGCGAGGAAGAATTGATTGTGGATCGACTGCCCGTAGAGTTCGGGCTTGTGCTGGAACCGCAGCGATTCCTTGCCGAAGGGCGGGTTGCCGATCGAAAGCACGAATTCGCCGTCCGGCAGCGGCAACTTCTCGAAGCCGGTGTGAAGGACAGTCTCTTGCGGGTAAAGTGCCTTGGCGATGCGCGCAGTGATGCTGTCGATCTCCGCGCCGATGAAATGCGTCTGCCCGGCGAGGCGTTCGGGAATGAGGCCGAGGAAATTGCCGGTCCCCATCGAGGATTCGAGTGCGAGGCCGCCCTTGAACCCAAGCCTCTCGGCAATCTTCCAGGCGGCATCGACGATCGCCTTGGAGGTGTAATGGGCGGCGAGCGTGGAATGCTGGGCGGCGCGAAGCTCTTCCTTGGTCAGGAGTGGTTCGAGGGTCTCGCCGCGCTCCTTCCAGTCCGGCTTGAACTCATTGGTGCCGGGCTGGCGGAAGGCGTTCGCCAGCCCGCCCCAGCCGACATAGCGGGCGAGGATGCGCTGCTCGGCCGACGTCGGGCGTCGGTCCTCGGCCTCGATCTTCTTGAGGGTCTCGATGGCCGCGATGTTGTCCCAGAATTTGACGCCCTCGGAGCCCTTGCCAAGTTCCGTCTCGTTGGTGATGCGGTAGTTGACCGCCGGGACGCTGGGCGCCTGCTCGGGCTTTACATCTGGGAGGCGGGGGGCGGATTCTTTTGGTACTCGCGCTCCATTTCCCGCAACTCCTCCTCCTGCTCGTCGTCCTCCGGCGGAGCCTCCGGCTGTAGGAGGATGTGCTGCGGGAGCGCCACTTCCCGCGCCTCCGAAATCGAATAGTGACGGTCCTGCATCAGGTGCTCGATTTCCCTTTGCGCCAGGACGGCCGCCGCGTGCACCTCCTCCGGGTACTTGCCCTCCTGCTTGAGTTTGCGGACCTTCTCCGGGAGCCACTCCGCCCAATGCTTTCGGGCCAGACTTTCCAGTTCTTGGACGCTCATCAGGGGTCTCCCAATCAAACAGCGACGTTTGACCAGCCTTCTTGGGCTTCTCAGTGATTTGTGGTGGCGGGGCCGGCGGCGCAACCTGATCGGGGAAGGCGTTCTGCGGCCTTGCAAGTTCCCCAAGGCGCTTTTGTGCATACTCTTTTTGCGCTGCTTCAAATTCGGCACGGTTGATGACGGTGTTACCGGGTCTGGACGGCTCTACGCCGCGGCGCGCTCGCACTTCCCATTTTGGACCAAACCGATCCCTCATAAAATCGAGGAAGCGGGGCCCGGTAGCCAAATCTATAATCTCTGGGTAAGTGAGTTCGCGGGGCCCAGACGGGGCAGCCTCGCTTACCTTTTTTGCCTCTACGGAAGCCGCTGGTGCGCGTTCCTGTTTGGTGGGGGCTACTCGCGCCTTCTCGGCTTCATACGCTTGGCGGGCCGCATCGCGGACGTCGTAGGCCTTGCGCAGCGCACTTCCTGGTTCGCCCTTGCCGGCGGCGCCATACCTCTTATCACCAGCCTCTTTGCCGAATGCTTTCTGAAGTTCGGCCGACCATGCATCATCGGCCTTCTGAAGGGCCATATCGAGTTCGGTAAGACCGTGAGGCTTTGGTTGAGCCAGCAGGTCGAGTTGATTGCGCTGGTCACCAAACAGGCCGCCCTCAAGTGGCTTCTGCGCGACCTTTGGCTTTAGGGGCTCGCCTGCTCGCCGCCGGGCAAGCTCGGCACCGCTTCGCTGCTCGCTGCCGGGGATGACAAGTTGGGGGCGTCCTTCGGCTCCGGGCTCTGCGCCGTATTTGGGCTCGGGCTCTGCGAGTCGTCGTCCCATGCGCTCGTCGCCAGTCCGTGGGCCATTCTCCCCAGCCCCGGTTGGCCGGTTGACGCCGCCACCCTCTTGCCCATGCGCCCGAGCAGAAGCGCCCTGGGTTTTCGCAGCCGCCGCCGCTTTAAGCTCATTAGAGGTTACCTTCGGTATGCCAAGCGCCAAGCCTTCCTCGGTCGAGACCTTGGCTGCCTCGCGAGCGTAGAACTCAAGAGCTTCCGCAATCTTTGCTGTTCCGAGAGCCCGACGAGTCCGCGGGTCGTAGAACAGCCGCACCAGATAGTCGACGTCGTTCTTGTATGTATCGAACGCATCTTCCTGCGCAAGGTAGTCGTCGATCTTCATGCCCTTGGAGCGAACGTCCGCCGTTCGTTTGACGGCCTCCAATAGGTCAGCAGTGATGTCCAATTCCTCGGGGGTGCGGCCGGCGTCGATCTCGGCCCGCATCTTTGCCCATGTTGGCGCCGCGGCTGTAAGCGCATTCGAGATCGACTTCACGTCATCGTCGGTCGATTCCGTGATGCGCGCGAGGATGTCAGCGTCGCCATAGGCCTTGGCCAGGATGGCGTTGCGAACGCGGGTCAGGCCCTCAGCCGAGAGACCGCCGCCGGCACTCGTGAGATTGCCCCGCTCGGACGCCGGCAGTGCACCAACAAATGACCGGACAAAGGCGCGGTTCTCCAAAGAGCCAAGGTCGCTGTCACGTATCTGGTCGAGCATATCCGGCGTGACATGGCCTGCGTCGGCCATAGCGCGTTCAGGAGCGGACATTGAAAGGGTGGCGGCCTGATTGGCGGCAACCACGAAATCGCGACGCTCGGCCTCGTCCAGGTCGCTGACGCGCTGTCTGACCAGGACCGGCTCTTTGTACTTCGAGACATCGACGCCCTGGGCCGTGAGCCAGTCGCGGTATTTCTTGGCGTTCGCCCCGTGGCCGCTGATGACGCCGTAGATTTTGCGCAGCGCCAGCACCCGGCCATTGCCGCTCTCGACCATCTTGTCGGGCCCGACGATCGGGGCGCCGCGATCGGCCTCAGCCGAGTAGCCCAGGCGCTCGGGATCGAGTTTGGTGGCAATCTCGCGGATCTGCGCTTGGCTCGCCGCGCGATCGCGTTGGCGTGGCTGCAGGGCGGCGTCGTAGCCCTTGTCTGCTGACGTGATAAGGTCGGCCGCTTCAACAACAACCGGCTTGACCTTTACAGACGCGCCATCGGCCGCGGTGACCTTGTGGTCACCGATTTTTTCTACCGGCTGTCCGATCAGGGGAGCGCTGGAGGCTTTGGGGGAAGTTTGAGATTTCCGAGGGGGGGCTTCTGCACGCTGCCGAGGCTCGCGGGGAGTGCTTTCGGGAGGGCGCTGCCCGCTGGCGGTGCCGCGAACGGGATGCTCTCCTGCTTCGGCACGACCGGGCTTCCCAGCGCCTTCGGCGGCGACAGGGCCGGCACCGCCTTCGGCAGGGCGAGCTTCTTCGCCGCCCGGAACTCGTTCAGGCGCAGCCGCGGGAGCCGCGGGAGCCGCCCCACCAGTTCCGGTGCCGCGTGCTTCAGGGCGTGACTTGCTTGCCCCTCGGGGCGATAAAGCTGCGGCGACTTCTTCACCGAATTCCTCCTTGACCTGCTCGGGCGCCAGCAGGCCATCGGCCACCAAATCGCGGGCAACCGCGACTTTGAAGGCCATGTTGGGGGCAAGCCCCTCGCGAGCGTGAATTTCGGCGGCATGCGCGATCGAGCGCGGCCGCAGGGTATTGGTGGGGATCTGGTTCTCGCGAAGCATCTTCTCGATGGCTTCGCGGTGCGCCGCGGTGACGTGGATCTCGGGAGGTTCCGGTGTGCGAACAGGGCCGGAAGTCGCCCCTGTTTTCGCACTAGCGGGCTTGGCGCCCACGACCCCCACCCCTCCGGCGGCCGTGGGTTCCCGCCCACCCGATACATTATATATGGCATCCGACACGGGCCGGGTGAGGTCGCCCTTCCGCCACTCCCGGAACTCGTCGATCGAGAGCGCCCGCATGCCCCCCATCTGGCTGGGGCGCTTCCCGTCCGTCGCCTTATAGGCCTCGATCGCCTCGATCGGGGTTTGAAAGCCGGCGAAAACCTTGTGCTGCTTGAATTTGCCGGTGTCCCGGTCGAGTTCGTCGATCACATAGACCGTGGGCGCCGTGGGATGCTGCCCAAAGTAGGCGTCGAGGTGATCCCCATCGGCGCCGGTCGTACCCTTGAAGTACCCGTGCGCGGTCGGAAAGTGCTGGTCGTAGGGTGTGCCGTCCGGTGCGATCCCCTTGCGGACGCCGCCGGCTCCGGCTTCGAGCGTCGCATCCATGCCGTTCCAAGTGACATGGACCCGCTGGGTATTGTTCGCCTCGCCCTGGGCGTGGCTGTAGTTCTCGTTGACCAGATCGCCGGCACGTTTGACGTCGGCGGCTGACTTGAGGTCGATCGGCTGATCGCGCGTTCCCGGTCCGGCTTCCTCGGCGCCCGTCATGCCGCCGTAGCCTTCGTGCTCCCGGATGATCGCTTCCTTTTCCTCCGGCGACCAGCCAGCGATTTCGTCCTCAGTGAAGAAGCGACGCAGGATTTCGTCATCGCTCGCGAGGCCCCCGGCGGGGTGCCCGCGGGCTACATCCTCGGGCGCCATCGTCGAAATATCGCGCTTCGAAAAACCCTTCGCCGACAGGGCGTCGGCCTTGGTCATATACCTGCGCATATCTTTGAGATTGGCGTTGCGCAGTTCGTCGTCGGTGAACCAGAAATCCCTCTTCAGTTGGTCCTTCATTCCAGCGAAAGCGCGGCGTTTTTGTTCCTCCGCCGTTGGTGCTGGCGTTTCGTCCCACTGTTTCTGCCAAGCCTGATGCGCAGCCGTGCGCGCGGCTTTTTCTTCTTCTGGGATCTGCGATTCTTCGTGCTTGCGCCGGTCTTCGTCGGCAGTCGTGTCCCCCGTGCCCGTGCCCGTGTTGGTGGCGCCCCGATTCTTCAGCCCTTCGAGGCCAGCGTGACCCGCGCCGAGGACGCCGCCGGTTAGGGCTTCAGCCGCAATACGCTTTGGATCAAACTCATATCCGGCCTTCGGATTGTAGAGTTGGTCGATCTTGGCCTGGATGGCTGTTTGTAGCTCGCCGATGCCGGTGAAGGCGGCAGCGTCAATAGTGCCATCGAGCAGCATCTTTACGGCGAGGCTCGCCGCCTTCGGCGCAAATCCTCTCAGGACTGCAGCGAGCGGAATGCTCCCGAGCGTCGCTTGCAGTGCACCTGACTTGGACGCCGCATCGCGAGCCGTGGCTTCGTCAGCGCCCGCCTCCTTCGCCGCCTTGTAGGTCTCGCCGACGCCCGAAAGGCCAAAGAGGGCCGCACCGCCTACGATCGCGGCGGCCTCGGGCACGCCTGGGATCATTGCCGCGCCGATCACCGCGCCAGCGGTGCCGAGGCCCGAGCCGACTTGGCCGGTGAAGGACGCCTGCTCTTCTTTGGTAAGCGGGATGTTTTTTCCGAATTGCTCGACCGCCTCGCCGGCTTTGTAGAGCGAGGATTCCTCGGGTTTTGGAGCGGGCTCGTTTGCGGTGATGCGCGTGTCAGCCGTGGCGAGACCCTGAAGGGCGTGGCCGGCCATGGAGATAGGGGCTCGCGCCGCGGCTCTGCCAAGAGTGCTGGCTGCGTCGAGCGCACCGGGGATACCAAGTAATGGAACGGCGCCGCGTACCGCGGCCTTGCCGAGACTGCTGGCAATGCTGCCGAGCGTCGATGGCTGCTGTGCCGGTGCCGCCTGGGCCTCTTCGGGTTGGTCATTCGGGCGCGGCGGCTCTTGTACGCCGCCTGCCGGCATGCCGAATTCCGCGAAGTCTGGGCCCTGGTTGGCGTGCTCTTTATCAGCACCAAATTCCGCGAAGTCGAGATTCTCCGCCTTTTGCCGCTCTTGGGCGCGCTGGGCGAGCTTGTCCTGTTGCTTGCGGATAAGCCGATTGACTACCGTCTGTGGATCAACGGCGCCGTTCTGGGCAAGGTCCGGCGCGCGCTGACCGATAAAATCTCTGAGGCTCTGACCTGGGTCCTGGTCAGTTTGCGGGTCGGTCGCCCCGAGCGCGTCTTCGAGAGCCATCTATCATGAGGTCCCCATTCCGCCGCCCATCAGGTACGAATCCTCCAAGTTTTGGGATTGCTGCTGCGGCGACTGCTGCGGCCGCGGCATCGACGGCATGCGCTGCAGGATCACCGGGGCGCCGGGCTCGCCGTGGTGAACGTCGGTGGTGCCATCGCTGCGAGTGAATTTGTAGTCGCCGTTCGCGTCGAATTTCCTGCCGGTGTCGTAGTACGCATTTTCCGGCACTTGCTGGTCGAATTGCTCCCGCGTCGTCACGTCTTTCAGGGGGAGCGGATTCTTCTCGTCCTCGCCTGCCCTAGCCAGCTTCGCGCCATCACTCGGGTCGATCTTGTATTGTTTGTATAGTCTTTTCCGGTAGTCGTTGACGCGCTTGTCCATTTCGTCGTCAGAGAGGGGCGGCCCGAGTGGACCACCGGGATCTTTTATCTTCGCCTCATTCCCCTTGCGGAGTTGGTCCCGCAACATCAGTGAGTGGCCTTCGATGAAGGCTGCCTGTTGCTCCGGGGTCTGCATGCCCTTCGCGCCGCCGCCGTTGGTCATGGCTTGCCGAGCTCTAGCGCGGAACAAATCCCCCTGGAATCTGGTCCTGTCGTCTTCATTGTCCGCATGGCGCGCGGCAATCCAATCCTTGAAGGCGTTTGAGCTCATCAGGAAGGCGTCCATCTTTGCCTGACGTGCCTGCGCCTGCTGCAGGTCAAGTTGATGGACGCCGCCTTCGAGTCCGCCACCGGCACCCGCCGCGAACGCCTGCGCGCCGGGGGTGCCAGGGCGCATCTGCCCGACTGCAGTCAGACCGCGGCCAAGCCCGGCCAAGCCGGCTGTGAGGGCGTTGCCCCATCGCTCACTTGGAGTTCGGGTAAGGCCGAGCGCTGCCGCGAGACTTCCGTTTGTTGATGTCGGCGGCCGACCGTCATATGTCGACGGAGGTGGCTGCATTATACGCTCGGCCTGTATCGGGCCAACGCTGGTCGGAATCGGGCCAGTGCCCGCCATTTGACCGCCGCCCATTCCAGGCACCGGCGGATTTGCCATCGGGGCGCCACCACCGTAGCCGGGCGACCATGGCTGAGGCGGCGGCGGAGCGTTCGGATTAACCGCAGCCGCGGCTTGTCCTGGCAACGCTGCCGGCGGCATGCTGACGCCAGCCATCGTCGGGCCGCCGGGCTGGCCGGGTGCTGGCGCCGGGACGCCAGGGGTCGATGCTCCAGGTGGAAGCGTGCCCGTCCATGTCGGTCCCGCTCTATCAGGAATTGTCTGACCGCTTGGCCCGACCTGCGGACCTGTCGGCGGCGCGCGCGGGTCGAGCACCTCGCCCATCATGCCGCCAGTCATCTGTGGAGGCGGTGCAGGCGGCGGCGCGCCGATGCCACTCAAAGGCCCGACGCCCATCAGCGAGGACATTATGTCGGGATTGTCGAACATATCTAAGAAACCGATGACACGTACTCCTCTTTGTGCGAACTTTGTTGGATGGAGATTCGTTCGCGGAAAGAGGCACTAGCGGCGGGTGCCAAGTTCTATTTCACAGGCAAGCCCTGCTCAAAAGGGCATGTCTGTGAGCGCTACGCAGACGGCGGTGACAAAGGCCGATGCCGTCAGTGCGCCAAAGAGCGCGTCAAACGCGCTTTGGGGAGATACCGCGCGAGGCATAAAGCGAAGATTGCCGCTGACAGCGCCGCGCACTACCAAGCAAATAAGGCCGAGAGAAATGCCGCCGCGGCAGCGTGGCGAAAGGCCAACCCCGAACGCACGCGCGCCTTTACGGCAAAATGGCAAGAAGTCAACCGCGAGGAATACCGCAAGATCGGCCGCGAATGGGGCCAAAACAACAAGGACAAGATGCGGGCACAGAGGGCACGGCGCCGCGGCTCTGAAGGCTTCCACTCAGAGGCAGATGTGCTTGAAATCCTCAAGCTGCAGCGAGGGCGGTGCGCCATGCCGTCTTGCCGAAAGAAACTTGGTAAGTATGAGGTGGATCACATCGTTCCGATCAATGGCGGCGGGTCGAATTGGCGCCAGAACATTCAACTGCTCTGCCCCAGGTGCAATGCCAGTAAGGGTGCGCGCGACCCGCTGGACCATTCGCGCATGCTCGGCTTTCTTCTTTAAGCGGCGAGGCCAAATTGCATGGCGGGGCCGGGGGTTTGCCGCACGCCATGTTTGTTAGCGAGTGCTTTTTGGACCTTGTGGAACGGGATGACATTCGACGCGGTCTTTGGAACGATGAGCTCGGGACCCTTCTCGCCGACGAGGACCGGCTGATCCTCGTCCACATCGCCGCCCTCGGCGGCTCCCGTGACCGGGGCGGCAAATAACGGCCTCTGACCAGCAAAATAGCCGCCAGCCGCGCTGCCGCCTGCGCCTAGTAATGCGCCGAGCAGGCCGTAGCCCGCGTTGTTTGGCTGCGAGAGCGTCGTCGTCTGCGGCGCGCCGACCTGCCCGGTCGAGATCGCCGAGTTGACGAGGCCCGCCGTCTGGAACGGATACTGCTGGGCCATGAGCCACTGATTGTAGGCCGCATTAAGCTGTGCCTGGGACTGCGCGGTCTGCTGCGAACCGAAGGTGTTTTCGAGGTTCGCCGCGCCGGTCGCCTGATTGAAGGCCGCGCCGGATGCGTTTAGGAGAGCGCCCTGGCCGACGCCCCAGGCATTGAGCTTGTTGGATACGTCCTGTGCGCCGGCGCCGATCGCGGTATTGAACGCCGCATTGTAGGCGTTGCCCACCAAGCCCTGGTTTTCGAGGGCGTAGTTGAGGCCGAGATTTGACTGGAGGAGAGCGGCCCGCGGGTCGCCAAAGGCTCCGGCCGACGTCGCCCCGCCTTGCTGCGCCTGCGACTGCAGCATGTAGGTGTTTGCTGCTTCTTGAAGCTGCGGCTGTAGCGCCATCGACACGTACTGATTCATGTACGGCGACATGTTGGACGAGATCGGCGAGTAGGGCGCACCGTTCGAAGCGTTGCCTAGTGCGGTGCTCAGCGCATCGGCGCCGGGCATGATGTTGCCGCCGGCGGCGTTCGCAACGTCGCCGCCCATGCCAAAGGAGGCTTGTTGCTGGTCGGAGAATGGAGCGACCTGCGACCCCGTGTACGGCGTGAAGCCAGTCTTCTGCAGATTTTGCGCATTGCTGATGTTCGACTGCGCAGCCGAAGTGAGCCACGAGGGCGGGGTCGTGGTCTGGGTCGAGGTCTGCTGCGAATTGCCAAAACACATGGGCGCACCTCTAGTGCAGCACGCGCGCCTCTTCGATCGGCTTGGGCCGAACGAGATTCGGATTGACCGACTTGCGCGCGGGATGACGATTGAGAATGAGAAGCCGCCCCTTGGCCTCGTCGATGATGTGGAGCTCTAGCCCCACCTCTTTCGCGAACCGCTCCCCCTCGTGAAGGAGCATCGCCCCGATCCCCCTGGCCGGGAGCGCGTGAAACCAGCGATTTGCGAGGAACTTCTTATTGCCCCACCAGTAGTCGGCCTTGATGATACCTAGCGTGCCGACGAGGAGGGCGTCGTCCATCGCCACGATCGCGCATTCATGGTTGACGATCCGCCAGACCTCGGTTGAGCTTTTCTTCGGGTCGATAGCCCCCGGCAGCATCGGGCCGGCAACAATACAGAGGAAAGCGTGGATAGCGACTACGTCTTGGTCTGTTTCTGCGAAACGCAACGTGATATTTGACATGCAAATTCCGAATCGCGAGGAGGCTGCAATGTTCGGGAAAGGCGAGAGGGTGCTGTGTGTCGCAAAAGGCTGGATCAAGCCCACAGGAGAGGTTAACGAATGCGGTCCCCGCCACGGCGCTATCTGCGTCGTTGCCTGCATGGCCTCCTCGCCGTGCGGATGCGGGAGGGGTGCGGACGCGCTCTATATTGAAGGCTTTGCCGGACACTACTTTTGCTGTGACGGTTTCCGCCCGCTCAAGAAGACGCAGACCGACATTTCGGTCTTCACCGAGATCCTCACCAAATGCCCGGCGCCCGGCAGGCCGGTGTACCCGGTGCGTATGCCTGCCGACTTCAAGTTGACCGATTGATCCCGCCCTTCTGAAGGGCTTGGAGCAGGTTCGCCAGCACAAGGTTCGTGTTGGCGAGCGTCGGCGAGGCGACCTGGAGCGCCGTCGTCAGCACGGGCGTCGCGTCCATCGTGAACGCTTGGCCGATGTCGGTAACGTCGCCGTCCTGGCTCGCGCGGGCGAGTTCTTGCAATGCGGCCCGCGGGTTGTTTGGATTTATGGTGACGCGACGCATTTGGACTTATCCACGGTAAGGTTTGGTTAGGGTTTTAGGGGTTGACTGCCCCCCTCGCCGTCGACAGACTGCGGCGGTATTCCGAGCATCGGAACACGGGGGAATTCAAATGAGGATGAGGCTCTTGCGAGCAGCAATGCTCGCTGCTGGGACGCTTGCGCTTGCTCTATCAACAACCACTGCCGACGCGGCCCGCTATCATCACCGCGCATCACGGCACATCACCGCGCATCACTTCGGCAAATACCTTGCCTCGCGGCATTTACACTATCAGCACCGGCATTTCCGGCGGGTCATGATAGTGACGCACAGACAGCACCGCAGGGCTGAAACGGGCGCGAGGCCGAGTTGCTTCTATGTCGCCGCCTCGATGGGCGGGCCGTGTGGCTGCTGGGCCGCCTGGAATCTTCTCGGGCGCGTCGAGCATGTTTGGCGCGGCGTCAACCTGTGGCTCGCGCAGGACTGGCTTAAATTCCCGCGCACCGAGCCGGCGCCGGGAACGGCCGCGGTGTGGCCGCATCGGCATGTCGCGCCGGTCGTTGCCGTCCACAATGACAAGACGGGGCGGGCGGTGACAGTCACGGTGCGCGATAGTTGGGCCACACACGAGGTGCGCACCGCGGGACTGATCTTCGTCCAACCGCCAACCGTTGGCGTTCCGCTCCACCGACCGCTTATCAGGTGGATGTCGGACGCGCCACTTTGAGGAGGCCCACATGCCGTTGCTGGACAATCCCGCCGCACTGCAGCTTATAAGTTATGGGGTCGGCTTTGTCGGTCTCATGCTGCTGGGTTTCGCCGGCTGGAGTTACTCCTTCCGTCGAAAGAAGAAGGTGTTCGAGCCCAAGGTCGTTAGCGACTGGAAGCGGACCGAGCACATCGACTTCTCGGCGAGGGATGATGTCATGCTGTCGGAGCAGGAGGATGTTGAGGCTCAATTCGTCCTGCTCGTGCAGGAGAGGCGCCTCGTCGCCAATATCTCGGGCACACCGACGCCCGACATCCGGTGGCGATACGCTACCAAGGCCGAGGCGAAAGAGATCGCGCACATGGTCGCGATGCACCGGCAGATCCAAGATGTCCGCGCCGATCAGTCGACCGAGATTAACTACGTCGTTGGCGGAAGCGGCGCACTCTCGCCGCCGCATGTAATAGCCATCGACAAGTTTGCAGGCGCCGGAGGCGGCGATAGCGGCGCCCTCGACCGTAGTGGTGCGGGTGAAGATGCCCCGCTTTAGCGCCGCTTTGCGGTCGGCCGAATGAAGGCAACCGGCTTTCCGAGCCGCATGTAGTTGCCTGCTTCGGCGCACGACATTTGAAGCTGCGAGTAGCGGCCTGAAATGCGGAAGTCGGTAAGCCCGGCTTGCGCTTCTTCCACGATCTCAACCTCGGTGTCCTCGGCCACAAGGTCGGTGAGGCGGTCAAAGGTGGTGACCGTGGCCGTGATGTCGCCCGATTGCTGAAAGAAGTCGAACAGAATGCCCTCGATGTCGTGGGCGACCACTCCCTCTTGCAGCGTGTAGGGCGACAGCGTGAGCGTCCAAGTCAGCGGACTACCGTTGTCGTCGAAGGTGTCGTTGATGAAGTCATGATTGTAGAGGTACCCGTCACTCCCTGCCATGATCGGCGAGGTGTCGCCGGATGTGAAATGCGAGCCTGACGCGCGGCCAGCGACCACGCCGACGCTTGAATAAAAGTTCGCGGTGCCCGTCACCCAGCATTGATCGTCAATCGAATAGACAACGTATCTGGTCGGGTTCGAATCTCCGTTCGTGGGATAAAACCACCAAATCTCGTGGTACTTCGGCACGTAGATGGCATTGCACTGAAAGGCGAGTGTGTCCGGCACCGCATCAAACACGTACTTGCGGATGTCTTCCACGTTCATCATCGGCTGGACGGAGCCGTTGTAGGTATAGAAATTGTCCGGGCCCATCCAATAGGCGAGGCCATCGACGGTGACCGCCGCGTCGGGACCAATCAGGCCGCAGTCGCGGCCCGCGAGCGATGAGTTGTAAAGAAACTGCGAGCCGGTGTACTGGAACAGATAGGCCGCGTTATCCGACCACACCATCGAAATGAAGGGCTGCAGCGCGCGGCCAGCGACCAACTTTGAACCGACCTGGAGCGTGCGGGCGAAGGCGGTGTTGGTGGTTGCCGGCGTCCAGGTCGTGGGGTCGCCCTGCGAGCAGACGTTGACCACCATGGCGTCGGAGAGCGCGAAGATAAAGCGCTCCGGGGTGACGAAGACAAAGCGGATGTTCGTCGGGGCGCCCGTAACCGGATTGCCGCCAAAGGTCGCGACCGCGCGCGGCCACGGTTGGGCCTGCGTTGGGTCAAAGAACCAGAGCGAGCCGCCATTATAGCTCGCGACGAGGATTTGGCCGAAGTTGTCGAGCGACCACACTCGCGGCTCGAAGAAGATCGTGCTCGAAGCGCGTGGGGTGCCCCAGGTGCCCTGGCCGTAGGGCCCGGTGCCCCAGCCCTGGCCGTAGGCGCCGAGCTCGGTGCCGACCGAAATCTCGTATTGGAAGGTGACCGAGTTGCCGCCACCGGCGCCGGTCGCGTTCGCGGTTGTCGTGGCACTGATGGTGTAATGGTTGACGTCGACCAAGGTGACAACGATGAAAGTCCCGTTCATCGTCACGTTGTTGAAGGTGGACGCCCCCGCGAAGATCGCGGTGTCGCCCACGCCTCTGCCATGGTTGACGTGGGTGACCGTGACAACGGCGGAACCGTTTGAGGTCACGAACGGGCCGATGGTCGCGACCGGCGTCGAGAAGCCCGAGCCGGTGCCGCCGATATTCGCGGCCGCGGCAGAGAGCACGTCGGCGACCGTGTAGAGATCGCCCGCCGCAGTGATGGTGACGGTCGTCACTGCGCCGCCGCCGCCGACTACGATGGTGGCCTTGGCGCCGGAGCCGGTGCCGCCGGTCAGCGGCACGTTGGTATAGGTGCCTGGGGTGTAGAGCGTGCCGCCGGTGATCGCGCCGTGGGTGAGAACGCCGCCGCGCGTCAGTGACCCGGTCGAGGAAAACGGCGTGATGTCGTTGAGCGTGAAGCTCGAATCGAAGGCGTAGAGTTTGCGGTAGGTCCCGCAGGCCGTGTAGCCGTTCTGTAGGAAGTCTTGCCAGCACAGTGTCGCGCGCGGGGTGCCCGACATGGCGGTCGAGGTGACGCGCCGGTTGCCGCCGATCTTCTGCGGGCGAGCGTGGTGAAATCTGATCTTGTCGATCGGCAGGACCCAGCGGCCCTCGGCCGTGCGCAGCGACTCGGTGACCACGGCCCCCGGCGGTGGATTGATGGGGACCGGGACGAGATTGGACATTTTACCGCCGCCGCCGGGCCTGGATCTGCCCATAAGCCCCGGTGATGGTGTCGTCACACTGAGCTACGAGGAAATAGGTGGTCGGAGAAGTGACGCTGACCCGGAGACAAATTCCGTTTATAGACGGATCAAGTCCGCTGGCGTAGTGCTGGACTCCAACGATGATTGTACCCCGCGCCATCGGCAGCACCGTTGGAATGGTGGCGCTGACAGTGCTCAATGCGGCATAACAGCTAGCGGCGCTGTCGTTGAACGCGCTTTTGAAATAACAATCCGCCCAAACGTCCCAATCCCCGGCCGGAATTGACAGCGAAGTGACGTTTGCAGGCGTGGCGAACGTCAGCGGCACAGCCGAAGCGGTCTGTACCACCGCATTCAGATATTGCCCGGCAGAGCCAGCGGCTGCGCTGCTTCCATCAGTGACGCCGGTTGCCCTCCAGGTATCGACGCCCAGAGTGGAGAAGCGCCAATCGCCAGCGGCGGCTCTATACAGGCCTGACGTGGGCTCATTGATGTTTGAGTATGCTGGTGCCGCCCCCGAACCGTCCGGCATCTGCACTTGCTGCGAATTGAACGGCAGGACGATGATGTCGTTGCTGCCGTCGCAGATGACGAGTTGCCAGCCGGAGTTTTGCGGGATCGCGGTGGAAAGAGAGCCGGACGGCGTCTTGATCTTGAGGAGGGGGGCGCCCGAGGTCTGGTTATTGACCCACCAGAATTTCGTCAGGTTGGGCACCTGGAGGGTCTGATCGGAGCCGAGTGCGCCGGTAAACACCAGCGCCGCGTAGCGGGCCTGGGAGGCGCCTGCCGGCGGCGGTGTGCCAGAGAGATCGAGCGTGCCGCCTGAAATCGCGGAAATCAGGAAGTTGGCGAGAGCGTCTTCGAAAATCTGAAAGACGTTTGCATTAGCGATGCTTCCCCAGGTGTTGTTATCGTTCCCGGTCCCCATGATGGTGAAACCGAGGGTATTTGAGAAGGTGTCAGCGGTCATGGGCTAACTCACGGGATGTAGGGGTCGAGCTCCATGCCGCGCTCGTGCATGTCGTTCTCCATCGAGATTGCTTCGATGGCTTGGACAAGCCGCGTCACGTATTTCTGGTATTCGGTATCGTCCTTCATGAACTCGGCCGCTGCCGCAAGGCAGGCGACCCGCATGAGCTTCGGATACCGATTGGTCAGGAAGTTCGTTTCGTTGGTGGTTTTCACCAGCAGCGGGAGGCTCTGGTAATAGTGGAGCCTGCAGAGCGTCGTCTGAAATGCCGGCTGGTCGAACTGAATGCGCTCGTCCCAGATGGCCCAGAAGAGCGGTGTACCAGGAACGATGGCGTCGCAAATATAGGTGACGGAAGCCCCGCCTCCCGCACCAGACCCGCTTGGTGTCGTGCCCAGGATCGAAATGTCGATCGTGAAATTGTTGGCGTCGGTGATCCCGTTTATCGGGAATGTGCCGGTGATTGTTGCCCCGTTGAAGGCCGCGGCACCAGTTGTGTAAAACACCGACGCCTGGGTGAAACCGTGGCCGGGGAGGTTGACCGACACTGTGTTCGAGGAGGCCGTGGTGGTGAACGGGTTTGTCCCCAGCGTCCCCGAAGTTTCTGTGTAATTCCGGTTGTTTTTGACGTAGGCGGCGTCTCTATGCTTTACCCGCGTATTGAAGGTCGCCATCTGCAGGTCGCCGATCGGATCGAGAAACCCGGTCGGCAGCGGCAGATAGGCTTGGTTGACCGCGAGCGTGAAGTCGTAGCTCGTCTTCATTTCACGCGTGCGCAGGCGGCCTTCGCCGTACAAAAGCGCCTGGGCCTCGTCGATCACCGTGGCGGTGTCAAGTTTTGTGTAATTGATCCAGGTAGCGATCGCGCCCGGCGTGCCCTTGGGCGCCGAAAGGCTGGTATAGGACATCGCCATGAGACTGCCCCTACTTCGTCAGCCACTTGCCCTGGACGGTGCAGAAGAACAGCGTGATGGTGCCGTTGGTGACCGTGGTCACACCGCTGCCATTCACTGTGTCGCCGCCGCCGACACCACCAAGCGCCGCGGTTGCGGCAAAGACTTGCATCGTGTGAGCGCCGTTGTTGATGACGCTGATCTGCATTCCGGGCTGTGCAGGCGGCAAGGTGCCTCCATCGTTGTTGTTGGTGACCGTGTCGAACTCGGCCATCGACGAGGTGATCGGCGTGCCGCCGGCCGCGGTCTGCGTCGTGCCGGCAGTGAGGTTCGTCTGATAGGCGACTGTGGGATAGGCGCCGTTATTGCCGACGCCGACGTCCTGAGCGGTCCAGGTAGTGAGACCGGCCTTGATCGCGGCGGCATAGAAATTGACGCAACCGCCGGGCATAACCGGGATGCCGGTCGAGCCGGAGATACCGTTGAGGGTGTCACCACTTTGAGCGGCGTACACCTGCATGGTGTTGGCACCGGCGTTGATGACCGTGACCGCGAGGCCAGGGGCGCCGAACGGCAGCGTCCCCGCGTCGCCCGCGTTGGCGACCGTGGTAAAGCGGCAGACATTGCGGTCGATCGGCGTACCGCCAGCGATGCTGTGCGTCGTGGACGCCGTCATGCTGTCGCGGCCGCCGAACACTGGATTGTTGCCGGCATATCCGATCCCGGCCTCGAACTGCTGCGGGCCGGACTCAGTTACAAAATCTACCATGGGAGAACCTCAACAGATGGCGAGGGGCGACGCGCACTCGCGCGTCACCAAAAAGCGTTGCGGAATAGGATCAGACGCTGGCGCGGCTCTCGGCCGGCGGCAGCATCTTGAGGAACTGAGGCGCCAGAGCGCTCTCATCGACCACGTTCTCGTCGAGCACGAGGTCAACCACGATCTGCGGGATCGACTGTGCAGACACGTTCTTGTGGAATTTGTCGCGCACCGCGTTCCTGATCTGGTGCGGCTGGTAGCGTTGCTCGCCCTTGAGCCACGCTGCGAGGTCGACACCGCCGCCCGGCGTTGCCCCCAGGCTGTCGGAGAATTCGTCGGCCCCCTCTTCGTCTTCGAGTCCGAAATCCTCGGCGGAAGTTTTCGCGCGCTGTTCCTCCTGCGCCTTGACCCTTGCGGTCTTGGCGGCGAGGTAGCGGCGCATTCCCGGCGAGTAGAGCGGGTGATACTTGACGGTGATCGGATTGCCATTCTTGTCGAGGCCGGCGCCTTCGAACGGCTCCGTCTTGCCGTCATCCTCGATCAGATTGTCTTGGGCGTCGAAGGGCAGGAGAATGACGTGTCCCCCCATCTTGCCGCCCTGCCAATTCACCACGCGATAGTGAGGATCGTCAGGGGTACGCTCACCGTGGCATTCGGAGAACGTCTTGCCGCGGTCAAGCCGCAGCTTCGGCTCAGTCATCGTTTGCTCCTTGCTGGAATGAAAAAGGCCCCGGACGAACCGGGGCCTTCGTGACAAGCGGCTGCGAGACCGCCTAGTCGCCGGACTTGACGCTGCCAGCGGCGCCGACTGTCTCCTGCACGGCGCTGACTCCCGTCAGCGAGTGCTTGAGGTTGGTGTCGCTACCGCGCCAACTCATGTCCTCGATCGACGAGTCGATGGGCATCACGAGCTTCACGTTGTCCATCGGCAGCGCCGTATTCAGCGTCTGCCCACGGCCGACCGAGCGCGTGTGAATGCCGTTCGACTTGCCAGAACCACCCGTGAGAGCGCCGCTGATGAAGCGCTCCGGGTTGTCCTTGCCGTAGGGGCGATTGGTCTGTGCCATTCGCGTCCTCCTGTGTGGTTTGGGGGAATTACTGCTCGAACGATTGGTCGGGACCCCGATAGGTCGGGCCGGCCACGCCCGAAACAGGCGGGGGCGCGCCTTGCGCGTCTGGTGATGCTCTGGAAAGCACGGTGTACCCGTCCTTGCCTGCGTCGCCGGTGTGAGTGGCGTCGTCGTGGACGGGCAGCGGGCGAGGATCGTGCATTCTGATCGGATCGTTCCGCTTCGTGTTTCCAAAAAACAAACCGAGGCCGCGCATGGCGTTGCTCCTGGTGAAGGGATGAGAAAGGGAGCGGCGCCCCCTTCCTCGCTGTTGCGGTGGTTGGCTTACCAGACGTTGGAACCAAGCCACTGGATCTTGACGCGCGGGATACCGCCGCCGTTTCCAGAGCCGGCGCCATTGGCCTGCAGGGTGATGACCACGTTGAGCCACACAACACCACCGGCGGTGTACGCAGTCGAGAAAGTCTGCGCGACCTCGAAGTATTGGAAGCTCGTGGAGTCGATCGCCGTCACGGCCTGTTTGTTGGCGTTGACGCTGGTCGAGCCAGTGACGCCCTGGACGCTGACGAGCATGCCGACAGTCAGATCCTTGAGCGGGGTCATGCCACCAGGGCTGCCCTGCACGTAGATGCGGCTGTGGGAAGAGTCGACGCCCTGGACGACGTTGGTGATCGTCCATCCCGATGCCGGAATGCGGCCCTTGGGGACCACGGTCCCGTAGGAGCCGCCGGCAATACCCGACGACGTCAGCGGGCCGCCGTCAAGAACGACGTGGCCGGTGTAGTCGGCGAGGGTGCGGGGCGGGTTGCCGGTGATGAGCTCGGCGGAGGCGCGATACGGGCCGGTGTTGTAGCCCGTAGCGGTAGCCGTGCCGAGGCGGTAGCGGCCGTAGGTCGTGTCGCCGGACGAGATACCGACCTGAAGCTCGGCAACCGAGGTGGTGCCGACCATCGAAGTGGTAATATCGACCATGAGATCACGAACAAATCCCACTTTGCCGCGCGGCCCTACGATGTAGCGAACAACGCTCGTGGCTGCCCACGTCGTTGCTTCCGCGTACTCGTAGAGCTCGACGTCAGAGGTTTCGTAGCTCATGTTTGTTTGTTCCTTTCCTCTCTGACGCCCTTACGCTGCCGAGTCCCAGAACACGACGCGCGCGTTCAGGGCATCGGTGTGCACAAGGCCAAAGCCTCCCAGGTAGTACCAAGCAATACCCCGCGAGCGACCGTAGTCGCCGGGGATCTTTGCTCGGATTTCCTCGGGGATGCAGATCGCTTCAGTGACGGTGTCACCGCCCATGAAGATGGCCCAGGACGAGAGATTGTTGGTCCACGCCTGCGCGACGTTGCCCCACGGATCGTAGGACGTCGCGTTTGCTGCTCCACCTTTCGGAATGAACGTCTGTTCAACGTATCTGGTGGACTCGTAACGGCCGATTTCGCCGTTAAAGATGTGCGCGAGACCCGTCTCCGTGTACTGATGAATAGTTTCTAAGCTATTCTTGAAGTTACGGAAGGTTGACGGATTCGACACGCAGACGTAGTCGTCGGCCGTGTAGGGCGGAATGTTCCGCTCTTTCATGGCGTCGACGAGCGCCTTGACATGCCCCGTGCCGAGCGCGACGTTATTTGTCACCGAGGCTGTGCCGTTGGTGTCCAAATTGATCGCGGTCGTTGATGTGCCAGACGACGGCTCCGCACGAAGAACCGTATTCTTGAACTGCAGATACGATTCGATGTCGAAGTATTTTCTGGCATCATCTTTTAGGGTCTTGTCGATGATGCTCGCGACCTGATGCTTCGCGAGAGCAACAAGCTTGCCGGTGTACGGCACGCTGTTGCCTGCTTCAAACACCGTCAACTGGTGCTGAATGATCGTGAAGCCGGTTTCAGGAAGCGGTGCGGACTCGTCGAGACGACGGCCTTGGGTGCCCACATTGCTGTAAACGTCCCAATTATACTTGTCGCCTCTGTTGAGACCTTTCTTGGTGCCATCCTCCGCGTCGCAAAGCTGACGCATCTTCGTGAGGGGCTGTACCTGCTGACGAAGCACATCGCTGAGCTCGTCAGAGTACATGTAGCCACCCTCGGTGGGGATAGCCCAGAGTTGTCCTGCCATGGGGCAAGCTCCTTCTCTGCTTGTCCCGTTTGTTTGGTGTTAGATGCCGAGAACCTGACCGCGCTTGCCGGCGCGATTCGCTTTCATCTGTTCGACGATTGCGGATCGGTCGCGCGGCGCGGCGGCCGCTTGCTGCGGCTGTCGTGGCACTGCTGAACGGGACGGCTGTGGCTGGATGGCCTCGCGTCTTGCATCGCGATTGACGACGATGCGCGGCGCGCCGCGTTGCGGGTCCGGGAGTGCCGGATCGGCCGGGGTTGCTGGTGCTTTGATCCCGCGCCATTCACCCACGGCGCGCGCAGCCTCGTTCAAGAGAACGTCAGGCGGACGCACGGCATGGCCGTTTGCACGGTAGTACTTGTGGGCCGAGGCGATGTCGGCTGGTGTTGTCGCTCGCCCTTCCACAAGGTTGGCGGGATCGAGCCCAAGCGCGACCAAGTCTTCCGCTTGCAAGTCGTACATTTGCCGCTCAAGAGCGGCCTGTGCGAGCTTGTCGGTCGCGAACTCGGGGTGGTCCTTCTTGAAGCTGTCGAGCACCTTCGCCGTGCGCGCACCGTCATCACGCATGCGCTCATTGACGAGGGCGTTCTGAACCTCTTGGCGGACCTGATCCGGTTTTGCTCCCGCCATTCCTGCGATGGTGTTTCGCAAGAGGTCGCGGGCTTGTGCCGGATCGTCGCCGAACTGGATTGCCTCGATCAGCTTGGCGATCTGCTCGTCCTGGTTTTGGGCGGCAGGGTCAGGCTGTGGCTGTTCGGCTGGTTGCGTCTCTGGGGCGGCTTGGTGACCGTCCTGGGCCGGACGCGAAGCCCTAGTTCTGATCGAGGACTCAAGCTCGTTGATCTCCTTGAGCTTGGCCTTTGCAGCGTCGAGGATGTTGTCAGAAGCGAGCGCGATCTGCGCGTGCTTGACCAAATCCTCCTGCGATAATTCCATTTCCTTGCCGTTGACCTTGACCTTGAAGGTCGGCGGCGCGCGCTCTGGTTGATCAGGGTGCGCCAGATTTGGCGTACCCTCCGCACTTGCGACACTTGCGTCATCGGAAGTGTCTGGCGCGTCTGGGTTTTCCGGTGCCAACGGTTCGGCACCCGCTGCCTGTCGGAAGTCCTCCGGTAGGCCGCCGGAGCGCACGAAATCTTGGATGTCGTCGGTCTCGGGCTCATTCCTCTCGGCGCGGAATCGCGCGGTGATCGCGGCGCGCGTGTCGTCGTGCTTGCTGCGCACGGTCGGTGCCGGGCGTCCGGTGCTATCTGGCTGGGTTCCGGTGCTATTTGGCTGCGCGCCTGCGCCTGGATCTTGCGGCGAGCCGTCACCGGGCCCGAGTACAGCCTCAGTCTCGCCACCTGGAATCGGCCCCTGCGCCCCCTTTGCTCTTGTGTCCGCCTCTGCGGCCTGTGCCGCCTGCTGCGGCGTGTTCTGATGCGGCGTAACAACGGTGTCAGGCATTGGGCTCCCCAAATGAAAAAGGCCGCCGGAATGGCGGCCTCTGCGTTCTTGGTACAGGTTCTTGGTACAGGTTTAGTCGGACCAGGACGGCGCGAGATTAGGACGCTATGAAGTTGTGCGCGCCTGCAAGGTGTCCGTATTCAAACAGATCGTATTTGATCATGCCCGCATCGGTGATGATCTCGATGATGACAATCGGCATCTGAGCAAGGTTGTCGCCAGCCATGGTGTTGTCGTAGTACCATTCCAAATAACCGAAGATCCAATCGCCTACGGCCATGGCAGGAAGCGAATCGCCAGTTACTGAGCCCGACCAAGAGCCGGCCGACCAGGATCGCACCCCCGCCGTCTTCACGTTCACGCCGAGGGTGCGGGCATACCCCACGAACGCGGGGGTGTAGCCCTGAAGCGAGTCGCAAAACAGATTTTCGGAGCCGTTGGCGCCGGTGTAGGCCCGCAGGACGTTGATATTGATCGACGTAAGCGTCCCTCGGACCTGCATGTTGTTCGTCGCGCCGAGGAGCGGGGACACGTTCCCCGTCAATACAATGTGCCCGTAAGTGAAGCCAGGACCCCCGTCGCGGCTCGGGTTGCTGCCCATCTGCCAGTTCTGAAGGAGGTGGTGACCGCGGCAATTCTTGACTGTGATCTTCGGATAGGGATGGACCGCGATGATAGAGGGCAACGGGAAAGCGCTGGGCAAGCTGCCCTGCGTCCAACTCGGCAAGCTGGTCAGCGTGGTGTCGATCAAGATATTTCCGGTGCCAGCGACGCCCGGCGTATCGCTGCGCACGTTCAGGACCGTGAAGAACGGCGGACTTTGAAAGAACCCGCCCTCGGAAAACGCGCACCGCACCCCAGGAGCCGCCCACGGCACGAGGCTGGCGGGGCCGGTATTTGGTATCGAAAAAGTGCCGTTGGAAAACGTAAATGCAGAAATGTTGTTGGCATTTCCGAAGGAGTTTCCCCATCCCGTGAAGCTGATCACGTCGACGTAGCTGTTCTCGATATAAATGCTTTCAAAGGGACCGTTGCTGCGCGGCCCCGGCGTCAAATTGCCGATATAGGAGTCTCTGATGTAGGTGTCCTTCGGCGTGCCGTTGAGATTGCCGATGTTGCAGCCGTCGATGATCAGTTGCTGCACTGACGAGCTCTGGAATAGAAGGGTGTTGTAGTAGCCGGTGATCTCGCAATTTCGGAACGTCAGCCGCTCGATGCACTTGTCGACCTCGATGTCGCCGCCCCCCTGGATGAGGCAGTTCTCGAAGGTGATGGACTTTGCCTGTGACGGTATCGGGAAGTTGCTCGATTGCAGCCCCGGCCATTTGCAGTCCCGATAGTATTTGTTCATGACGGGCGGCATGTCGCTACCGCCGAGGAAGGTCACGCCAAAGCAGGAAACGTCGCACTCCCACTGGCCGCCGAACATCTTAGTCATGTTCCAGACCGTGGCCGGACCGCCTTCATTCACGCCGAAAGAGTTGGCCGTGTATGCCGGATAGGTGGACAAATACGGACCACCTCGCAGATAACTGTTTAAGAAAATCACGCCGCCGCTGACGGTGGTTACCTGTACGAACTCCATGAAGTACGGATTAGGAGGGATGCCGCCGGCCTCGATGTCGAGTGCGCCTAGCAGCAGCCAATCACCCACGCTGAATTTTGAAGCGTCGCCGGAGTTGACTAGAGTCAGTTGAGTACTGTTCTGGCCGGCGCTCTGCACTAGAGCGGAGTTTGCTGCCCCATATTGATCATTGGTTCCGCCGAACTGGTTCAGGTTCCCGCTCAGCGACGCGCCGTAGCCAAAGATGGTGAGCTTCTTAATTCCGCGCCACAGGCCGTTCGAGTTTGAAACTGAGGTGTACGTGCCCGGCGGAATATAAAGAGCGACTTCTTTGCCCTGATAGGCTTCGGTAAAGGCCTGGAAAGCGGCGCCATCATCGCCACCATTGCCCAGCGCGCCGAAATCTTTGATGTTCACCAAGCCGCCCGAGATCGCACTGGGGTTGACGTAAGTGAGCGGCGTCCAAAGAACGATCTGCGAGATCGGCGTGAAGCCGGCTGGAAGCGTCAATCCGGTGGCCGTTGGGTCTACCGTGGCCCCGTCGCCGTTGCGGGCGAACTGCCCGATGATCCGCGATGTCGTTACGTTTATAGTAAAGGTTACGCCGCCGGTGCCGGCTCCCGGATCGTTGGCGGGATCACCATTCCAGCTTCCGCCGGGGGGCTTGACCCAAATCAGCTTCGCGACCGGATCAACCGCGACGTAATAGGTCCCGTTCGGGGTTGACCCCGTGTTTCTGTGTCCGTTTGGCGCTGGTGGCTGGGCGTTGTTTTCAAAGTAGTAGTAGCCCGTGCCGTCAGCATAGAACCCAATCCCGAGTCCGAGGTAGTCGAGAAACATCGCATTGCCGGTGGGATTCCCGTCAATGCCGATGCCGAACCCGGAACTGCCGTCGAGCACGGTGAAATTCTGACCGATGGCGAATACATATTTCTGAGCGGTTGGAAGCGTGCTTGCGCTCCTAACTCCCGCTACGCCCACATCACCCGTGACGATATTGGGATACGCGGCGTCTGATCTCTGCGCCGTCAGATTGGAATTAGAAAAGATGACGGCCGGATTCGAGAGGTTGGGCGACCACGCAAAAGACGGTATCCGAGCTAGCGAGATCAGTTGCGTAGTCGGGTTCCACCAAAGCTGCCCGGCCTGCAGAAAAACTGGCGCTATGGTCGAGATCGTAATACCGCCGCTGCCTGCGCCCGCGCCCGCATAGAGCTCGGTGAGCATTGCGTTCAGTTTGTCGACGGCCTCATTCCACTTGTCGCCGAACTCTTGGCCGAGGCCAGTGTTGGGGCCGCTGAATGGCTCGACAAGGTTCTTGTTGATGGTCTGCCGGGCCATGGCACGCGCCCTAATCAGACCAGGACGTCGGATAGCCCCAGAAGCGATACCAGTCCGCCTTGAGCGTCTCGTAGAAGATGCGGTTGAGTGCTGCCGCCCATGGCGGCGTGCCGCCGCTCCCGGCGTTTCCGCTCACGAAGATCGGCTGCTCTTTGATGTCGAACTGATTGTCGGCCCCGAGTCTGATCCCCTTGAACGTGCCAACGCTGGAGCCAACGCCGATATGGGCTTTGGTAGCACCGATCGGGAACAGCGTGCCGCAGTTGACGAAGTCGCAGAAGTCAACCGCGACGTTGAGGATGTTCTGCCCGGCCCACGCCGGCTCCAGGTCGAGGTTCGACTGCCCGGCGTTGGAGAACGTGCTGTTGGTGATCTTCACCCCATTGACGTCGATCAGCGACGCGTTCTGTCGGTAGTTGCTGTCGAACACGACGTCGTTGATCGTGAGGTTGCTGGCGCCGATGGCTGTGAGGCCGTCACCGAAGCATTGGCTGACGGTCAATCCGCCGTTGATCGTGACGTTCTTCGCCGCCGGGCCAAGGCCGATGCCGAAGCCCCACTGCCCTGCCGCGCCGCGAACGACGGGGTTTCCTGCGCCGCGGTCGCCGATGATCTTGCCCTTCCCGGTGATGACAAGGCCGTCCACGTTCTGCGCGAGCAGGATGACGTAGTGATCGGCCGCATTCGGGATGGCCTGGAGCGTGCCGTCGATCTGGAACGTGATCCCCGACTTCAGGGCGATGCCTGTGCGGCTGCTATAGTAGAGAGTTGGGCTGGCGATCGGGTTGATCCGGCATGTCGTGGCCTCCGGCACCCGCACGGTGTCGCCAGCTTTCGCGGCGTTGACCGCCGCCTGGACCGCCGCGGTGTCGTCCGTACCGGCGCCATAGACGTTTATTACAGACATTCGCCCGCTCCTTTTATGCTCCGCCGGAGCCCGGTGGCTCGTCGATCAGCCCGAGATCGACCGCGACGCTCTGCCCGTCCGGCCCCTGCTCCATGAGAATGTCGAGCACCTCCTGGCGCTCTTTCTCGGTCATGTGCTGGTCGACGTTGACGCCCTCGTTGATGAAGGAGCGGACCTCCCGCATGAAAATATCGTAGGCGCGCACGCGAGCCTGAAACTCGCGAAACTCCTTCGCCTCGTACTCCTGATCGACCAGGGCTAGTGCGGCGAGGGCTTCGGCGGCCTCGCCGCGCAGGCGCCGGTAGACGTGCACGAACCAGCCCGGCGCGAGACTGGAAATCTCCGCTTCGAGTTCGGCGCTGTCTTTGATCAGTTTGAGTTCAGCAAGCGACGCAATCGGGTCGTCCGCCATCTTAGCGCCCAGGCTTCGGCGGTATGTGCTGGTAGCGTTTTGGGTCGTAATGCCTGCTCAGCATCCTCGCCAAACCTCGTTCCAGTTGACCGTCAGTCATCTGGTCGACGGCACTCCAAATCGTGTTGGCGCCTTCGGCGCGAGTCCCTTGGTCGAACCATCTGCGGATGTCGTGATGCTCGATGTGACTGAGTATTTCTTCGTAGATACCCTTCTCGCTCATCATCCAAGCTTTGTTGGCCTTCTCGCTCATCCTCCCCCTCCTTTGATCCCCAGGGCCGCGAGCGCGCGTAGCGCGTCGGCCATGTCGTCTTCGTCTGTGTTCTGCTGCTGCGCCTGGGCGGCCTGGAGCGCGCGCACCGCGGCGATTGCGTCGCCGAGCTCACGGGCGTCGGCCATCTGCCGTGCGAGGCCTGCCGCATCCGGCGGCGTGTATTCGCGGAACGATGGCAGGCCGGCCGAGGTGACGATGCGCGGCGGTCCGCGGAATATCTCTTGCGGCGGAGGCTCGACCGGCGCGCGTGTGCCGGGCACCTGCGCGTTGCGGCGCCGCTCCTCTTCCCACTTGACGCGGTCCCAGATCGGCCAGACCGGCGGCTTACGCTCCTCGACGTCCCACGGCGGCTGCGGGAATTGCTTCGGCAGGACGCGCTTGCCGCCGCCAGGAACGAGTGCGGCCGGGAAGATGACTACCTGCGGCGGCCAGCTTGCCCACTGCTGCTCGATCGCCGGGAACGGCTTGGTGAACCGATCGACCTCGTAGCCGCGCCAGCCGTCAGGAGTGAAGAACTTGACGAATTCCGGCAGCCACGCTGCCCATTGCTGTTCGTGGGCCGGCGGATAGTGCTTGGTGAAGACGTCAACTTCGTAGCCGCGCCATCCATCCGGGAGGAGGCTGACAATCTTGCCTTGCGGTGTGAACGAGGACCATTGCTGTTCGCTTGCTGGCGGATAGTGCTTCGTGAAAGCGTCGGTCTCAAACCCGCGCCAGCCTTCCGGCAAGGTGCTGAAGATCTTGGTCTGTGGGAACCAACTTGCTTGGGAAATAATGAAGATGCTGTGGAACGCCACGTCGCCCGACATGACCGGAACGGGCACGATACTGGACGACACAGTCGGCCAAGCGTCCCACTTCTGATGGGCGACCGGGAACGGCTTCGCGAATATGTCGGTCTCGAAGCCCCGCCAACCTTCCGGGAAGGCGGTCGCGACGATCACAATCTTCTGTGCCGGCCATGGCGCCCATTGCTGTAGCGCGACCGGGAACGGCGTGACGAAGCGGTCTACCTCAAAGCCGCGCCAGCCCTCCGGGAATACCGAAGTGATGGTGCCGCGCGGCTCGAAGGCCTGGATATTCTGCTGCAGCGCCGCCGGGAACGGCTTGGCAAATCGCGGCGGCGGCTCGTTCCACGCTGTCAGAACCGTGTTGTACGGCGGGATTGTCGGCCAGGAATCGAAGCGCTGTTGTGCGGCGGCGAGCGGCTTCGTGAACCTGGGCGTCACCTCCTGCCATGCAGTGAGCACGGTGTTGTAGGGAGGTGTCGCCGGCCAGGAATCCCATTTCTGTTCGCTGGCCGGCGGGAATGCCTTGGCAAACCGATACTCGTGGGAGCCGCGCCAGCCCTCGACGAAAACGACGGTGCCGATCGTGCCTTGGGGCTCGAAAGCATCCCATCGCTGCTGTGCCGCGGGCAGTGGTGCCTTGAGGGCGTAATCGAGCTCGAAGGAATAGAAGTCGTTGAAGACCGGCGGCGTGAATGGCACCAGCGAAGTCTGCTGGTAGATGACGTAGTAGTCTGAGAACACACCGTCATCGAGGCCGCGCCAGCCTTCGGGGAACGCGACGGTGGCCGAAACCTGCTCTGCCGGCCAGCAATCCCATTGCTGCCGGGCCGCCGGAACCGGGCTCTTGAAAGCGTAGTCGAGTTCGAATGAGTAGTAGTCGTTGAACGTCGGGGGCGTAAACGGCACCAAGCTAGTTTGCTGGTAGATCACGCACAGGTCAGAGAAAACGACATCGTCGAGGCCGCGCCAGCCTTCAGGGAAGGCCACGGTGGTTGGGAACGGGACAAAACTATCCCATCGCTGCTGCGATGCCGGGAAGGCGACCTTGAATAGATCGACCTCGTACCCGCGCCAGCCCTCGAATGGAACGGAAATTACCGCTCCCTGGGGCTCGTATGCGTCGAATTTCTGTTCCGCGATCGGGAACGGCTTGGCGAACTTGTAGTCCTGCTCGACCCAGGCCGTGAGCGCAGTGTTGAATAGGCCGAACGGCCATGCGTCCCAGCGCTGCTCGGTCACCGGGAATCGCGGTGCGAACCGCGGTGTCAGTTCTTCCCAGGCCGTAAGCACGGTGTTGTACGGCGGCAGCGAGGGCCAGGAATCGAACCGCTGTTCCGAGGCGGCAAATGACTTGGCGAACCGCGGCGTGAACTCTGCCCAGGCGGTCAGGACCGTGTTGTAGGGTGGCTGTGCCGTCCAGGACGCCCATTGCTGCTGCGCCGGGTTGAGCGGCGGTATCTTGTTGGCGTCTAGTTGGATACCGCGCCAGCCTTCGGGGAAGATGCTGACGATGGTGCCCGCGGGCTCGAAGCTCTCCCACTTCTGTTGGGCTGCGGCGAGCGGCACCTTGAAGGCATCGGTCTCAAAGCCGCGCCAGCCTTCCGGATTGACGACGGGGGTCGACACCGCCGGCACCACCAAGGTCGAGGCTTGCGATATAACAAAAATGTTATGAAAGCAGACATCACCGCCCATCGAGGGTACGGGGACGGGCGTCGGCGGCAACGCGATGAAACTGGTTGTCTGAACGATCACCGGCAACGTAACGACAACGTCGCTGACAATCTCAGGCGCAAGGCCCCCAGGTGGCGTCGGTGGCGGTGGTAGTATGCTGCCGATCGGGTAAAGGACTATACGCATTTTCCCGACGCCTTAATTAGTAAGCGATGATCGGGGAGCGGCGGATCAAACCTCCCATTTGGCTGCTGAAGCTCTGGAGTGGGGCTGGCACTATCGGCGAATAGGTGAGGACGAGGATGCCGGCGCCGGCATTGAAGGCGCCTGCTGCATTGGTTCCGAAGTTGCCGACACCACCTGAGCCACCGCCGTACAAACCGCCGTTACCGGGTTTGCCCGCATTGGTCGCGCCACCATTTCCACCCGATCCGCCGCCGCCGCCGCCTGGGCCGGCCGTTGCCGAGTTGGATGTCTGGGTCCAGAGATTGTTGGTCGCTCCGTCGCCGCCTGCGCCGTTTGTGGACGTGCCTGCATTGTTGAATGGGCCACCACCACCGCCGCCAGATCCCGTTCCGGCCGTGCCAGCCGTACCAGCCCCGCCGGGGCCGCCGGCTGCGCCGCCAGGGCCGCCTCCTGATCCACCTTGGCCGTTGCCTCCAGTTGTCCCGGATGAGTTGGTAGTGTTCCCTTGAGCGACACCGATTGATCCACCATTCGAGCCGCCACCGCCTGCGCCGCCGCTGGATGAGGAGGTAGTATCTCCGGTGGTCGATCCGCCGGCCGCGCCTACACCGCTAGGACCGCCCGCACCACCGCCGCCGGAGCCTGGTGAAGCATTGGCCGTTGTCGCAGCACCGCCAGCGCCGCCATTGTTGTTGGCTGTTGTGCCTGTGCCGCCTGAACCGCCAGCCGGTGCCGTGCCACTATTGAATGTCGCGCCACCTCCACCAAAGGCTTTAGTGCCTACAGTTGCGTTGTCGTCTTTCAATATCTGAGTGAAGGTGCCAGCAGTTCCGTTAGTGCTGTATGATCCGGGCCCGCCAGCGCCGATTTGACAGGTGCGTGTAGCTCCCTGTGTGTAAGCTTGGTTCTGGTTTTTCCGATATTCGCCGCCGCCACCGCCGCAAGGAAACGAGCCGCCGCCGCCAGCGCCTACGCATTCAACGAAATTATTCGCCGAGTTCCAGTCACTCGGAATTACCGTAGTCAGGCCGCTGGTGATGAAAACAACGGTTGCCATAGGTTAAAGCCCAACAAAAAGCCGCCCGGAGGCGGCTCGAAATGGGAAGCGGGCGTTCTTTTTAGGGCTTTGGAATAACTGTTGCAGGAACAGTCTTTGGCAGTGCCGTGCCTTTGTCGCCCGGAGTGCCGGCGGGTATCGTAAATGCCGGAGCAGTGAACAATCCGGTAGCCGGGTTAAACGTGCAGCCAATGGTGATGAGCGGCGAGTAGCACAGCGCTATCGTGAAGCCGGCCGGCGCGGAATCAATGGCGGGGTCGGCGGCTACAAGCTGCTGCACCGTGTTCGTGCCGTCGATGAGGGCACAAGTCAGTTGCGGCGGCGCGACGCCGGTCGCGGTCTGAATTGCACTTATCCATTGCGGATACCCGTCGGCGCTTACCGCATTTGGCGGCACCGACTGGATCAGCGCAGACTCGCCGGGGAGCAAAGGGTGCAAACTCGGTGGCGTGAGCGAGTGCCCGACAATGACTGCCGGGGTTGTGCCGTCCGGCATTGTTCCGAGAGAAATCTGGCCTTCGTCATCAGCAATGGTGCGCCGGTGCATCTTCGATGCCGTCGCGTAAACAATCGCATACGACGCAGCCATGATTGTCCCTTTGCAGATCGCCGGCCTGGGACTACCAGTACGGGACCATGATCGTCTGGTTCCTTAGGCGGACGAGTTGGTCTGCTCCGTCGTGAAACATTCCCGCCCAAACAATGAGGGGGTTGAAGGTGATGCCGATCAGGCCGCCGGCACCCGTGCCACCCGCGGGAGCGGTTGTCATTGTCCCGTTGGCTGAGCCCGATCCGGCACCGCCGCCACCGTAATTTCCTCCATTCCCGCCCTTCAAAACGGAAGTGGTCGTCGACGATCCGGTGGCGCCAGAGCCGCCGCCGCCGCCGCCCGCGCCATGCGTGCCGTCATAGGTGGTGTCAGAGCCTCCATTGCCGCCTGTATTCGTGGTGGTTGCGCCGGAAGAACCGTTTGATCCTGATGCGCCGCCGCCTATGGTGCCGTTGGCCCCGGTCGTGCCGCCGCCAGTACCAGCGCCAGCGCCGCTTGTTCCTTGGCCGCCATTAGCGCCGGTCGTCGTCGTGGAGGTTGTGCCGGCGGTCGACGAGCCACCATTTGACCCGCCACCGCCACCGCCACCGGCGTTGTTCACGCTTGAAGTATTGCTGCCTCCGGCCTTGCCGCCGCCTACGGAGCCAGCCGCGCCACCGCCGCCGCCGCCGGGGGCATTTGTGCCCGTGCCGGTGGTGGACGTGCCACCTTGTCCGCCGGTTTGCGAAACGGCGGTATAAGTTACGGCAGGTGACCCGTTGGTAACCCCGGCGCCACCGGCACCGCCTGTCGCTGTCGTGCTGGCGGCCCCATCAGGTCCCGCGTTCCCGCACTGCGCTTCGTAGGTGTTTGTTGTTGTTGTGCCCTGCCAAAACGTAGCGAGGGTGTTTTGGTCGGCGGTGTTCGTATTTTGCGCGGCAATGGCGAACGCCGTGGTGGAGGAGAGAATGCCTGCGGACCATGTCAGCAGATAAGACCCACCTCCGCCGCCACCCGCCGCGCCACCTCCAGCCGTGGCGCCGTTGCCGTTGTGGCCGTTTCCACCCTTGCCACCAGAGCCCACTAACTGGACGGTATGCCCTTGCTCCTGGAAACTATTTACCTTGGCCCAGGGCGATGAACTTGCCGAGGTGAGAAAGACCTGCGCCATTTCTCACCCCATTACGATCGCGTCCGTGTCCATGCTGCGCTTGAAGTGCGGGTTCTCGGTGCAGCGGATCAGGTACATCTTGATTGGTAGTTGTTCGAGGACCGCGGGATCGTTGCGCGATCTGATCCATTCGCCGACGCACCGCTCGATGGTTGCTATCAGCCATGGAATTTTCTCCCACGGCACCGGCTCCTCGACCTGCAGGCCCTCGATAACAAAGCAGAGTTCGTCGATGCGGGTGTGGTGGCAGAAGGCCTCTTTCTGATCCACGACGAAGCGCAAGCCGCCGTAGGGATCGAGGATGCCGCAAACGTCGCTCTTCATTTACCCCGAGGCCAGACTGATGATGCGCTGGATGATCGAGGGAAAATTCACGCCAAACTGCGCCCAGATCGGCAGCACATACGGCGTGAGGTTGATCGGGTTCGACTGGTCCGCGATCAACCCGTAGTAGATCGCTGGCATCATCGTCAGATCCTCAGAAGCTTCCAGGGGAAGGTGCGGCCGGTGCCGGCCTGCTGGTTCAGCGTGACCTTGAGCGATTGATCGCTCGCGATCGGCGGGCTGATCTTGTGATCGTTCAGTTGGTTGTGCTGGTAGGTGCCCTTCCAAGCCTGGGTGAGCGCGCCGCCGTTGAGCGTGACCGTGTAGATGCGCACTTCCAGGAGATCGCCGTTCACCAGATTGGTAACGTCCACCTCAAAGACGAAGGTGGCGTTGTTGCTGTCGGTGACCAGCGTCGTTTCCGAGCCAATCGAAAGCGCACCCGTGGTGCCGCTGGAGGACAGGGTCCACGCCATCGCTGCCAAACCTGAGTTTTAGGTGTTTGCTACTGATAGATGCCGTAGACAGAGACATCTATCGTGGAGGAGCCGGAGCCAGTTTGACACCGCGCCCACAAGTTGGTGCCGTTGGGGACTGAAATGAAGTACGGCCCCCAGGAGGCTGGCAACGGCGCCGCATAAGCCACGTTGTCCCAAAAACCGGCGACGTCAGGGATGATGACTTGCTGTGAGCCGCCCGCACCGAGCGCAATATCCAAAAGGAAGTGGGTGTCCGTAGAGGGCGACACTTGGTTGTCCAGGCCAATCAGAAGGCCCATGTAATCGCGTGCCGTCACGCCAAGACTGGTGTAGCTGCCTTTTGTGTTGGAGGCGCCAGCGGTGATCGTGGTGCCATGGCTGGAAGCGGTGAGGGCACCGATCGAATCTACGCCCGCGGCGCCTTCCATCTGCGTGAAAGAGCCATCGAATAGCTGGACAGCCACGTTACAGCCGGCCGAGGCGGTGTTGGATTGGCCGCGGGCCGAAATCCTGGTGCCGGCTGGCACCGTGATCGGGAAGAAGTAGAACGAACAGATTTCGTTAACAAAGGCCGCGCAACCGGCCAGATTATTGACGACGACTTTCTCGGATGCGGCGGCGCCTATGGCAATGTCCACTAGGAACGTGCCGGTGCCACTAGTGACGTCGATGGTGACGCCCATCCAGCAGGCGTCGAATGCGGTTGAGGCTATTAGAGTAGTGTAGGCGCCTTTGGTGTTGGTCGAGCCAGATGCAGTGATAGCAATGCCAGAGCTTCCGGCGGCTAAAACCCCGGATTTGCCATTGCAAATCTCAAGGCCGAGAGGAAAACCGCCCGCCATAACAAGCCCCGCGATGTAAGAGAGATCAGGTTTTGCCGATGTCAGTCCAAAGCATCTGACCGGCTTCGATGCGCTTCAGCTTTTCCTCGAATGGGTCACATACGCCAGTAGCCGCGCACCGAGGGCAAATAAGCCCATCGAGGTAATTCGTCCCCCCGTGGATTCGGCAAAAACCGCCGACATCAGCGGGATCGGCGAAGGGCGGGACGAACACGGCTTTCTGGCAGTGCGCACAGACGAAGCCGTCCGATTCCTTGACCCGTTGCTGTCCTTTGGATCGCTGTGGGTCATCGTCGGTCTGTATGAAGTAGAAGCCGGTGCGTCTCATGGCCGTAGGATCTTCGAGGCCGGCGGTTGCTGCTGGAAGAACCTCAAGGTCGGATCGCCCTTGGGGACGCACACGACGTTGATGCCCGCCGGAATGAACTCGTAGTTCTGCCCGAGGTGAAACTTGAGCACATCCATGCCGCAGACGTGGTGCTCGATCTGTAGCACCGGCTTGAACCGCGCGATCGTCTCGCGCGCGCCGCGCAGCGCCTTCGGCTCCATGCCCTCGATGTCGAGCTTGAGGAAGTCGAGACGCGGCAGCTTCAGCGCGTCGATCGCCATCTTCCTGACCATCACCCTGCGCATCGGTTGGGCGCCTGGATCACATTCGGCGTCCATGTGGCAGCCGCCGGAATTGTGGGGGGTTTCGCAGTCCCACTCCGGGATCTCCGCCTCGCCCGGCTCGGCGTCGAGGATTGCTCGGAAGGCGCGGGCGTTCGTACAGTTGTTGATCGCGATATTGCCGCACAGAGCGTAGAAGACGCGCTCCTGCGGCTCGATGGCGATGATGTCGCCCCAGCCGCGGATGGCGTTGGCCCAGGCGACGGTGATGTAGCCGATGTTCGCCCCGCCATCGACTACCATCAGGTGTGTGTTTCGCGTCTGCTTGAGCGCCTGCAAAATCTGTATGCCCGCCGCGATTTCGCGGATTTCGCAGTCGCCGTTCTCAAGGATACAGGCACCCCCGCCCAGGCCCTCGTGGTTGGTGTCGTAGTCGAGGCGATTAACGATCAGCGTGCCGGTGTCGGCCGCCGCGAGCACAAACGAGAGCTTGCGGTTCATGCCCGGCCCGCCATGACAGCGGTTGCATGGGCGTGGGCGACTAGAAACATCCCCGCAAAGGCGGCGCCTTGGCCGAATTCATCAACCTGGAGGAGTTTCGCCGCCGCCGAAAGAAGTCCAGCCGAAACAGTGGCCAGACAAAAAGGCAACGCGACGTCGATCAACTTCCTCATAGCGCCTCGATCTCGATGACTTCCTCGCCCGCCTGCTGCGTGCCGTTGAGCATCGGGAAGAAGGTCTGATCGTCGGCGGCGACGGTAAGGACGAGCTCGTTCTTGCGGCGGGCTGCCTTGAACATGTCGCCGGCCCAAACGCGGGCGATGGCGTCTTTCAGTTTCTCGGCCACGACTTCGGCGAGCTCATCCGGCGAGCACGGCACCTTAGTTATCGCCGGCTGGTTCGGATCGGGCTGAACAATCCACTTCGCGTCGAACGAAGTCTCGCCCTCGCGGATCGGCCGCCACAGGTCCTCTTTCTTGACCTTGTAGCCGGCCTCGGTGCAGCCGCCGCGCGAGGCGGTGTAGCAGATGCGGATTTCGTCGCCCTCAACCAGGGCCACGGGCTTCACGCGAGCAAAGATGGTTTTCACAGGTTTTCCAGCGCGAGTTTCACGTTTGCGATGACGCTGTCCCAATCGCCGAGCGCGGGCTGACGGAAGACCTTCATCGAGGAGTACCAGATCGTTTCGTTGTCCTCGCGCATCCACGGCCAGTAGCCGTTGAAGCGCACGAGGTTCCAAACAGACTTGCCGAGCGCGCCGGCGAGGTGCGCGACCGCGGTGTCGACCGTGATGACCAGATCGAGGTTCTTGATGAACTGCGCAGTGTCGTGCAGGTCGTCGATCAACTCGACAAAGTTGGCGATCGGCATATCGCGCGGGATGTCCGCCTTCGGCACCTGCAGCGAGACGAAGGTGACGCCCTTGATGCCCATGAGTGGGCGGAGCATTTCCAGCGGAATCGACTTGGCGCTGGCAGAGGCCTCGGTCTCAGGCTGTAAAGGGCGGCGCCCACTCGACCAGCACAGGCCGACGCGCAAGCGCTCGGGCAGCGCCGCCAGCCGCTTAGCAAACTCGTCGGGCTGGTCGCCGTATCTCGGCTGCGTCGTAAGATAGGGGAAGGGCCGAATGTCGGCCGGCCCCATGCCAAGCAGTCGCGGCACGTCGAGCAGCGGGCACGAAAAGTCGATTGCCGCAGGGTCTTTGTACTGGTCGCCGCTGGCAAGGACATCGCTGCTGAATGACGCCTCGGCAAGCCGCTTTGCGGTTGGCCTCACTTCGAGGATAATGCGGGCGAAGGGGTAGCGCTTCTGGACATCGTCAACGAAACGCAGCGCCATGATCTCATCGCCGTATCCCTGCTCGGAGAAGAGCAGGATCTGCCTGTCGTCGAGGTCTTGGCCCTCCCAAGGCTTGAAGGTTCGGAACGGGCGAGGCGGGAACGGCGTGTCGAACCAGCGCCAGTGGTAGTTTTCGAACCCCTCTCTCCAGCGGCCAAGCGCGAGGTAGATCACCCCCAGCTTGACGCGGGCATCCTGGTTATGAGGCTCGATCTCAAGCGCGGCCTCGAACTCCTTCGCTGCCGCATCAAGCTCCATGGTGTGGGCGAACATCCCCCCACAGAGAATGTGCGGCGTAGCGGTGTTCGCGAGTTCGAGCGCACGCTGGAACGACAGCCGCGCCGATTCCCACATGCCGTTTTCGGCGAAGGCATAGCCGCGATTCGACCAGACGTCTGGCTGGTCCTCGCGGATCGAAAGCGAGCGGTCGAAGTAAACCAGGGCGTCGAAGAACCGGCGCTCCTTGAGCAGGCAGATGCCGCGGACATGCCACGCCTCTGCGAGCTCGGGTTTCACCCGAAGCGCCTGGACGCATAGGTCGCCAGCCCGTTCGAAGGCACCCGCCTTCAACGCGCTGACCGCCAACTCCAGGATCTGGTCCCCCCGCCATGTGACCATGGCGGGAGGGTTACCAGTGGGCCACTTAGCAGCCGGTTAACGCTCCGGCGGCCTGTGAGCCCTTATTCCATGAAGGTGATCTGGGTCGCGATCGAGGTGTTGTAGTTCGCCGAAAGCTGACGGCAGTCGAAGCCCGCCTGGGCGGTCGCCGCGATGATCAGGAATTGCGATTCCTGGGCCGCGATCCAGCGGGTGGTGCCGCGCTGGTTGAGGCCGAAGTTCATCACCGAGGAGTTCGCGGTAACGACGGGGTCGGTCGTCAGGTTGATGGCGACTACCGCTTGGCAGGCCGCATCGGCCGGGTCGGTCGGGTTCGGGGTGAACGCGGTGCCGGCGAGGCCGGTCGTGGTCGTGAACCGCGACACGTCAAGCTGGATCTGGGTATCGGTCGCCACCGGGTTTTGCACGGCGCCGGCGATGACCTCGTACCATTTTGTACGACGCGGGGTGGCCGACTGCCATTGAGCAGCGGAGCCCTTGTAGGACGACGACATGGTCGCCTGGAAGGCCGGAATTCCGTAGGTAGCCATTGGGATACTCCCGAAAACGAAAAACCGCCCGGAGGGGCGGCTTCTCAGGTCAAGGATGGCGGGCGACAGCGATTCGCCGCCGCTAGGAAAATCGCAGCGCGGCCATCCGATACGCGCTATGCGTTGAAGATCAGGTCGTCACCAATTCCCAAAGCCCGCAGGCGGCGTGAAGGCGTAAGCTGATTGTCCAAAGTTTGCGATCACGGCCGCACCAGCGCCTGCGATGTCGGAGCCGGCGGCAAGAGCGCCGCTTGGGCCTCCCAGAGACCCAAAGCTCAAACCACTTGTGTTTGTGGCCGGGTTGGCGGAAGGATTTGCGTTCCAATTTCCGTTATCGACGTTGAACCAAATATCGTTGTTGCCAAAGTCGACCGCCATCTGGAAAACGGAGGCAAGTGTGCGGCCGGGAAAGGCAAAATTGTTGGGGACACTATTGGCGAAAACGATGTTTCCCGACGAGGGATACCACCCAACGCTATTGCTATCTATCCCAAGGTAATTGCTGGCGCTGGGAGTGAATGAAGCATTGGCGACGCCGATACCACCAAATGCGCTGACAAACTTGAACTCCGCGTAGAACTTGCCAGTGGCGGTCTTAAAATTCTTCGCTACTATGGGCGTGTCGCCAGCACTTGAGGTGGTCCATGTGAGGCCACCATTTGAGATCACTCCATCAGCGAAATCGCCGTTGAACCAGATGTTGGTGCCACCGGTGCCTGTAGGCGGCACAAATAGGCCCCCCGCATTCTCGAAGTTGCCGATGAGACGCGCCCGCCTGACAATGAATTGCATGTCAGCCCGCCTTGAACGACGCAATGACGGCGCTGTAGTCTGTCGCAGTCGTCCATGACGGTGCCCAAGTAACCGGGGCCGTCGAGTTGACGATCTGATATGACGGCGGTCGGCCGCCTGAACCTGATCCAAGCGGAGTAAAGCCAGCGCCCTCGGTCCAGGTGCCTAGACCATTGGTGTCATTTATTCCGCAAAAAACAATCTCGTTATTCGATGACAATGCACCAGTAGAAAAGGATGTTGAGGTTACGGCACTTCCATTCCCCGTGTGATTGGTCTTGTCGAGTCCGCCGTTGGCGCCGGATACTGCTACTGCAGAGATCGACACGCTCTGAGAGCCAGAGAACGTGATAACCGTCCCGACCGGCATGTGATTGACGTTCAAGCAAGACCAAAGCGTGTCCGCGTAGCTGACGCTGTCTTCTACGGCAAAGACGAAAGTATTGCCCGCATTGTCTGTCACTGTAGCTGGTAGAAGCGAAACAGACGGCGTAGTAAATGCGCCTATTTCCAGGACCACCAAACTTCCCGCAGGCACATCTCTTGTTGTGGTAAGGGTCGTTACATTGTTTGCGCGTGCGGCAAGTAGGAAAGGAGTACCGATAGGGGCTTGCTGAGCGGTCATCCCGCCTGCGTTCTCGAAATTCCCGATGGTGCGGATGCGGCGGACGACGGATTGCATGCTATAGTCCGCTGAATGGGTGAGCGAGAGAACAAGTGCCCCAAATGCGGCGTGTCATCCTTGGCCCAGGATTGGCAATACATTCGCATTGATTGCGACGTGTGCGGCGACCACCGAGGCGCCCGATGCCCAAAGTGCGCGGAGCCATTCGATTGGGTCTTTGATGATCACGAATTGAGATATTGGCCGCCGGAGGAGCCCTAGTACCAGAGCGAGAGATCGTGCTTCGCGAGCGCGAGCGACGGCCGCCAATTCCCGATCTCGGATTGCCGGTAGAGGGTGACGCTCGGATACCAGGGCGAGTCGACGCGCCCGCCGAGTTGCCAGCGCCAGTCGGTCGAGAACTTCGGAATGAAAATCCAGGTCTGGATGCCGAGGCTCGCCGCCATGTGGGCGACCGAGGTGTCGGCGGTGATGACCAGATCGCAGTGCAGAAGCACGGCAGCGGTGTCAGCGAAGTCGGTCAAATCAAGGAATGTTATCGCCGGATGCGATAACTTCAGTAACTCCACGTCCTCGGCGTCCTCGGGGCGGACCTGCTGCACCGAGACAAAGTTGACGCCGGGCACATCGAACAGCGTCGCGAATTCCCGTAGCTTGAGCGACCGGTGGGCGTCGTTCTTGTGCTTGAAGAAGCCCGCCCAGCAAACCGCGACGTCGAGGTTGCCGTCACGGTACACGCGGCGGCCCCACTCGGCTGTCTTGTCCATCGGTATCTTCGGCACCCATGGCGGCACCGCGCGAATCTTCTCCTCAGTGTCAACGCCCAGGTAGCGCGCGAGCGACATTTGCGCGACCCAGCAGTCGAAGGTCTCCTTGATGTCTAGCCCCACGGCTTCCTTGGCGCCGGTCCAGATGATCTTCTCCATCGGCTGCAGGACGCGCACGCCCTCGATCTCGACGAGGTGGCGGACGGCGCGGTGGGCAACGAGGAAGATTTCGGCCGGATTTTTCCGCCGTAATTCAGGCAGGAAGCGCATGAACTGAATGCAATCGCCGACCCCCTGCTCGCAATGGACGACGATGCGCTTCCCTTCAATCGACTCGCCCGGCTTCCACTTGTTGTCGGTCGGCAGCCCGAAGTTGGCTTGCTGCATGTCCGAGGTGAGCAGCCGCGCTTCGTAGTGCTCCCAGCCCTCCTTGAATTCGCCTGTGAGCAGGTAATTGATGCCCAGATTGTAGTGGGCGTCGGCGTCATTCAAGCGGCTGACGGATTCGCTTAGCTCCTCGCGGAGCGAGAGCGAGCGCAAAAGCTCCTCGCGGCCCTCAAGATGGCGGCCGAGCCGCATGAGGACGATGCCGAGGTTATAGCGCGGGAACGGGTCATCCGGCTTGTAGGCGATGCCCTTGCGTAGCGCGTGCTCCGCATCCTTGTAGCGGCCGAGCCGTTCGAGCGTGTTACCGAGGTTGTTGAAGTGCAGCGCGCGCTCTTCGGTCGGCGCGCCCTGTTTCTCGCCGAGTGCGCACGCCCGTTCGAGGTCAGGGACCGCCCTGGCCGGCTGCCCGAGTTGCGAGAGCGTCAGCGCGAAATTGGTCAGCGCCATTGCCTTCTTGGGGTTCGCCTCGCGCGCGCGCCAGAACCACCAGAATGCTTCGTGCAAGCGCCCGGCCTCGAAGAGCGAGGCGCCCAAGCGATTGACGATGTCCCAATTCTCCGGCTCGTGTTCGAGTATCCCCTTGAACATCCCGGCGGCGCCGAGGTGGTTGCCTTGCGCTGCCATCCCGCGGCCGACTTCAAGCGCCTGCGGGATTGTCAGATCCATTTCCCCCATCGTCTCCCCCGTCCTCCTCTGCAAGTTTCGCCATCAGCAAAGCGACGGCGGCTTCGTCATCAGCACGCCGTCGCCGTTCGCGAGCTCGTTCGAGCAGCGCGGCGTAATCGGTGGCGTTCGGAATTTCGTAGGTGTCGAAGGTCGGCAGGCTCAGCCCGGTCATTCTTCCTGGAAACCGGCCACATCGCCGCGCTCGTTACGCAGCACGCGATGGGTACGCTTGCGCGCCAGATGCGCGATCATCGCCTCCATGCGGGCCATGCGGTCCTCGTTGCCGCCGCTCGGTTGATGGACCGGGGCGAGCGACATGCCGGGAGGCAGGACGGCGTGTGAAATCTTGCCGTCCGAACCGCGCACGAATTTGACTTGCGGCGAGGGCGCAGGGGGCGAACCCGATGGGCTCGCGCGGGCTGCACCACCACGGGGGGGCTGGGGGGAAGCGGCGCGGCCGGTCCCTGCACCCTCGCCTTGCTGTTGGGCCTGTTGCTCGTCGAACGTAGCCGATCTCTCCGCCATTTGCCGAGCGTGCGCGTCATTTTCTGCAGCGCGGCCAGCCTCGTTCTCCGCCATTTGCCGGCCGTGCACATCCTGCTCCACCTGATGGTGGTGTGCGCGCAGATCCAAGCCGTGGCGGAAGCCATGGTCGGCCGCTGAAAGCACCGTCTCGTGGTGCTTCATAGCGTGCTCGTGGCCCATCGCGCGGGCGTCCTGCTGGTGCCCGAGGATCATGTCGACCACGTCGGCTTCGAGCTCGCGCTTGCCGAGGGCAATCTTCGCCACGGCCGCGAGGCCTGTCAGCATCGAGGCTTGGCCCTGCTTTTTGTCCTTCTCGATCTTCGCCTGAATCGCCTGCATCTGCAGGTCGCCCATTGGATTGGGCTGGGCGTTGTCGTCTTTGATGAAGAAGCGATCGCCGCCGTCCTTGTAGCCGACAGCGCCGAACACCTCTTCGATGATGGCGTCGATGTTGAGCTTGCGCTTACCGCTCTGAAAATCCGGCGATTGCATCAGGATCGGTGCGACGGTCTGCGCCGCGGTCGCGAATTTCGCCAGCCGCTGCTGCGGATCACCGGCACCAAGGCCGACGCTCACCCGCATCGTGATCTGCTGTTCGAGGAGATTGTCGTCGATCTGGTCGATGCCGAACTTCTCGAATAGCTGCGCGCGCTGCCCGCACAGCCCGAGCACCGTGGCGTCGTTCTCGTAATACTGCTCAAGGCGCATAAGCTGGGTCAGCGACGGCTCAGCCCATGTCATCAGCCATACACGGATGTCGAATTCTTGCACCGCATTGGCGGCGCCGGCAGCGAGCTTGAGGCCGCCGAGCGTCTTGCCGAGGGCCTGATTGTTCTCGACGTTGCCATAGTTCTGGACACCGGCGAGATCGTCCATTTCGATGTTGAGCTCACGGTTCATGACCGTGGAGTCCTGGGGCAACTGCGGCGCCTGCTCCCAGGTCACGTCGGCCGGGTCGTCGACCATGATGGAGGAGCCGAACGAACGGCGGCGGACCTGATCGAGGTCGATGCGCTTGCCGCGCTTGACCTTCGAGATCGGCATGACGTTCTGTTTGATGGCGTCAAGCTGCAGATTGCGCAGGTCGTTTACCTCGACCTGCAACGGCTGCCAGGACTCGACCGGCGCCATCGGGAAGATGCGGTGCGATTCGAGTGCGCCGTACCCAAGAGCTAAGGGTCGTTCACCAAACTGTTCGGGATAGGCCTCGCTCGTGGGCTTGGGATCGGTCAAAAAGAACTGATCGCCGATCGTCCAAAACTGCCAATCCTCGCCCCCGATTCTCATAAACACTTCGTAGACCCAAATCACCTGGAACTCGGTCCCGGTCTGGGTCTCGTCGTAGCGGTCGAGGCCCACCTCACGCGCGCGGCGGATGGCCTCCATGTCCTGCTTGCCGAGCACGGAGGCGCCGCGAAGCTGCGCTTCGGTCAGATCGTGCCAGGGATTTACCGGCGAATCCTGCTTCTGGCGGATTTCGTCATACGTCATCGGGTACTTGAGGATGATGAATGACGCCGTCTGCACCGGGTTGCGCCAGTCGGCGCCCGAGTGAATGACGAAGTTCTCCGGCGGGAAGTTCAGGATCTCGGGGCGGTCAACGGCGACCTCATAGACCGTGCGGACCTTGCGGACGTGCGCGCCGTCCTGGCCGGCTTCGAGGTAGTGCTCGTCTTTGATCTTGCGGTATTCGAGCTTCCAGAACTGCTTGGTGAGGCACAGTCCGGTGAGAAGCGCGTCCTGGCGCGCGCCCATCGCCACCAGGAACCAGGGGATGCCAGCCTTGCCCGAGGTCGTATCGGTGCGGTAGTTGACCAATTCCTCCATGACAGAGGCAGCCGCGCGCTGCTTCGGGTCGCTTTCGTTGCCCGGCAGACAGGTGACGGCGTCGATCGAATTAAAGAGCGAAGCAGAGACCGCGGCCATGTCCTTGCGGACCGCGGCGCGTGTCTTCGGGACAAACAAACGAGAGCGATTGCGCCACTCGGGCTTGGTGTACTTACTTCCAACGAAATGCTCGTTGTGAAAGGCGCGAAGCGATTGCGACCATGCCCGCCGGTTGACCTGGGCGGTGTAAAGCTGGGCCTGCTGCTCGGCGATGCGCACGAGGCCGAGGAAATCCACATCCGGGATGTCTTGCTGCAATTCCGGGGGGTTTTCGGCGTCGTCCGCGGCTTGGTTTTCGAGCTCGTCCGGTTCCGGTTGCTGGTCGACGCCGGCCATGCCGCGCCATCTATTGTCGCGAACAAACCCGCCGTTGCCGGTTTTGCCGGCAAAGCGGCCGCGCGCGCCATCGTCTGGCGGAGTGCCGGGCGAGGAGAATGAGACCGGCAGCCCGCGCGTGCCGCGAAGCGGGTCCTCGCCGGGCGGCGTGGTGCGAAGCGCCATCGGTTAGTCCGTGATGTTGTAGAAGCCCGTAATGACGCCGCTCGACCCCGTGCCCAGCGTGACCGCCGTCACCTGCAGATCAAATTGCCAGACGCCGATCGGGCATGAGCCCATGGTGACCGTGGTGCCATCGAGCATCGTGAAAGCAATGGTGGTCGCGACCGTGATGACGACGATGATCTTGGTCGGGATGGGCGTGTTGTATGTCGTTCCCGACGTCATCACGCCGATGGTGCCGTGCTTGGGCGAGACCGGGCGGCGGTCGGCCATCTGGCTTTGGACGAGAGGGGTCGTCACAGCAACAGTAGCCATTGCGCGCTCCTATTCGGGGACTTTGAGCCAGGGCCTCACGAGGGCCGAATGTTTCTCGCGGGCGTCGAGGAATTCGCCGAGATTGAAGCGCTGGCGGCTCATGCCATAGCGTTCGAGCAACTCGCCGCCGGCACGCATCAGGAGGCCTTCGTCGAGCGGATCAGTCTTGAGGTTGATTGCCCACCAGCGATTGATCCCCATGAGGATCGGGATGTTGAAATAGGCCATGCCCTGCTGGCCGTCGTGCTTGGTGCGCCAAGTGACGCCGGGATAGTGCTTCTGCAGCACGCCCATCATCCATTTGGCGCAGGCCATGTCCTGGGCGGCGTACTTGTCCTCGATGTGCTCGCCATCGGGACCGAATGGCGCCTCGTATTGGGTGCGCACGACGATGTCGTGGCCGGTTCCAAACACGCTTTTCGGCACCACCTGCTCATGCAAGGTGACAGCATCATCGGCCATACGCGGTACTCGAAATGAAAAGGCCGCCTTGCGGCGGCCTCTCTGTTGGGCTTTGCGCCCGATCCGGGCTGTGGTGCCCGGTGTGTTCAGTCAGCGGCGATCAGACAACGTCCGTCTCGTGATAGCGCCATGTGCCCGTCGCGCCGATGTAGTCGTAGCGGACGCTGGTGTGGGTCGCCATGGCGGCATTGGGTGGGAATACCGACAGCGATACCGTCCCATCGGTCTTATTGACCGCTGTGATGATGGCCGCGATTGCCAAGCCCGTGCCGGCGTCCTGATAGAGGACCGGCTGGGTGACCTTGGGGCCAATCGTGCGCGCAACAACCATGTCGGCACTCGCAAATGATACGGGTTTGAGGCGATGTTTGTGTCGCGATTGCCGATCGGCCACTACCGCGGCCATCATGACCACCAGCAGGGTGAAAAGGATGACGAGAGCTAGAGCCCAGATGAGGAGACTATTAGTCGGCTCTGGTCTCACTTAGTCACCTCTAGCGGCTCCACGACCTCGAAGACGCTGTACGCATCGAGGGCAGTGTTGACGAGCCACCAAATATCCCCATTGACCATTGTCACACGGACCGTGCCGTCAACGACCTCGGTCGCACTAACGATGTGCTTGGGGTTGATGCGTGTCGTCATGTGATCTGGTACACTTTGCGACGCCGCCCGTACCAATAGACCGTGAATTTGCCGCTGTGGTCCGCACGTATCAGGTGGCCGTCGCGCCGGAGCTCGTAGATTCGAGCAGACAGCCGGTAGCAGCGGAACAACGCCAACGCCGTTGGCGCGTCAAGCGGATGACCGCCGTGCATGAGGTAAGCGAGGATTTTGAGTCTCTGGCTCATTTGCACTGCGGCGGCTTGCTCATATACCAAAGGAAGTCGGCCCAACTGCCCTCACCATCCCACCAGAGCTCAAACATTCCCCAATGTGAGATCGACCTCATTTGCGCTGCTCCGCGATCCAATCGAACGTCCGTTCCAGGCCCACACTGAAGGGCGTGCTGGCCCGCCATCCCAAGTGTTGCTCGGCCAGATCAGTGGCCACGAGAAGCTGCTGCTTCCCAATCGGGCCGGGCACGTGCTTGACCGTCAAGGTCTTGTTCGAGCGCGCGATCGCGAGTGCCGCGATTTCGTCGCAAGTGGTCAATTCTTTGGTGGCTATGTTCACCGGACCGTCGAATGTAGTCGATCGCGCCAGTGCTGTAATCGCATCGAGTAGATCGTCAATGAAAACAAGCGGCCGTATTTGTTTGCCGTCGCCCCAAACCTCGACCTCGCCGCCGTGAGGGGCGTCGAGGACCTTGCGGATGATTGCCGCAACGGCCTTCTCACGGCCATCATCGAAGCAGCCCCCAGGGCCGTAAATGGTTGAGAACCGCGTGATGCAGACATTCAGACCGTAATTGCGCTTGTGCGCGAGGTAGAGTTCCTCGCTAAAGAGTTTTTCCCAGCCGTAGGAGTTCGAGGGCGGCCCGATTCGTCCAGCATCCTCTTCTCTGAGACTAAGCGAGCAGTGCTGTGCCCACTGGTCTGCCATGAAATCGTTGTAGACGCAGGACGAGGACGTGTAGAGCAACCGCCCGCAGCCGACGCGACTGAAGGTGCGCGCGACATTAGTGTTTATGAGCACATTGTCGGCGATGACCTCGGCGTCGTGCTCGCCCGTGAAGATGTAGCCGGCGCCGCCCATGTTGGAGGCGCACTGGTACACCTCGTCGAACCCCCGGTCGTCGGCGGTGCTCGTCCAAGCCCGCATCGGATGCCGAAGGTCCACGCACTGGAAGTCGTCGCACTCGATCTCGCCGAATGGACTGTGGCGGATGTCCACCGCGCGGACCCAATGGCCTTCGCTCTTGAGCTTGGCGCAGAGCGCCTTGCCGATGAAGCCGGCGGCGCCGAGAACGAGGGCGGTTTTCATGCTGCTTGCCCCAACGCGGCGAGGATCTCCCGCGGATCATTCTGGACGATGTTCAGGGCGCGCACTTGTTCGTCCCAGGTTGAAGGGAACGGCTTGGAATAGTCGATCTCGACGCCTTCGCAGTCGTTAAATCTGCCAACAATCCCCAGCCCCGTTGGCGGGCAAGCCACGGTGAACGCGATCAGATCCCAGCGTTGCTCAACGATCGCCGCCATCACACGCCACGCATCCCCCGTATGAAAGGACACACCCTCGGCTTTCGGCTGGGCGGTGCGTTCGTCCATGGGGATGATGTCGTGCAGGCAGATGATCGACGATCCCTTGGCAAGCCTTTCAAGGGTCAGGAAGTCTTTCCTCACCTGGGCCGCCGCGTGATCACCGTCAATCAAGGCCAGATCGAAGCCGAAGCATCGCATCCGGTTCTTCTCGATCGAGAAAAAGTCGTCCGAGGTTGTCACCCCCACAAGCGTGTTTGGCCGCGGCTCCATCTGAGGTGCGGGGTCGATACCGACTACACGGGTCTCCGGCAGCGCCAGCCTGACGGTGTCGCCTCGCCGGACGCCGATCTCGACGTAGAGTTCGGGGTGTAAAATGTTGTGAAACGTCGAAAGCAGCGCGCGATAGTCTGGGCCAGGGAGCTTGAGATAGGCCAGGGCCTCGTAGCCGAGGTGATCGTGGATCGGAGCCGAGGCCAGCGTGTGCGCAATGCGCTCGCAGAGTTCAGCCTGCCGCTTGTACATTTGCTTCCTCGGTGACGGGAGTAAGCAAGTCGCCCGCCGCACCCTTATACTCCTTGCGGCCGGCGTGGATTATTGATGCGTAGGGGTCCAGCCAGATTTCGCCGCCGATGGCCTGCCAGCGTTGACAGAACGAGAAGTCCTCGCTCAGGCGCTCGGGGAGTTCTTGGCCCGCGCGCTTCCACATCAGGTCGAAAAACAGCGCCCACTCGCGGCCGTGGCCGTCTGTGTTGTACTCAAGCTCCGGGTAGGCCTCGCACATCTTTTCGACGACAGATCGCTTGAGCACGACGAAGGCGAAGCCCACATGCCGCACCTTCATGAACTTGGTATGAGGATGAAGGATTTGTGTGCCGGTGATTGCGTTGTAGCAGGGCGACACTTCGTCGGTTTTCTTGACCCCGGCGATCGCCGCAAAATCGTGATCGGAGCCGATCAGGCGAATGAGGAGATTGGGCTCCCAGCCCATGTCATCGTCAATGAAGGCGATGTGGGTGGCGTCCGGCATGGCCTTGAGGCCATTCCAAAGCAAATGCTCCCTGCCCTTGCCGATATGAGAAGAGCCGCTTTGCTGCTGGACGCGATAGCTGATCCGCTTGGCGGCGAGGGCCGACAATGTGTGAGTGAAGCTATGGTGATAGACGATGTCGACCGTATGGTTCTGGATCGGCGTCAGCAGCAGCAGTCGCACCTTCGAGAAATCCGGGGTTGAGATCGTCACTCCCAACAGGGCGGCAACGCGCTCGACTTGCTGCCGGCGCTCGTCGCTATTGCGCCATTCGGCGTAAAGCTTGGTGTCCTCGTCGAAGTCGCGCGAGCCGCGTTGGTATGTGGCGTCCCTCCCGGCGAGGGGAGTGCCGCTGAAAATCGGGTGATGGTGCTCGACGATCACGTCCTCAAGCGGGACCAGCAGCTTGAAGTCTTGTGCGAACGAACCCCAGGTGTCGTCGGAGTAGTTGTGACGCATCTTGCCGGGGGCGATGGTGCCGATCGCGCGCGCCAGATCGCCGCCCATGACGCGGCATGTGTACGGGGACGGGAAGTTTTGGCGGTTGTTGGCGATGGCGATCTTGGTGGAGCCGGCCGCCTCGACCATCTTGTCGAACCAAGCGGGGGTGATCGGCCAATAATCGTCGTCGATGATGCCGTAATAAGGCTCATCCCCCATCCGGATGAACGCAGTTCGCACTGCCTCGCAGAAGCGCGACCCAGCTAGCACGACGAGGAGCCGCCATGTGCTAGGCCAAAATCCGCGCGCTTGCCGCTCGACATACTGGTCGTATGCCGGATCGTCCTGATTAACGAGGATCGCCAGATCGGCCGGCATTCCCCCAGGCGCCCCGAGCATCTTGCCGGGGGCGTCTGGGCGACCGTAGGAAGGCATTAGCCACATGAGGGGCGAGGTACTCCGATGCCGGTTAAGGGCCGGTTACGGGTAGAATTCCACCGTGAACCCGAGCAGTGAGACGTTATTCGTCGCCGCCGAGGCATCCGCGCACGTCACGGTGATATTGAAGGTGCCGGTGATGGCGACCGAGTCCGTCCCGGCCTTGTTCGCGAGCGGGGACGTGCCCGAGCCGAAGCCCGAGAGCCAGTAGTTCTCGGCGGTGGCGCTCGTGCAAAGGTAATTGCCGTCGAGTTGCCAAGCGAAGGCCGCGCCGGTCACGGTGCCGGTAGTGATCTGGGCCGCACCCATCGCCAGGGCGATGGTCTTGGGCGCCGCGTTGTTGGCGACGGTGCCCCAGGCCATGACGCCAAGCTCCTGGCCGGGCGTCGTGAAAGTGTTGGCCGGGACAGTGTAGGACTGGAGGGTCTGCGTGGTGTTCGTGCCGACCGAATTCACGGTCGCCGTCAACTTGGCAATGTTGCCCGCCGCGCCGAAGGTCGCCGTACCAGCGCCTGCGACCAGACCACCGCCGTACAGGTCGGTGAACATCGCATTGAGCTTGCTGACGGCGACGTTCCAGGTATCGCCTTGCTCGACCGAGGTGCCGAGGTTCGGCGGGCCGATCGGCTCGACGGAGTTGCTGTTGATTACTTGCTTTGCCATTGGGGGCTTTCCTTTCAACAAAAAAGCCGCCCAAGGGGCGGCGCGGGGGCAGCGTGAGGAGGGGTTCAAACCGGCTTTAAAGGCCGTAGATACGATCGTAGGCGTGGCCGATGGCCTCGCGGAGTTCAAAGGCGTCCTGGGCGTTCAGGACCATTGTGTAGCTCGCCTCGCGTTTCTTCGGACCGACGCGCATGTCGACGGTGATGCTGATGCCCTCTTCGGGCACTGGCTGGACGTCCCAGGCAACGATCCCGTTGCGGGTGCGGCCGCTGAAGCGCCGGGCGCGATCTCGGGGCATGGCGCTCATGGGTTTTCTGGTCATGCCCAGCCCTTGCCGTCTGGGACGCCCTGGTAGAGTCCAGGCACCGGATTCCCGACTGTCGGAGCGAGTGCGGCCGCAACGAGCGGATCGGGTCCGCCGTACTGCGCGCCCACCGGGTAGACGTTTGTTTGCCTGTTGTAGGCGCCGCGCTGGTATGGATTGGAGAAGAAGGCGCGCTTGGACGTCAGATAGTCGACGTCCCAGAACTTGCCCTTGGCCCAGCCGGGGTCTACTTCGGTCACCAGTGCCAGGAGTGGCGATTGTTTGGTTGTGACATTAGTCGGTGGTTGGTACCTTGGCATGGGACTTATCCAAGACTCGCAACATGCGCAGGCGCTGAAATAAATCGCCTTGCGGCAGTTTGCCGTTGTGCTGTTCGATGTAATCGGCAAGCGCGCGTAACGCCGCGGGGTCTTCGCGCATTCGCCCGATGGTGAGGTTACAACTCGTGCAGAGCCAACCCCGGAATGCGCCCGTCAGGTGGCAGTGGTCGAAAGCAATCCTCAAATCAGTTCTGTTGCAGACCTCGCACGCCTCGGGCTTTGGCCTTCCTGCAGCGGCCTCGCGACGCCTAACTCGGTAATTTATCCGCTCTGCCCGCCCTTTTGGTGTCTTTTGGCGGGCGGAGTAGTAAGCGCTTCTGTCTGCTTTGCGCTGGGGATCAGCTAGGTACTGCCGCTGATACCTCGTGTGCTTTGTGCGGCGGCAAATGATGCACTTGCCATCGCCCGTATATCTCGGAGCCACATGCCCTTTGGGGCACGGATTGCCATTAAAATACTGAGTAGCCCCTAGCGCCTTGGCTTCTTTCCGCGATTTGGGCAAACTGCGAACAGCCATGTGACCGCCTCCAACGGTTGAATGGTCAGGGGCGCTTTCGTGTTACAAGCACGACGGCGTCCCGTTCCTTTATATGGAGGATCAGATGGAATTGAAAGACTTGCCTGGGATCACTGAGCTTGCAGAGCGCCTTAACCGACTTGACCGGCTTTGCGAGCAGGATTGGCGAACCGTGGCTCTGAGATTTCCCGGCAGCGAGAACCACTACACTCTCAAATCGCTCTTTTGGCAGCCGGACGAGGCGCTCCGCGCGGCCATCAAAGAGGAGCGCACAGCGCTGCTGCGCCGGATGAAGGCGCTTGGCGTAACGGGCAAGGAGATTGATGAGTTGCCGCCGATCAATGAGCCAGCCCCGCAACTGCGGTGGGACACGGGAGCCCTGCGCCAACACTTTCGAGTCGATGGCGTGCTGACGCGAAACGACGTGCTTTGGTGGACGGAGGCCGAGCATGCCATCACCGACGCGATAAAGGCGGTCGAGAGCATGGGAGCGAGCCCGGCTTTAACTGCTGCCGTGATGTCTCTCACTAGAGCGCGGGAGCGCGTCGCTGATCACGTTGAGGGGCAAACGCCGCCGCCGAAGGATAGCGGCGCCGACCTATGACCCAGCCGAGAGTTCTGCAAAAGCGTCGAGCATTCGCTCGCCTTCCACGAACTCCTGATAGCGGTCGAATGCTCTAAACAGTCGGCGCATCGTTTCTGCGCGCACGAAGCCGTTCGCGGAGCGTTCCGCCTTTGCCTGCTCCATCCACCTTGTCCAGCGGTCGAGCCGACTTTGTAGTGGGCTTTTTCTTGATCGCGCGCGCTTCAAAGCGGTTCTCCCGCATCTGGCGGAGCCAGTCGATTTTGGTCATGGCGGTCCGCTCTTACAACGGCGATGGCAAGGCCGAGGCACAGCGCCAAGAAGGTGGCGAGTTTGATCAAAAACTCACCGCCACACCACCATGCCGGCGCCGGGGTGCACCGTGATCGGTCGCTCCCCCGCGTTGATAATCTGAACGAACTGGCCGACGTCGCCCGGTTGAAGCACAATATCCACCCTGGGCTCCGGCGGTTTGACAACGGCGGCCAACGGCGCCACCGCGAGAAACGAAAACAGTTGCCGTCGCGCAATCATGGCAGGCACCGCTCAAGCAGGTCGGCGGCGTCCTTGCACAAAGCCGAAAGGTGTTTGGCCCATTCGTTGGTGCCGCCCATCCAGGCGGGCGTATTGTCAGTGATCTTGAGGTTCGCGACCTCGCGCAGCTTGCGGAGGGTTTCCTGCGGGTCAGGCATCGCCGCTGTCGTCGTCGTCGGACGAATCGTCGACTCCACCTGTCGGATCATCTTCCGGTAGCCCCGCGACCGCCCTGGCTTCGATCTGCTCTGCGGCCGATGGCTCAATATCGTAGATGCGCGAGCACACGTCAATCAGGTCGTCGTGCGGCGCGAATGGATGCAAAATCGTTTCTTCCATGAACACGCGGGTAAGGTCATACGGTTGTTTGTTCTCGTCCCACCTTTTCAATGGCGCGACGATCCTGTAGCGGGCCTGGAGCTCGAACTCGCGCTGGGCCTTGGTGAGGCCGCGCACCGGGCGATAGACGATCTGGCCGGGCCGAAAGGGTGAAGACTTCTTGCCCTGGCGGTCTTCGTTTTTCGCATCCTCGGCCGACCACACCATCCAATAGCATTGGCTGGCGAACTCACCGATCGGCACGTTGAGGCCGTGCTGGGGCGGGTTCATTTCCGGGTGATAGACGACGTTCGGGATCAGGAAGCGGCTCCCGCGCATGTCGGGTTCAAGCCGCTCGATGCGGTCCGGCTTGGAATGGCCACCCTGCTTGGGAGTATTGAGCTCCTTGATGGTGAACATGCCCTCGCGCGGCATGAGCATGTCGTTGATTACTTCGAGATCGACCTGCATGCCGTAACGCTCGTAGCCGACATCGACGTACTGAACGCCGGGGTGACGCTCCCACTTGGTCTTGAACGCCATCATGAACTCGAACCTTTCGGTGAGCTTCATGCGATGGCAGACGCCGTCGAGGAGGTATTTTACTCCGCCGGGGTCGATGCCGATGACGGCGATCGCGGTGCGGTCCGAGCGCTCGCCGGTGCCTTTCGAGGGGTCCACCATAATGTAGACGTTGAGCACCCTGGGGATGATCTCATATGGCCGCAGCCAGTGCGGGGAGAATGAGGCCTCGTTGCCGTGGACCGGGTCCAGCAGCATTTGGGCATTCACCGTCTTTCGCCCCTGGTCGCGCTTGATCTTCTCCCAATGCGCGGCCCCGAGGAGGACAAGGTTGGAGACAGTGCGCCCCTTCTTGTCGATGCGGGTGGCGTGCAGCGACCCGTCGAAGGTCGCCGGATAGATGCGCGGCTTGGCGCTGCCGCGCTCGATGATGACCCCATAAGTGTCCGCGAAATGGTAGCGTGTTCCCGCTATCCACTTACGGACACCGTGCCGTGTGCCGAGGTTATCGGCCAATTCAAATCGCTGCGTCGTCTTCTTTAGCTGGAGCTCGGAGAGGTAATCCTGGGTCACCACGTCATCGTAGACGTGCAGGCCAAAGTGCCTGCCGGTGGGCTGGCCGTCGATCAGTCCGTGGGCCTCGACGGTCGCTTCCTTCGGGCGCCCTTGGCGCTTGACCGTAATGCCGCGCGCGAGACCCCATTTCGAGGGTCGGCCGTCTTCGGCGTTACGCGACCGCGGGTTCTCGTAACAGACGTCGGGGTGCGCGGTCTTCAAGAACTCGTTATTTTCAAACTCTTCTTTGATCTGCCCCAGGAATTCCGTCGCCACGGACTTGTTGACCGAGAAGATCGCGATTGTGAGTTCCGGGTCGCGCAGGATCTCCTGGATTATGCCGCCGGTGGTGATGATCGAGGATTTGCCGTGAAACCGGGCCCAGAGGTCGATGTGGCCATCCGGTTCGGCCTCTACCTCCCGGCAGCGGTCGAAGATCCAGGGGTGTAGCAAGTCACCGCGGCCGAGGACGTGGGTAAGCAAGAAGTAGCGGTCATTGCAGTCCATGATCGCTTGGCACCAGCGGTCAAATGTGTGCTCCAACTCCTTGCCATCGGCGCCATAGACCCCGCTCGGGATCGAACCGTGCTTGACCTCGTCGTACCACTCCAGCGTCTCCTCGAAGTCGAGGTAGGGGAGTTCGTCGATCACGCGCTCGGCAACGAGGTGCTGGTATGGGTGGGCGTGAGCGCCCGTGACCTCCTTGGTGAGATAGCGGGCGCCGTAGAGTTGCCCCATCGCGCCCTTCCAAAAAGCAAAAGGGCCGCTCGGAGCGACCCTTCTTTCCCGCAAAATAGAAGGTGCATTAAAAACCTTGTATTTTGCCTAGTTTATTGTCGGAACATGCACGGCGGGGTCCCTGTTTTCAGACGGTCGCCGCAGCGAACCGCACTCCCGCATCCCTTCGCTTGCGCTACTTTACCGACTTGCGTCGGTGCGTGAGGAGGGCGTTCTCACCTCGTTATCATGTTCCGAAGGGCCGCTCGGAAGCGGCCCTTCTTTCCCGTGGTCTGCGGCTTACTTCTTGCGGCGCGCCTTGGTGCCGATCTTGCCGCGCTTGGTCGGCGTCTTCTTGGTCGCCGCGCGAATGCCGCGCTTCTTCGCAATGGGCATGAAATGCTCCTGTTGCCTCTCCCTTAAATGGGCGAGTCAGGAAGCCATACCTCACAGTTTTGCGATTACCAAGCCGTATCTGTGGATAGCAGGCCCAGAGCCCCGGTCTCGATGCGCGCGCGCGCCTCCCGGTACTCGATCACGCCGCCGTAGAGCGGTCCTGAAATCCGCATTGCGATGCGGTGCAACATCCGCTGCTGTGCTCGGTGTTCGCTGAAATGGCGGCACACGGCGGCATACTCGGCGATGTGCGCCGGCATTTCCTCACAGAGGCGGAACTGCGGGTCCTCGATGTAGCTTGACCACCAGCCGTCGACGTCCTCGCCCTGGCGCCTGGAGTGCACTGTCTCGTGCACCATGAGTTCTTGCGGGATCGTGATGCGGCCGGGGTTGTGGATGGTGTTCCCGAAGGTGAAGATGACCGGCCGGCCGCGGACCTTGAACTTGGCATCAAGCTCTTTGTAGCGCGGCGGGAACGTGAAAACGACCCGCAAGGGGCTATCTAGCGTCATTTGACCCTTGTTTTGTGTGCGTTTGGGGGCGATAAAGCTGGGGTTGAGCAGCAAATGCTCGCAATTTGGAGGAGATTGAACCTTATGACCACCGCCACAAACAAGACGTTCAAGCGTCGAGAATGGTCACCTCAAGAGATCACCCAACTCAAGCAGGCGTCCAAGAAGAAAATCCCGGTCAAGAAAATCGCCAGGACACTGCGGCGGACCGAGGGGGCAACCCGTCAGAAGGCATTCTCGATGGGGTTGTCGATGAACTCGACGTATGGGAACAGCGGTCGGAAGACCGGCACGACGGGGCGTAACATGCGCACCGCGAACCAGCGTCGGACCGGCACGCACGGTTAACGTCGTTCCGCGAGTGCCCGTTCGTAAGCCGAGTAGGACGGGCGCAGTTGGTGTCCCTCCAAGACCCGCTGGTCGAGGAGGAGTGCGCCGTCCACCCCAGGGGCCGCGGACGACGAGGTCTGCGGTCCCTGGGCCGGCGCCTTGGGCGCCAAGTTCTTCGCCAGCGTCAGCCGCCAATCGAGCCGCTGCTTCGTGCGGATCAGGTGTTCCTTGTCCTCGACGATGGCTATGGCGCCGTCCTCATTGGTCTTCGGCGTCCAGTCTCGGTCGCCGTTGTCGGCGATCTCCAGGCCCTCCATGAGCAGGTCCGCACACCGCGCTTCCATCACGTCGCGCATGAGCGCGTCAAAGTCGGGGTGCGTCTTGCGCCAGCGCACCAAGGTCGTGGGTTTGGGCATGCCCGGCAGCGCGCAAATGATCCGAAGCGATTCGTTGGTCTCGGCCACGCGATCAAGGACGCGCTCGGCCGCTTCTTCGCTATAGGTCGAGGGGCGACCCACGCGCGGTGCCTCGTGCACCGGCGGGATGTGATTGATCATTACGCACCGTGGGGCTTGGCAAGGCGGACTGAAGGATGTTTGGATACCGCCGCGTTGGCGATGCGAACCGCCTTGCCTTCGTCGCCGCTATCGGCGAGAACCTTGTTGGCGACATCGCTCCACTGTTTCTTTGTCGCGGGGGTGTTGGCCTTCTTTGTGTGACGAGAAGGCCCGTCATTTGGGGACCAGGGCATGGGAAACACCGCCATATACGAGATCGGGAAGTATCTTTTGGCCGTGCCACTCGAAGCTCAGCCGGACCGCATCACCAAGGTGTGGGACATCGTCACCATTGCTGACGGCTATAGTCTCGGCGTAGTGAAGTGGTATGGCTCATGGCGCCGGTACTGCTTTTTCCCGACCCAAAGCACCGTGTTTGAGGAGCGATGCCTCAACGACATCGCCCGCTTCATCACAGATCAAACGCGCGAACACCGCGCGTCGAACCGACGATGAGCGGCATGGAAGAATTCGAGGCCAAGAAATACATCGCGACCGCACGCGCTACAGTCGTGGTCGAGGTGATCATCGGCGCCTCGTGGGGCGGACAATGTTCGGTGGCTCAGATCGCCAAACAGGCCGCCGATGAGGCCCGCGGCAAGATCCTTAACCTCTTCGCCACGAAGGGCATCCACATGATCGGCGAGCCAGTCGTCACTGCCGTTTTCACGAAGGTAGCCGCCTCGTGATCGGCCCGCGCGTCACGGGCGGCACAGCACCGGGGCCGGTATTGCCGAACGACAAACAGGTCAGAAAGGCCACGGCGTCAGGCAGCCTAGCGCGAAGAAGATGCCCCAGAAAGCGGCGATTAACAGCATCATTTGAAGCCCATTCCTTGTAGCGCCTCGGGGACGCGACCGAAGATGGCGTTATTGAGAAGCTCGGTCGCGCACATCGCGGCCGTCTTGAGCTTCAACCCCTTCGGGATCAGGATGTCTTGCTTGGTGATAAGTTTGCCCTCGGCGTAGAGTTCCAGGCGCAAGGAGCTTGTCCCCGCCAGCGGAAGGTCGGTCATGCAGTCCCCCAAAGAATTTATTGACGGCGTTGGCGCCGGCATAGCGCTGTGCGGGCTTGCCTACTGCCTGTGGCAGCTATGGCATTAGGTCTTCTTCTCGACCTCGGGCGGTGCCTCGCCTTTGAGACCGGCGCCGCATCTGGTGCGGACCCGCAGCGGCGAATTTAGGCGCTGCTCGAAGCTCAGCCGCGTATCGTCGAGGGCCAGGAAGAACGTATCGGAGTGGCGGGCCTTCTCGCATTCCTCGCTCGTGGCAAAGGTGACCCCCGTGCCCTTTGAGCCAAACTCAAACGTCACGATCGGCTGCCCTGATACGGCGTGAAGCAACGTGACCAGGATGAGAACTGGAGCGGTTGGTTCGGCCATCAGATACCTCCCATGCCCCCCATGCCGCCCATGTCATCGCCCGCGCCGGGCGGTGTGGCAAGGCCGAAGCCTTCTGGGGCTGCTGGTGTCTGTGGAGGCTTTTTGGCGGCGGCCTTCATCCGGCGCTCGCCTGCGGCGTCCTCGCGGAGGTCTTCTGGGCTGCCTTCGTAGCCCTTGTGCTTCTTGCTCTTGTGCTTCGCCATTGGCTCAGCCTCCGTGTTCGAGAATGCGCTTCATTTCGAGCGGGTGCTCTGTGAAGTTGATCGTCACCCCGTAGATCAACAGTTGGCTCATGGCCGCGCGCGGACCGGAGTCGGGCGTCCGAATGAGCAGCCCGTCGTCCGGCCTGATGTAGACCTCGCGGCCGAGGCAATCGTGGAGCGTCACGAATTTGTCCGTCATCGAGTGAGCACCGCGATGGCTTTGCTGTAGGCCGCTTGGCGCGCCTCGCGCGTGCCGGCGTTGCCGTTCTTGGCGTCGATCTCGGCAAAACTCGGCAGCGTCTCACGCTCGGTAGCCATTGCGGCTTCAGGATCGGGCGCGGGTATTTGTGCGGCCGACCATTCCACGATCTCGGAGTGCCGCACGAAGATGGTCGTGCCCACGGCACAGCGATTGGTCTGGTGATGCGAGCGCATCATCCAGCCATCCGGCATTTCGTAGAGGGGGTCGGCATCAAATTCAGTGCCGAAGAGGCGGACGCGAGCCATCAGATGCCTCCGGGCGTGAGACCGTATTGCGAGAGATCGACCTCGGTGCCTGGGCGCGACATGGGGTCGGCCGGGGCCAAACTCGGCGAAGTGCTGCCCATGTTCGGTGGGTTGGGAGAAACTTGGCCGGCCTCCCCTTGGTTGACTTTTAAGCCAACCGGCGTGCCGAACTGAGCAAAATCAATGGCTTGCGGGGCGGTCCCGGTGCCGGTTTCTGCCAGGGGTTTTGCGGTATTTTGGGTAAAACTCGGCTGCCCGAATTCCGCGAAGTCAGGCGGCTCGTGGCCGGTGGCGCCGCCGTAGCGCGCCTCCCGCGCTGCAATATCGCCGGTGATACTACTCGTCAGGTTGCCGACCGTGCCGGCGCGGCCGAAGTGCGGATTGATCGACATTTCGTAGGGCGAGAAGACGTCCGAAGTCGACATCGAGCCGGGAATTCGGCCGTTGAGCATGGCCGCGGCGCGATCGGGCCCAAAGTGGTGGCCCAGGTAGAGTTCCTCGTTGGTGGGTTCGCGTCCGAGACGTTTCGCCATGTCCTGGCGGGTGTCGCCGATAAAGCGCGTCCACCCTTGGGCTTGAGTGTAAGGATCGCTCGAATCGCCCACGCCATACTGATGGCGGAGGTTTCCGGTCATCTGAAAGATGCCGTAGATTGACTTCGATGAGTGTGCGTTCGGATTGCCGTTGCTCTCACGTTCGGCGACGGCGAGCGCAAATGCAGGATCTTCGCCGGCCTCGTTTGCGGCCCGCGTGATCGCGTCCTGGACCTCGGGGCGCATACCGCCGCCCTTCGGTGTGGCGGTGGGTGCGGAAGTCGGTGCTGAGGTCGGTGCGGCCGCGCCGGCAAAGAATTGCTGCGGGACACGGTCCTCACGGTTGCCTTTCGCACCGCGACCTTCGTCCGGGCGCCATGCAGGATCAGGGAGCGCGTTGATCCCGGCTTGGCCCTCAAGTGACCCCTGCGGCGCCGGGAGAATGGGCGACGGCGCCGCCTGCTCTTGCTTTTGCTTTTGCTCTTTCAGCTTTTTGATTGGCGTAAGCGGGTGCTCCAGGCCGAGCTTTAGTTCGTCCCACGACAGGGTGTCAGGACGAAGCTCGTTCCACATCGCCGCAAGGCCGGAGGCCCTGTTGTCCTCCACATTGGTCGAGCGGCGGAACTGAGAATAATCCATGGGGGACCACTTACGAGACTCGTAGGACCATGCCCCCCGGCGGCAGTGGATCGGACCGGAACTTGTGGCTCGCGGCGAGCTCGCGCGCGGCCCGATGCGTCTCGATAAGCCGCTCCGCGTTCTCCATGGCCTGTGTCAGGCCACGGACTTTGTACGCGATCATCTTGCTGATGATGTTGTCGTCGGCCTCGAAGCGGTCGGCGAGATCGGAAAGGCGGACGGTGTCGGCTTTCAGCGTCTCCATCTGCCGCCCGATCGCAGCAATTTTCTCATCGAAAGCGTCGGTCATTATCTTGACGACGTCGACGTGGACGATGGCGCCCTTGTCGCTGCCGAGAAAGGCAGCAATCAGTCCCTCGACTTCGATCTTGACGAGATCAATCGCGGGATCGGGGCGCATCGCGCCGTCGTTCGCACCACCTCCGCGGTCGTAGTGGGCGCGCTTGTCAGGATCGCGCAGCACGCGGATGGCCTGCCCGAGCTCTTTGAACACCTCTTCGTCGCCGCCATTGTCGGGGTGTAACTCTTTCGCTTTTTTGCGAAAGGCCTTGTTCAGTTCGGCGGGCGAGGCGTCGCGCTTCACGCCCAGGAGCGCGTACAGATCAATCATTGCGATCCATCGAGTGGGTCACAGCCATATCCCTTTGGTTCAGCGCGTCCGGCACGAATGTCGCCCGCCCTCTGGGAGCGCGCGGCTTCTGGGTCGATTACCGGCAGCACCACCTTCTTCGGCGCCACGGTGAGCGCCACGACGTCGCCGGACGGCTCCGCAGGCACTGTGCCCTCAAGCACGAAGCTCTCGAACGTGCCGGCGAAGCGGGTGATCTCGTCGGGGTGCGTGTCAGGTCCGCAGACCTGGGCGGAAAAGCTCAACAGCGTCATGCGACGGTTCCAAGCTATCGTCGCTTTATTGAGTGCAGCCGTTTCCTCATGCAACAACTGCTCCGGGCTCAACGCCCGCGGGTTGCGTAGTTTCGCCCCTACCTTGCGCCCCATATCCACTCCTTGATCCTTGTCCAAAGGCCGCGACGCCGCAGGGCGTCTTGACGGTCCTGCTCGGCCCATTTTGCGTTGTTGGCCGCGATTGCTTCCTGGGTGACAAGATCGCGCCGACCGGCGAGGCGAGGCGAATAGCGCTCCGCCTTCATGGCGGCGATGATGTCAGGATACCGCTCGCGATGACGCCGCTCGGCCATCAGTCGTCGTCGTGACCGATGAAGCCGCGGAACCTCAATTCCTGCACGACAGCGCGCGCGGTCTCGATGGTGACCGTGAGGCTTCCGTGCTTCACTACGCGAGGCGTGTTCTCGACGTCGGCAACGAATTGTTTGACGCGATCGCGCTGCACGTACCCGCGCATGGTGCGGTGGGCGGCCTCAGCGCCGTCCTGGCGCGCACGCGCGGTAAGCTGGTCGACCTCGGCCATGGTGTAGATCGGCAGCGCGCTCGCGGCTTGGTTGGACTCGGCCTTAATCTCATCTGGCAGCCAACCGGCTGGCAATGAGGCCTTAGTCTCGGCTTCGCGGGCCTTGGCGTACTCAGTGAAGGACGGTTTCGGCCCCGGCTTCTTGACCTTGCGGCTGTGGCTCTTGACCTTGCGGCCCTTGGCTTTGTGCTTCATTTCCCCCTCGTGGTTCGAAGCGATCACAAACTCGGTCATTCCGGACTAAGCCGTTGACCAATGAGCATCGGGATAGAGCCCCTCCCCTGGGGTCCATCCACATCGAGCAGTCTGCACACTGGTCGGCAGACCTTGATTTTCCGTAATCGACCGCCTCCTTGTCGATCTTGAAGGCGTCCTCGACGCCCAGGCGGCGCAGATCCCGGATGATTCGCCGGTCGTTAGCGTCCGGCTGGTCGAGTGCCGGCGCGCAGGCATAGTCCTTGTCGACCACTTTCAGCGGCTTGCGCTGGCAGAAGGCGATGGCGCGCTCCAGCCCCCGCTCGTAGCGGTGCGGCGTCGAGCCCTTATGGAGGACGAACTCGTGCTCGCCGGCAGTCGCAAATTCGTGGGCGTCGACGTACTCCTCGATCGGATTGTCGGCGTCGAGGAGGACCTTCTCGATGGCCTCATGGGTGAGCAGGCATTGGAGTGTGTCTTGGGGCGAAAGGCCGGTGTCGATCGCCTCGCCGAGCAACTGTTCGGCAAAGGCCGGATCGTGCAGTGCGCGGGCGAATTCTCGATCGACAAATCGAGTCGTGCCAGCGACGTTGTAGCCGCACAGGTACGGGCAGTCGACGTTGGCCTCGATCTTTACCCATCGCTTCATCAGCGAGGGTGCGCCGCCGATCTGCAGGAGCTTGTGGAGCTCGCGCGTGTGCGACAGCGGGTTGGGCCGCCGGTGCCGGTGTCCTGCTGACATTTCATCCCCACCACCCGCCGAAGAGCCGGGCGACGTTGCGGGCGAGACGGCCGCCCTTGCGCCAATCCCAGCCGCTGCGCGAGCGGGTAGGCCGATAGATGACCTGCGGATCATCGACCTTGAAAAAGTGCCAGGGCCGCCACTCTGACCGTGCGCGCCAGCTATTGCGACGTGCCGCGCGGTAGGTGTTGGCCGGCCGCGCTCCGCCATGCACCTGCCGGCGCAGAATGTTCCCCCACATATTTTCCCCCTAAAACTCACTCGTTTGGATCAATCAACGCGGCATCGCGCTCCTGCGCGTAGCGCCCGACAGCCGCATGCACGAGCTCGTGGTCCGAGCGGTACTGATCCTCGGCCCGCACATGCCGGCGCAGGATTCCGTTCAGGCGCTCGGCCTGGGCGCGCGTGAGGGCGCGCTCTGCGCCCTCTATGCTGGGTGCCCAGCACATTTACGCAGCGGCGGAAGTCTGGGCATGTGCGAGAGCAACACCGTTGCCCGTGGCGACCGGCTGAGTGGTCGCGCCCTTGATGACCCCGTTGACCGCGGTTTGCGCATCTTTGACCGCGTGATAGGCGGTGACGGCGGTCGAGAGCGGCGTCGAGCCGTTGAGGACCGCCTTGCCCAGCACGTTGACTGCGGCAGTGGCCGCATTGATCGCGGTGATCGCACCGGCGACTCCGGCACCCACAGCCCCGCCGCCAGGGACGACCGCGCTGAGAATGCCGATCGCCTGCAGTGCTTCCTGGAAGATGGCGAGCAAGGAGGCCTGATGCGCCTGAATCCAGGCGAAGATGCCCTGGATGTCGACTTCGAGCGTGTGGCCTACGGTCTGCAACAACTGCCAGCCTTTGGTCACCTCCGCGACGACCCACGCCTCGTCTTTCGCGAAGCCTGCTTCGAGTTTGGCGAAGAAGCCGCTGATGCCAGTCGGGGCGACGGCTACAGGTGCGGGCGTCGGTGTGACTACGGTCGTCATCGGTTGAATCTCCGTTGGTTGGCCTCGTAGGCCGCGAGTTGTGATTGGATGTCCGCGATCGTCTGTTTGACGCGCGGCAGTTCAGACTGGACGACGGCCGAGAGTGCGTTAGCCTTGATCAGAAGCTCTTTGACGCTCTCGACCTGGGCCTCGACGACGCCCGCGAGGTGGGCGAGGTTGTTCACGACGGCGTTGATGCGCGCGGGATCGAGCCCCTCGAAGCGAAGGGCAAAGTCTTCGATGGACATGGGGTTCTATTTCTTCTCAGTTCCGAGCAATCGGTCCCAGACCGATGTGCTGACGCCGAAGTTTATGTCGTCGAATGCGTGATGCAGGGCGTGCCGCCGCTTCAGCTTGAATAGCGGGCCGCTGACGATGCGGGTGTGGTGAAAAGCGGTGTGCAGGAAGGCATAGGCGACGTAGCCGACAGAGAACCCAACCGCCAACGCGCTATAGCTGACCCCCCACACCCACCAGAAGCCGGCGTACAGGGCGAGCGTCACGGCAGGGTGGACGGCGATGTAGTCTTTCTGGTCGGCGTGATGCAGGTCATGCAAATCACGGAACGGCCAGACCTGATGCAACAGCCAGCGGTGAGTGGCGTATTCGTAGAAGGTCCAGGCGATCAGGCCGACGATGAATTCAACCAGCCAAAGAGGCGAGAAGCCGTGCAGCGCAGACAAGCCGAGAAGGGCAGCCGTGAGCGGCGGCGTGATCAGAAAATCAGCGTAGTATTCCCGCTTGTTCAGCTTGAACAGTGAGAGCAGCTTGTCGAGGCCCATGGGTCATACGACTTTTGCCGCCCCCACCAGGGCCCCGGTCCCCAGCCCGAACAGAGTGTTGATCAGATCGTTATCGGCCATTTTGACGGTCCAGCCCTTGGCCGCGCACAACTGGTCGACGACAGACACGGCCAGCCACTGGCCCGGCTTCAAGATCGTCGTATTCATGATGTTCAAGACTTTGTAGTCGTTGACGTACCACGCCAGTTGGATCTCGACGGGCTTGTTTGCCGCCGCAGCTTCGAGAGCCGCGGGGACAAGGTGATTGATCGTGGAGTGGCTTTCCATATGTCACACGCCCAGGATGATGTGGTGAATTCGCGAGAAGATGACGTCTTGCGACCAGCCCCAATCGTCAGGGTGGGGCGCGACGTGCGGAATGTTGCGCAGCTTGGTGTGAGTATTGCCCGGCGCGAGGTGCCACTGGCGCGAGCCGAGGCCCGCGAAGGTCATCAGGAAGCCCAGGAGGCCGGGGTTGTAGATGTTGTCGGCGAAGTCGCAGTTCGGGGGCACGCCCACGTCCACACCGTAGATCGAAGACTGAAAGCCGCCGATGTACTCGACCTTTCGGTGACAGCGCGACGCAACGTCTGGCGCTTCGTCGGCGCCGAGGCTATCGCCAATCACTGCGACGGGGATCGCTGGCGCCGTCGCGTTGATCTCGGCCGCGATCTCGTTGACGTCACTCCACTGATACGGTGATCGCGAGGTGTCGAGCCCAATCGCTTGGCACCGTTTGATGAGGAGGCGTTGGCCGCTGCCCCACGTCTCGATGGCGGCGCCGCCCATGCCGTACGAAATGAACACGCGGCCCTTTACGGGCACAGCTACGGTCATGTCGGCTTCCGATCGCTGGCGAAGATGAGACCGACGCCGCCGAGCAGCGCCGTGAGTGCGCCGGTGACCATTTCCTGGGTGACGGTGCCCTTGCTGACGGCAAACAGGAGCGTGCCGAGGGCTGTCAGGATCATGCCGAGGCCGCCAGCAGTTGTTTTCCAGTCTTTCATCATTGGGGGTGCTCCGAGGCGTGACTTCGCAGGCAGGGAAACACCTGTGTTTTCAAAGGTGCCCTGTGAGAAGCGTGACTTTTTGAGGGGGCAGTAGCCGGCATGCAGGCGGCGCGTTGCCCACCGGCCACCAAGACCGCGCCTTCGCGGGGTGTCGCAACCAGCCGGGGATAGTCCGCCCGGCGCGGTAGAAAGACGGAAGCGAATCTGGTTCGCTCCACAAATGGTCTACAAGGCAAGCGAAGAGCGACTACGTTTCATTGCGATCTCAAGACATCGCCGCACCCAAAGGCAGCGCGCCGAGATCATTTCCGCGCTTGGCGGAAAATGCGTTCATTGTGGCTTCGATGATCCTCGCGCCCTCAACATCGACCACGTTAATGGTGGCGGGACGGCCGAGCGACGCCGCATTGGCGGCGGTACTTTCTACAAGCACGTCCTGGCTCGTTTAGACACGCAGAGTTACCAACTGCTTTGCGCAAACTGCAACCAGATCAAGCGCATAGAGAATAAAGAACTAACCTCCCGGAGACACAACTTTGCCAACTGGCTCCCGTCCGATGACCTCGAACAGTCACGAAATTGCCGGAACTGCGAGCGCCCCTTCAAACCGGAGCGAAGCCGCCACTTCTTTTGCTCGCCAGCCTGTCGCTACCGATACTGGAACACGCCGTTCTCGGCGAGCGATTAACGGAATTGCAAATCCGTTAAACTGAACCGGATGCTTGCTTCGCCGCCCCTCGCGGACAGGCTGGATTGTTGCAGGTCAGGTTGGCGCCAGCCGGGCAGATGCAGCCCTGCAGCAGCGGCGATCGAGGCAACTGCGGCGCGCACCACGCGCAAAGATTGGGATCAAGGCCGTGCACGCATCGCCACGTCAGCAGAGTCGGGGTGGAGACGCAGTAATACGCCATCGGACGAGTCCAAAAAGCAAAAGGGCCGGCTCTTCCGAACCGGCCCCTGCCGAGCCTTTGCACGGTGGAGAAGACTTAGACGCCGGTCTGCGTCTTGGCGGCAGTGACACCGGCGTTCATGGCGTCGGCCTGGGCCTGGATGTCCTTCGCAGCGGCTTCGACCGCGGCCGGGTCAATCCCGGCGGGCGCGCCGATGAGGGCGAGGACCTTGGTGACCAAGGCAGTGATTTCAGCAGTACCGGCGGTGACCGCCGCCGCAAGATTGGCTTGTGCAGCTTTCAGATCGTCGAGTTCAGCCATGATTTTCCCCTGATTTGCGATGACCGTGTTTAGCTTGTCCGCGATCAAATTGACACCACGAATGATGCCTGCGCACGCGGTCAGGATTGCCGTCAGTTTGGCGAGCATTTGGGCGAAAACCTGGGGGGGATGGTTGCAGGGGTGGGACTCGAACCCACGACCTTCAGCTTATGAGGCTGACGAGCTAGCCGCTGCTCCACCCTACAGGGATGATCCGTTTCGTTCGTTCCAGTGCAATTTAGCATGGCAGTTGGCGCACAGTACATCGCATTTGGCTACTTCTTCTAAAATGCGCTGGCGGGACCAGTTGCGCGACAAAAGCGTCGCCATATCGCCGGTCTTTTCCGACCTTCTCCGATGGTGAAACTGCAAGCAGGCTGGGTGGTTTTCTCCACAATCCTTGCAATGCAGCGTGGCCTTTAATTCCCTGAACCACTTACGGATTGCACTATTTCGCACCTTGACCGCACGCGCAGTCCGCTTCGGGTCTCGGTATTTCTTCCAATTTGCCCGCTGATAGGCGCGACGACGGTCAGCATCTTTGTATGGCATGGGTTAGAAGATAACAGGAAAAGCGTTCTAACCCAAGCACCAAAGGAAAAGGGGCCGACAACTTCTTGGGAGCAGCCGACCCCCTCTATCGCCAACCTTAACCAAAAGGACCCCCACGGCGCGGCGAGCGTCGAGGAGGCTGCGCCTTATCGCATATTCGCGATGTCGTGGGCAACAGCCACCCTGGCAGCGATCCGTGCCGCGCGCTCCCGATCGGGCCGCGCAGCTTCCTCCGCCTTCACCCGGTCATGCTCAGCCATCGCCGCGGCCCAGGCGAGCTTGTGGGCCTTGACGTACGGCAGGGTCAGATCCCGGTCGTGGAAGTTACGCGAGGTGCCATCCTTGAGCGTCACCCGCCCGAATTCAATCCCGGCATTGCTTATGAGCCCCCACTGGACCATGGCCGTGGTCGGCCCGTCCCAGAGCTCCCCAATACCGGTTAGATCGACGTGGATGCCCTGCCGATTGACAATAACGAAAGGAAGATCGGGCACATGGTCACCCGCGCGAATCTCGAATTGCATGGGGGGATACCGTGGCGAGTGGGGCGGAACGAATGCGGGCGCTGCGCGAGCGGCGCCGCAAAAAGCTCAAAACCTTCACCGTGACGATCAGCCAGGATGAGGTCGATGAGGTCGGCAGGATCGAAGGCGGAATATACGAAAACATATTTTCAGCCGACCCGCGCGCCGCCGGCGAGGGCCTCGCCCTCTTCATCAGCGACACCATTGCCTGCCTCGACCACCTGCGGTGACATCGGGAAACTCCGGGCCATCCGCCTCTGAGTTTCCCGGTGACACCGTCACGCAACGCCGTTGCAGTGCAGCGTGACACGTCACTTTACCCCGAGCTTGACAGTGACGCCGTCACTCACACAGTCGGAAAGTAGTGCTCGGGCGGCGCCTGCGTCGGCCGCGGCCCGGCCGGTCGATGCGTCAGGACCCAGCGGCCCCCACGTACTGCAACTTCAAGAACATCGCCTTCGAGGAAAACTCGGTTCTCGTCCCAAGCGCCTGATTTAGCAGCGAATTTTCCCTTAAGGCCTAGCTCAAGGTAAACCGCGCGCCGGTCCGTCTTGAGGATGACTTCCGGCTTGCGCTTGTCGTCCATGACCCCCCCGAGGGTGCTACCGAAATTACCGAACGGCTCAAATCGAGAAATCGGCCCGCTTATGTTGCACCGTCACAAGTCGACCGCCGACGACGATCTGACGCTTCATCACCACCCTGCCGCTTGGTCTGGGCTCACTGCGCGGCGGTCCGTACCTGCCGGCGAGGATTAGAAGCTCGTGGGCAATGGCGTCCTTCTCGATGTGGAAGGCTTCCGGATCGTGATTGAGCGGCAGTAGCCTCCGCACGCGCCGCGCCAGCCCGCGGATATGCTCTGCGAGCTCGGCTGACACTGGCGATGACCCAAAGAAAAAGGCGGGGTGGTGCCCCGCCAAGGTTGGATTGCCTCAGTGACGAGGGGGATGTCTTTTGCGGTCGTGCCGCACGACCCCCATCATCATTTTCTTCCGTACACGAGTGCCCCGCCTCGTGACAAGCGGGACCTGCAGGCGTGGTTAACGAGCCGCTTTCTTCAGGCGTATCTCTTCGAGATCGCGGAGCGCGAGAGCGATCTTCATGACGCGCTGGATCTCGGCCTCGTCCTTCGGCATCAGCTTGCGCACGACCTTCTCAAGGGTGTTGCGCCAGGACAGGTGGACACGGCGCATCTTGGTGTCGACGGGCGCCGCCGCCTCAGTCGGTCGCTCTTGAGCAAAGCCGCCGAGTGCGGCCGCAATTTCTTTCTTGCCCTTCCTGGGCTTCCCGCCGCGAACAAAAAAATGCGCCATCCTGGTGAGGAAGCGGCGCAGATCCTCGTACATCGCCGGGTTGGTGGCTGTGTCGTAGACGCAAACATCGAGCACGGCTGAACGCAAGTTGCGCGGGCACGCCATGATCTCATCGCGAACAGCGTTGAAATTGGCCTCGATCCGCGCTGTCTCATCTTCGAGGAGCTCAACCTGATCGTGGCTCAGGCGCTCCTCGGCGACGTCAGCACCACCCGAATATCCACTTTCGAGATTTGCGCTTTTTGCGGACGGCCGCATGCGCTGGCTTCGATGCCACCGCTGATACGTCTCCCTTATGCGAAATCCCACCTCCGCTTGGCTTCGGGTCACCTCCCCCGCGAATACGAGGCGTCCGACCTCGCTTGCGTACAGTGGGTCCTCGGCCGTCGACAGCATCGCCTTCAGCCGGCCCCAGAGCGCGGGAGCCATCGTCTGTTCGCTGGGCTTTCCGCTTTTCGCCTTCCCCGCCGGCGTTCTCTCGGCCAGCGCATGACGCGGCCTCCCCTTTTTCCCCACGCAACAACTCCCGCTGGAAACGCACTTCGTAGGGCACCCAGGCCAGGGCGCCAGCTACCTGATCCCGCACACGCGCCGGCGACGGGTCCCCCATGAGCCCGGCCGTCACATCCACAAAATCGGTTACTGGCGCCCTTTTGCGAGCCACATGCCCCGCCCCCGGGTTCTTTTTCGCTGGTGGTGGTGAATTTTCCGTCAGCGAGAGAGCGACGCCGCCGCGCCCCCTTCCTTCGTGCGTTCTTGCGCCCCCGCGCTGCGGACTGGTGATAATCGGACGCACATCCTCGGGGGGCGTTTCGTTTTTCACCACGTCATCGTAAATGCGGATCGTTTCGCGAGTGGTGAGCGGCGCGTCATACGTCGGGCGCGTGAAGTCCCAAGTGCTCCACGGCGGGAGGCCGCGATGCCGGCCAGGGCGGCACATCCAACGGTAATTGGCGAGCAGAACCGCTGGGTCCTCGCCCGTGTATCTGCAGGCGTCAGCGATCGCCCGCTTCACCTCGTCCAGGTCGTCAATCATTCGACCGTTCTACCGTTCCAAGTGATCGGGTCGTAGATCGAATACCTCAACACCCCAGATTTTCCGGGGCGGTCGGCCTCTCCGATGACGGCAATAGCGTTGAAGCTCGGCGCCTCGATCTTGTCGAGGAAGATTCGCAGTTGCTTGAACATCCAGTCCCGGTAAGCGCCGACAACCTCGATCATCGGGCCTGGGTCTTTGACGCTCACACCAAACACACCAGTCGGCGCAGGCGCCAGCAACAATCGCGCGGGAGCCTGAAACGCAATGCGCAGCATGGGCCGCACGCGGGGCTCGCTGCGGTGCTCGATCGTGCGCTCAGTCTTGCGATATCCGGTGACCCGGCGCCCCGAGGGGAGTGTGATCTTAACTCTGCCGCTCATGGTGGATCACCCCACCACAGCGGCCTAAAGGCCTCGTTAAACGGCGACCTATCATCGTGATAGCTTCCGCATCCCAGGCTGGATGCCGCAAAGCTCCCTGATCTGCATTTCGAACGGCGTGAAATCCTTGAACAACAGCCGCGCCTCGGCCATGAGGATCATTCGCCGCTGTAGCATCAGGTGGGCGTGGCGAATTCCGGCCGACATCGGCGGCAAGTCGCGCATAAAAGGCTCGGCAACCGCCTGACACGTCGCGTCGTGCCGGACCTGCTCAAGAAGAGCCCTGTCAATCTCGCCAAAACAGACCGGTTCAAGCCGGTGCAGCATTTCCCGCGAATCCCCCACGGCACGCAACCTTACGGGGGATAGCGCGGAAAAGCTACAAGATTGTAAAGGCTTACGAAAACCCCTTAATTCATCTGGGTAAGATGAATTCCCGACCCCGGCGCGGCTCACGGACCCCCAGGGCTCGGCGGACATGGCTTGCACAGTACGGCAGCCCATTGACCGTTTGTGCACCGCAAAAAAGGTAAGCAGGCCTGTCCTGGATCGGCCAGCGGCACTTCTCCTGGCTCAGCCCGAAGAGATCGACCGCGTCGGGCGTCGGCTTCTCGCGCGGGAGGTCCTTCTTGGCGAAAGCGCCAGCCAAGGCTGGCGGCCGGACCGGGTTGTTGTTGTGGCCGCGCAGATCCGGCCGCGCCACAGAGTAGATCGACACCAACTCGGGGCTCGGCACAAACCCCACGATTGCCGCGAAATCTTCTTCGTCTGACTCGGGTTCTGGCTCGGGCGGTGGCGGAGGTGGAGCGGGAGGCGGAGGAGGCGGCACCCAAGGCGGCTCGGGCATTGTCGCCGGCTCGGGCATTGCCGCGATTACCTCGATCTGCTCAATTCGGTGCGCGAGGCGACGGTTGTGCGCGAGGCGGCGGCTGGGGGACCAGGGGGTTGATTTCGGGCGAATCATCTTCCGCCCATTCTGAGGGGCCTGCAGCTTGAGGCCATACTTGTGTACCTGCCCGGCGACCGCATTGCGGGTCACCGACAGGCCAAGCATCATGATCGTCGTCCTAAACTCCTTGACGATGACCTCGGCAATCTCGCCGCCGGATAGCTCCCTGGTGTCGACGAGCTCCCGCAGACGCCCGACCATTTCAGGCGTCCATTTCTTTCTCTGATTCGACCCTCTGGGCATCATGGTTCTCTTGTTGTTGGCTCTTCCGCGCTTCCAAGTCTGCCAGCACCCGCTGGGTATGCTTCCCATCGCCGATTCGATCAACCACTTTCCGGGGAGTTTGCTGAAGGGGGCGATCGGCCTCTACCGGCGCTTCCAAGATTCCGCGGCACTCTCGCAAAGCCCGCTCGTACTCCCAGGTAAGTCCGCGAACCACCCGATTGACCATATTTTCGAGGGTCTCGCCCTCCCGCCGATGCTCAAGGGTCTGTCTGATGCGCAGACAAGCTTCACGCACAGCCCAAGGCGGCTGCGCTCCCAGACTTTCCGTAATCTGCGCCACCATGCCGGTAGCGGTCTCATCATCCATTCCGGCCGGCAGCACGCTGAGAAGCATATCCGGATCAGCCGCCGGCACCGTCGCAACGGCCTGTTCCAGCGCTGCAATCCTGGTCTTCAACAGCGAGCACTCTTCCTCGGTCAACGAACGCCGAATCGCCTTTACGCTCGTATCGAAATTGCGAAAAGAGACGACGCAAGCGATTTCACGTTCAGTCGCGCGATTGAAGCGGGGCGGCAAATCCTCCCTCTTCCTGATCGGTATGACTGCTTGCTGCAGCGCGCTTCCGGGCAAGGGCGATACGCATCCTAACTGCCCCACCTGCTCCCCGATTTGTTTGAAATCCATTATTGCCTCCTGTTTGGTGATTGCCGTTCACTGCTGCCGGCTGATCGTCCCAACGTCCACCGTTGAGCCACGTCGCTGGATTACACCAAGGCCGATCGTCCGTCTTCGCTGCATAGCGAGCGAGACCCGCCATCAGGTCGTCTATCCCCACAATCCCCATTTTGAGAATGCGCTGGAAGCTGGTGGCAGCGTCACGCTTGCCAACCTTGTGCGGATAGGCCTGCCAGAATTTTGCGAAAAGCGCCGCCCCTCGCGCGCGCGTATCCACTTCTTTCTTCTCTTGAGAATTCGACAAATCATCAAACAAGGGAAGAGAAGGAAACAGAAACGATTCTTTGGAAGGGGTATTAGGGGGAACCTTTCTTTGATTGGTCAACCCTTCTTCCGAGGGTCCCATCACTTTATCCACTGACTCAATCCCTAGGGGTTCGGCTGATGGGGGCCCCGCCGTTGGTGGGGGGTCCGCCGTTGCTTCCGCGGAATTCCGCGGAATTCCGGGATTTTCCGCGGAATTCCGGGATTTTCCGCGAATTTTGGCGAGGCGCTTGCGCTCGCGGTCCTTCGCTCGGCGGGCCTCGCCGATCTTCTGAAGCTCCTCGAAGAGCGCCATGAGGACGTCCGCCGACGCTCCGGCGGTGTGGGCTGCGCGCATAGCCGCTGCAATGGATTGGTCCATCTGGTCCTCCTGGCAAAGGACCGAGGCTCTACCGATTCGCGCCCGCTGTCAGCGAGAACGGGCTGGCAACGCCGGTGTTTTGCGGGGAGAAGGCTCGGGATCTCGATAGAGCCAGTCGATCACAGGACGGCTCCGGCGCTTGCGGCCGGTGTCCCAGATGTACCAAGCGTAGTCCGTCGTCCCGTTGCCGGTGGGCTTTTGGACGTGGCCCGGCGGCATCGCCGGCCGGGGGCAGATGAAATAGACCCGCACGAGTGGGGTGCTGGCGAGCCAGCGCGATCGCCGGGTGCCCTGTATCCAATTTGAGGGCAGCAGCAGGGCGACCTTGCCACCCTTCGGGGTGACGAGATCCAAGGCCCGCTCTGCGAAGGCTCTCGCAAGTGCGAACGGCGGGTTCGAGACAATGTCCATATCGTGGATCAGGATGCCCCAGGCGAGGAAATCCCTGGTTTTTCCGCAATACTTGCTGCGTTTGACGATGTCGGTGCCGATGGCATGCAAGCCGTGGAGCCGGGCTGATTGTACGATGCGGCCCGATCCGCAGGCCGGGTCCCAGACCGCGAAGAACCTTTCAGCCTCGAAGAGCCGGCGGCTCACCCAATCGGGCTCGGTGTACCAGTCGTTCTTCTGCCTGACCCAGAGGTGGCTCTTGCGCTTGCGCAGTGGCCCGCGGTGGCGCTTCACCCTGTTGCGAGCCCCCGCGGCTTTGGCGGTGGCGCCTCGCGCTCGCCCTGCCAATAGGCGCTGACCTCCCGTTTGTAGGAGGAGAGGCTTTTCTTGAGCTTCGCCTGCTTGTGCTTAGTGACGCGCTCGTGCCTCCGCGCAAGGTAGCTGCGCACCCTGTTGACCCCGTGGCTCCTGGCCATGGGCCCCCTCCTCATGAAGTGAAGTTCCGTTCGCTCTTTAGTGAAACATTTTCGGATTGTTGTTTGTGTAGAAGTAGATGGCAGCCACGGCAGAGCCATTCGACCAAAAGCGGTTGTGAATAGTCAGGATGGTGCATCTGGGTGGCGTCGCTCCCGCATGCCCTGCATGGCTGCTGGATCAACCACCCGCGCCGCTTGTAGGTGAGGGCATACGAGCGGCAATTATCCTTCTGCCGCTGCTCAGCGTTCAGCCGATGCGTCTTCCGCCACTCCCGCATGTAGGCGGCAAAGCATCCAGCACAGTACCGATGTGCCGGCCTGGACGGATTTACCCCGCACACCGAGCAGAGACCCATAATCCCCCCCCTATAGGTGCTGCGGCCGCGAATAGAGGATCACCAGCACGACCGCCAGTATTCCGACGACCATCACCAAATGCGAGGCAAACATCAGTCGTGATCCTTTACTCTTGAGCGCTCATTCGCCCATCGTTTGACCGCCTCCGGTGTCACGCTACCGCCGCGCGTGGTCTCCCAATGCGTCGGCAGCCAAATGGAGAAGGCGACGAGGCCGACGATGATGCAGACCAGCAACAGTCGGTCGAGCCATAGCCTCATAGCCACTTCCACGGCCCCATCATGATACTCCACTGGTGCCGCCAGCAGCGGTCGCATTGCCGGTAGCGGACGTGGTCGCCGACGAAGGTATCGCCCCAGCGATGGCCGAACACCGCGCAGAGGTGCCGTTTTATAGACCCTGCGCCTTTCATGCCGCCGGCCGCTGTTTGGGTTTGTAGCGCTCCATGAACCGCATCACGACGGCGACAGTGTCGAGTCCTGGCGACCGCCCGCCGCGGCACTCGTAGACAAAGCTGGGGTCGCCCATCGCCCGGCGTCCGAACTCGCGCGCCGACATGCTGTGGTGCAGCAAGAAGGCTTCGATCTCCGACATGAATTCGGCTCTATTCATGTTGCCGAAAATGGCAGGGTTTTCCCTACGGCGCAAGCCTGCCTGTTGAAAGGTAAGGACGACTGACGTTAATAAAGTGGATTTGTAGGGAAAACCCTACTTGACGGCTGTAGGCAATTCCCTATTGTTCAATAGGGACGCCAGAACAAGAACCGAAAGCGCAGACCAGCGAAGCGGCCACAGCCCGGAAACGAGAGGAATCATGAATGGAGCAGGCAAAGGCAAGAGGTTCACGGTGGTCGAAAACTCGGGCTTCGAGGATGAGCGCGACATCCGCACCTTCAAGACTTACGACGCGGCGGTGCGCTGGGCCACGAGATACTACGACGTTGGCGAATCGGAGCGCCTGAACGTCCACATCGCCCGCGACACCGCGAGCGGACGGACCTACGACTTCTAGGAGGGGCAAGATGACCGAGTACACCGTCCACTTCCAGAAGGGGCGCGTCGTTGGGGCACGCTCCCTGCACATGGTTCACGTCGATGCCGTGACCGTCGCTGCAGCCATCAAAGCAGCCAAGGCGGAGCACGCCACATGGGGGGACAGCGTGGGCTATCGACTGACCCGCGTCGACCACTTCGACGACGAGACCGGCCGCTTGGTGATCGACCAATGAGCAGGAAACAACACTTTCAGCGAAACGGCGGCGGCGTGTTCAGGTGCGAGGTCTGTGATCGCAGCACGCGCCGCGTTGATCAGGGTCACGACAGCAGGCTATGCCCGCAGTGCTGGGACCTCGCTGGGCTCGACAACACCGTGAACGACAACGGGCCCACAGAGCCGAGCCTGGGCGACTGGACCACCTACCGCGACGCCTTGCTCGCAGACGCCGTCGCGAAGGGCGGCAATGCCGAGCAGATCAAGAAGGAGTTCACTTATCTCTGGGGAGGTGGAGCATGAGCAACCGCGAGCGCCTACTTAAAATCGCTGAGTGGCATCAGCAGGAAGCGTCCAAGCACCTCAAACAGTCGCGCCTCCTGAAACACCGGAAGAAAGCCTGTTTCGCCGCCCTCGCACTGGCAGATCAGCACGGCGAGGCCGCCTCCGTGCTACGCCGTGTCGCGGAGCAAATGCCCGCGATCCTGTCATTCCGGGAACTGATCCGCGAGGATCGCGTGCTGTGCGGCCACCCGGTTGTCGGGCCTTACTTTTCTCTGTCTTGCAATCGAATTCGCGGCCATGCCGGTGCGCATCGGTCAGCGACGCTCAAGAGCGACTCGGTCGAATGCCCCCACTGTCATTGGGGTTTCGCCCCAGGGGTAATCGACCAGCACATCCGGGAGAAACACACATGAACGATGATTTTGAAGACGGCTACGACGATAAGTGCACCGACCCCGGCGGCCATAGCTGGGTCTACACCGGGACTGCATACGGTGGCGATGACGACAGTTATCACGGTGAAGGTCGCTCTTACTGCGAATTTTGCGGCGCGGATGGGGATGCGTGATGAGCAAATGGCTTATGTTGGTGGTGACGCTCGCGCTGCTGTCGGGTTGTGCGACGACCGCGCCGGTGCGGCAGATGCACGCCGTTCCCCGGCACCCGCACCACCCTCACCAACTCCAGCGTCATCAGCCTCATCACCAGAGGCCACGCATGATGACCCCTTGGGGGGCAACACTGGCTGAGCAGGCAATATGAACCTGGGAGCGGTTCCACCGAGTCGGCCAGCGCAGGGGTCGGCTATCAGAAAGGCGGCCTGCCGGCCGCTCTCAGTTAGTAGGCATTGTGCGGTTCAAAGGCCGTCAGCCTGCGCACTTATTCAGCGATCCCGGCGGTGAACGTCGGGTTAGCGCGCCCCGGTCCCGGTCACGGTGCGCGGCTTTCCAGAGGACCGGCTAGAGCAGGGCAAGCGACGGTCGAGCGCAAGCTCGATGTGATGGCGGCCCCAACAACCGGGCACGCACTCACCAACGAACGGGACCGCGTCGTCGGACGGAAACTGTGAATGACCTTCGCGGCGCGGTCCTTTTATAACCCGAATTCGAGGAGAAATTGGATGTTTAGACCTTTCACACGGCATCACGATCCGAGCGTGAGAAGCCCGCAGGCAGACGTGAACTCATGGAATGCCAACGTGGCCGTTGGCGAGAAGGTCACATACCGCAACGACCTCGGCGAGGAGATCCTGACGCGCACCCGCTCGCGCGCCCAGGTGCTCAGCAATCACACCGCAGTCGTGTGGTTGGATGGCATTACAGGATGCGTTGCGCTCGGTCGCGTCATGTCGGTGGTATCATAGGAGAGGCGACGATGCACACCTACAGGAAAGACAAAGTTGTTGGGCACAAAGAAGCCATCTGGACCGTGGGATATTGGGGCATGGTCGGGGATCGCGTAATGTGGGAGCCGCCGCGGCGATTGCCAAGGGTCACTACACGAAATGTGCCGAGGCCATTCGCGCGTTCAAGATGCCCGTGGAGAACGCGAAATGACCGGCTGGAACCT